ATTCCACCAGTCTCGGTGAAAGCCTTAAGAAGAAGTGCTATATTTACTAAAAATTCTCCGAAAACTGGACCAGTCGAGGTCATTTTATTGAAGATGTCTGCAAAAATACCAGGGATAGGTTTGATTGCATCAAAGAAAGCCTTAACACCTTGATTACCACTAATTTGGTAGAACATCTTCATTACTTCACCAAGGAAACCACCAATAGCAATTACGTTATCTGCAATTGCATTAAACTTTTCTTGCAGTTCCCCTGTGCGTCTGCCTTCATCTGCAAACGCTTTTAACTTATCAAAAGCACCAGCAAAGGCATCAATAATCTTTTTACCAGAATCACTTGCCCCCGCGCCAAGAGATTTGAATGCACCAAAAGCACTACTTAATAGCCCGCCAATGCTTTTAGCAAATTCTGCTGCTCTTTCAAAAGATGCAGTTAGTTCCCCTGTTGCATTCTTGAATCTAATTGTTCCGACTAAAGCATCTGCACTTTTCTTAATAAACTCAGAAAATTGTAGAGTTAAAGGTGCAACAGCATCAAGAAGATTAAGCGCTCCCTCGGCAATATCAACAAAAGCATCACCAAGATTTCTCATAATCTCAATATTTGCTCCACCAAATACTCGCTTAATAATGTCAAGATTATCTATACGGGTAAGCATTTCAGCAAATTTACGAGCAATATTGCCAATAACTCCGCCCATCTCGGTAAGCATTGGCTTTAAGACAGGGAAAAGTTTTGTTACAAGCATGTCTACAGCAACAGTGAGAGGACCAAATAATTTTTCACCAGCAGCAGCACGTAGTTTTAAAAACTCTGGTTTTAGACTTGCAATGTAGATAGCAAATCTTCTTGCCTCGGCTGAGAGGTCCTTAAGAAGGTCAACTGAGGAAGCAGAGTTTTGATTAGTTTTTTGTAGAGCCCTTTGTAGAGCAAGTTGCGCCTCAAGAATGTCTTGAGCATTATCACGCTGAGTCTTGAAGAGGTCTGCTTCTGCTTCTGCAAGATTTTCTTTTGCTGACTGAACTTCTTTAGTGCCTTCAATGCCAGTTTGAGCAGCGTACTCTTGAGCCTTAGCAAGGTCATTTGAACGGTCTGTTGCTTGGCGATAATCTAAGTCTGCTTGCTTAAAAGCAAGTTCAGCCTCTCGACGAGCACGAGAATCTGCAGGAAGGTCTTGACTACGAAGAAGGGTCTCGCGTGCGCGTTCTAGTTCAATTGCTGCTCTACTTTGCGCAATGGCAGCATCTTCAGCATCAAAACCAAGTTGCTGGAGCGACTCAGCGCCTTCTTCGTATGCTTGATTAAGAGCAACCTGAGCCTTACGAACTTTGTCATTGGCTGCAGCCATTTTTTCAGCAGCCTGTTGGTAAACTTGAGCAAGCCTTCTACGAGCATCTGCAATAGCAGCGTCGTTATTGGCTCCACCACCAGCAGCCGAGCCAGTTTTTTGTTTGAGAAGAGCGCCAATACCTTTTGCCACTCCGCCAAAGGCAAGTTTTGCCGTTAAAGCCCCCTGCGCAATCGCCGCCAAAAGTCCAGGCAGAACTGCAAGAGCAGGTGCTGCAGCGCCAACAGCAGAGCCAACGGCAAATAGTCCTAGAACTAAATCGCCAATAGCACTTACAGCACCTGAAATTGCTGGACCTAAAAAGTATCCAGTTTTAATTAATTTATTAAATGTTTTTCTGGCTGCATCTGCTTCTTTTTCAAGCCTAGCAAATGGGCTTCTACCGCCACTTCCCACGCCTCTAGAAACAGACTTACTAAACTCTTTACCGACATCTTCGCCCATTCTTTTTGTAACAGGTTTGATGTCTTTAAGAGCCTTTTCTACGTCCTCTTTAAAACCAGCAGTTACTGCCCTTATGACAATATTTGCTTCACCAATGTTTGTTACAGCCATTACTTACCTAACCTAGAGGTGCTTCTCGGAGAACGCCACCAAATGGGTTCGCAGAATCAGGGTCAAAGTTAGTTGGGGGTACGTAAGGCTTTACGTTGTTTGTCTTGGAAGGAATGTAGTTTCCTTCTGCATCAAAAGGTTCAGAAGAGTATTGACCGTCAGCAGAGTCAAAATCTTTGCTCTTCTTTGTAGAGTAAGCAAATTTTCTGCCGTATACAGTTTCATATATAACATCTCTAGCAGAATTCTTTGTATCAAACTCTGCTTCGCTGGTAACAATAGCATCTTCTTCAAAGAGGTAGTGGATTACGTCTAACATGTCACTTACCTCCAGTTCCTTAAGATTTATTCCGTTTAGTAGACAACGACCATTAATGTAGTGCCAAAGTTCTAACGCCCACTCCGTTAGTCCGATGACACCTGCGTGGGGCGGTTTGAATAGGTCTCCAAAATCCAGCCAATAATTTCTCCTAGTGTTTCCACAGAGACAATCTTGTCTGGGTCTTCGATTAGTTTTTCAAAACGCTTGTGGCTTTCAGGAAGTAGGGCTACTTCGAAGAATCCAAGAATTGCATTTGTTGAGTCAGCAGCGTCTTCGGATGAACTACTTGCTGCAAACTTAAGAAGAACTTTGCCTTGAATTGCAGGACGGCAATTAAACTCTTCATCATATAACTTAAAAGATAGGCTTTCTTTGGCGTTATCCTCTAGAGGAGAACCAAAATCCTTAAATCGTGACATAATTTTTTCCTTTGTCTTTGTATTATTTATTTATGCGTCAGTCCTTTAGTGCTAAGTATAGATTATCTGTGAGATACCTATTTGGCTTAGTACCAGGATGTCGAACACTTGTTGCGTAAATGACTCTGCTTCCCTTGTTAAAAACAAGATACTGAGAGCGGTTTGGGGTAATGATATGTGGCTTAGTTCCCTCGTGATGCATACGGGCATAATTAAGCGGAGAGCCTACTTTTACGAATTGACCACGAACGTCTCTTCGATGACTCATTGATATAGAGCGTTTTAAAGCCCCAGTATCAACTCCAACTTGCCTACGAGCAGCATTTGCCACTCTAAGTCCTCGTTTGCTAAGGCTTCTACCCACTGGACCAAGAGGGTTATTTAATAAATAATCTAGTCCTGCGTTATTAAACTTAATATCAGTTGCTGTAAAAGAGATTTTCATGGTTACGGAACCGCAATCGTAAAGGTCGCACTAACTGCTTGAAAACCACCCTCTGGAGAGGGGATATCTACAGTTCCAATGACCCCAAGACCAAAGGCTCCAGTAGTCTCCCACTGGTCTAAAAAGGCTACACAATCAAGCAATACCCATGCATCTACAGCAGAAATGTAAGAACCTTCTTCAATTTTAGTTGATGCAGGAACTAGACCTTTTCCGCTAGTCGTGGGAATCTCACGTACAACTGTTGCTTTAAGTACGGCACTGCGCGGAGAGTTACAACGCTGAGGCGCAGTTGCTTCGTCTCCTGGAGGACCAATATAGAGTTGCTGAAAAGACACGACCAACTGCTCGCAGTCGAATGCTTCTTGACCAGCCATCCAATACTGACGAGAAGGCAAGGTTACACCGTGGTGAGCATACCTATCTACAACAACCTGCAGAATGTCATCTAAAAGATTTTTAAGACTTAAAGAGTCAGCAGATGCACCAGCGATACTGGTAATCGGCATGGTTACTCAGTTTCTTCAGCAGGTGCTTCTTCTGCAACAACTTCAACTACAGGTGCTTCAACCTTTTTAGGCTTTGCAGGTGCAGTTTTCTTTGCAGGAGCAGGTGCAGATGTCTTAGCAGCGCCAATCATATCTTCAGCGCGAAAGTTTGTCTGTGCCATTATATATCCTTTGGTAGTAGGTGCTTCTATTTTATCGGAATTACAGCATTCCTATTTCTTGCTTTGTTATCTAATGAACCATTCTTCTACCGTATCTGAAATATCTTGGAGTTTACGCCAACGCGGATTAACTGGCTTGCCCTTAATCATTCTGACTTTTCCAACTAAACCGATAGCATCCCATTCTTGTCTATCTTCTCTTGGAACATACTCGATTTCTGGGTCGTAGTTTGGATTAACTTTATCTCTTTGCTGGATTACGGTTGTGTAGTTTTCTGGAAGTTCAATGTCTTGAAGGGCAAAATCATCAAAAGCATAAGCAACTTCTTTGGTTTCTCCCTTTTCATCAATTTCAGTCCATTGGTAGACTTCATAATCTTCTAGGATTCTACGACCAAAATCATCAATCAAATACTTTTCATTCCAATGGCTCCACGCAGAGTCGCCAATGAATCCTGGTCTACCAGAAACAATGCCAATAATTTCTTCTGAATCTTCAGTTGCTTCAACGATTTTATTTCCAACAAGAATTACTGGAATGCCCACTCGGTCTTCCGCGTTAGGGTTGCCATCAAGCCATTCAAAGTATTCTGCGTAGTCAGCAGGAGATGTAATGGTTGCAACATCAGATGCAATTCTTCCGTCGCCTCTTACTTGGAAATCTAAATCAGCAGTTCCATTTGTATTTGAATAACAAAGAATAAAATCTGATGTTGTATCCGATGCACGACCTTTATTGTTGCGATGAAAAATTCCAGCGTATGAAGCGTTACTTAGTATTGAATATGTAGAATAATCTCCAGTTGTAGAGTCAATAAAGTAATAACCTACGTTAGTTGCTATTACCGCACCATCTCCAGCAGCGATGTTGTTTCCTAGTAGCCTTGATATGTCTAGTGTTCCCTTTAGAACGTGGCTTCCTGCTGAACTAATAAGTAGTTCATATGTAGCGTCATTAGCATTTGGTCTTATGTAGACCCCGCCACCAGTACCAGCGCCAATATATGTTGTGGTTCCATTGTTTAATAAAACATACTCTTGACCAGCCATGCCATTAGTAGCAAGACTTTCATAGGTACTACTACCAGTCCACTCGCGTAAAACAAGTCCACCGTCAACACCGTCAGAGTTAGAACGGATTGAACCTGTTGCTGTTATATCAGCAGCAGACGCAGTCCCAGTAAAAGTTGGAGAACTTAGAGTTTTGTTAGTTAATGTTTGAGTAGTTGTGTCAGCAACTAAAACTTCATTTCCACTTGAAAGGTTGGCAGGTAACCTTAAATCAAGGTTTCCTCCAACATCTCCAAGAGGACCCTTTAGGGCTAGATTTCCACTAGTAGTACCAGTAAAATTAATGAAACTATTATTTATAGAGATAGGGGTTCCAGCAGTATAAGAACCTGTAGTTCCTTGGATGCCCTGTAAACCTTGTAAACCTTGAAGACCTTGAACTCCTTGAGAACCTGTGTTGCCAGTTATACCTTGTATGCCTTGTGCACCAGTGCTACCTGTTGAACCCGTTGTGCCTTGGAGACCTGTAAAGCCTTGTAAGCCTTGTAAGCCTTGCGTACCTGTAGAACCTATGGTTCCCTGAATACCTTGAGAACCTGTCGAGCCTGTATCACCTGTTGTTCCCTGAAAACCAATAAATCCTTGTAAACCAGTTATACCTTGAGCGCCAGTTGCGCCTGTATCACCTGTTACACCTTGAATTCCTTGTGTTCCAGTTGTACCTTGTGCACCTATTGTGCCTTGTAAGCCAGTTGCACCAGTTGTTCCTTGAACTCCTTGTTCTCCAGTTGCTCCTGTAGTGCCTTGTATACCTTGTGTGCCACTAAGTCCTTGAATACCTTGCTCGCCTTGAGAACCAGTTGCGCCTAAGGTTCCTTGAACACCTTGAATTCCTTGCGAACCTGTAGAACCAGTTATACCTTGTATACCTGACTCGCCTGTAGAACCTTGAGTACCTTGAATGCCTTGGAGACCTGTAAAGCCTTGTAAGCCAGTGGCTCCTTGTAAACCAATTGTTCCTTGAGAACCAGTTGCACCAGTTTCACCTGTTGTTCCTTGGCTCCCAGTAATACCTTGAACACCCGTGAGACCTTGGGAACCAGTAACTCCTTGAATGCCCTGAGCACCTACGTCACCAGTTGTGCCTTGGGTTCCTTGGGTTCCTTGTAAGCCTTGTGTACCTTGGAATGAAAGACCTTGAATACCTTGGTTTCCAAGTAACCCTTGAATGCCTTGTACGCCTTGTACGCCTTGAATACCATCCGAGCCATTTGTCCCATTAGCGCCAGTAGTTCCTTGAGCGCCTTGGATTCCTATAAATCCTTGGATACCATTATTTCCAGAAATTCCTTGACTGCCGACGGTTCCTTGTGCCCCCGTTTGTCCCGCTTCGCCTTGCGTGCCCTGAGTACCGCTCGCGCCCTGTATACCTTGCGTTCCCTGAGCACCGCTAGACCCTGTGGAGCCTTGTATGCCAGTTGTTCCTTGGATGCCGTCTGACCCATTAAGACCAGCACTACCAGTAATACCTTGAATACCTTGAATACCTTGCTCGCCTTGTATACCTTGTGCACCTGCTACACCTTGAGTTCCTGTTGCTCCTTGTACACCAGTTGAGCCTGTTGTACCTTGTAATCCAATCTCACCTTGAGCGCCAGTTACACCTTGTACTCCAATTGTTCCTTGGATACCTTGTATACCGCTACCAGTTGTTCCTTGAATACCTTGTACACCGTCAGAACCAATGTAGCCAGAAGTTCCCTGTGCGCCTGTCTCTCCTTGTATGCCTTGAACACTTAAACCAGTTGTACCTTGAAAACCTAGTAGACCCTGTGTGCCAGTCGCGCCCTGTGCACCTATAGTTCCTTGAGAACCAGCAACACCTTGTGTCCCAGTTAAACCTTGAAAACCTACAGTTCCTTGCGTTCCTATTGTTCCTTGCGCTCCTGTAGTTCCTTGTGCGCCTGTAGTTCCCTGAAAACCAATTAATCCTTGTGCACCTGCTGAGCCAGTTGCGCCTTGGGCACCTGTGGACCCTGTAGTTCCTTGTAAACCAGTTGAGCCAGTAGTTCCTTGGAAACCTAGTAAGCCCTGAGTACCAGTATTACCTGTCGTACCTTGAGAACCTATTAACCCTTGTATACCTTGTGCGCCTGTTGAGCCTTGAGTTCCTGTAGCACCTTGAGTTCCCGTGGTGCCTTGAGCACCTAAAACTCCTTGAGAACCTGTAGCACCTTGTGTTCCTATAGAGCCTTGAGTACCAGTCGTTCCCTGTACGCCAATTAATCCTTGAACTCCCTGCGTGCCTTGAGCACCAAGCAGACCTTGAATGCCAGTAGTGCCTTGAGTGCCTGCAGTTCCTTGTGCGCCTATAAAACCTTGTATACCTTGGGCACCAGTAGAGCCTTGCGTACCAGTGGCTCCTTGAATACCTAGAGTTCCTTGGACACCCTGTGAACCTATAGTTCCTTGTGCGCCTGTAGTTCCCTGTGTACCCGTAGCGCCTTGAGTGCCTGTGTTTCCTTGAGTCCCCTGCGTACCCTGTGCTCCAGTTATTCCCTGAAAACCTAGCAAGCCTTGGGTGCCTGTTGCGCCTTGAGTACCTGTTGTACCTTGTGTTCCTTGTATTCCTTGTGCACCCGTGGAACCTTGAATACCTAATGTGCCCTGTGTTCCAGTTGTACCTTGGATACCTTGTGTTCCTTGGACACCCTGCGTACCTTGAGAGCCTGTAGTTCCTTGGGTACCCGTGGCACCTTGCGTACCCGTGGTGCCTTGCACGCCTTGTAGTCCTTGGACACCTTGAGTACCTTGCGTACCAGTGGCTCCTTGAGTTCCAGTTGTTCCTTGGGAGCCTGTTGTACCTTGAGAGCCTGTAGCACCTTGTGCACCTTGTAAGCCCTGTAAGCCTTGAATTCCCGTAGTACCCTGAGAGCCAGTTGCGCCTTGCAAACCCTGAATGCCTTGCGTACCTTGGAGTTGGGCAAAGCCAAAGCCTTGTAGACCTTGCGTGCCTTGCAACCCCTGAGTTCCTTGAGTACCTTGAACACCCATTTCGCCTTTGGCACCCTGAGGACCACTTTTACCAAGTTCTATAGTTGAGTTAACCTCAACAAGAGCAACTTCAGGCGAAGAACCTTCAATAGATATTTGTTGGTTTGTTTGGTTAATTTCAACCGTACCGCTAGGGGAAATACTTATAGTATCTTGACCGTCAGTAATGCTTACTACATTGTTTCCGTTTTCTACAGATACTGAAACTACTTCGCCATTGATTTCTACTGAACTCATATTGTGGTCACTTCGGGGGTCACAACGAACTGACCCTCAAGCAACCTAGTAACAGTCCCACTACTTGAAGTCAACTCTAAATCGTAAACATAACTTCCATCATCTAAATCTGAAGTGTAATCTGCATCAATAGTAATTACAATAGTTCCAGCAGCGCCACCTAAAGTAATACCAGCATTAAGTGTGGAAGTAGGGCTTGCACCAAGTGCTAGAGCACCGTTTGTAGCCGTGTAAGCAATGGTAAATGTTGTTGCAGTAGGTGCAGATAAAACAAGATACTTTACTGAACCTGAACTTGCAGTTAAATTAAACAGAGTTACAGTGCTTCCAGAGGTTAAACCATGAGCAGTTGCTGTTGTTACGGTAGCAATATTACTAGAAACAGTAGCACTATTGATTACTTTTGCTGCTCCTGCTGTTGAAACTAAAGACAATGCTGAACTTGTACTAGAGTAAGATGCTCTAACCTGCATCGCAGCAGTGTAGTTAGTTATATTTACAGCAACTCCATCAATGCTCCAAGTCATAGTACGAGTGAATGTCGCACCTTGCTGACAAGTTAGTCTTGTTGGGGTAGCAGAAGTTGTAGATATAGGATTAATTTGACTCTGTAGAACTTTCTTAATTTGAAGATTACCTTCAAGAAGTTCGGTTGTAGCGCCAGTGCCGTCTACAGCATAAAGAATCCATTTACCAGGGTCATTTGGACCTAAAGCATTGTAAGTGTTTTTGTAGTCAAAAGTTAAGTCTATATATGTAATTCCACCACTAGTCGAGAATGCAGCAGCAGTAGAGGCATAAGTTTTTGTGTAATGACCGTTCCAACTAACAGCATCAAGACGCAAGGTATAGGAAGCATTGTTGTATGCAGTCAACCCAGCATTAGCGCCAGTGCAAGCAATAGCCTTACTTCCTACAAAACTATTGGCACTTGATAGGACGACATCTTTTGTTGAATTAGCAGTCAAAACAATAGGACGTGGTGGAGCAGCGCGACGGGCACGAGGAGTATCTGGACTAAATACCTTTGATGGCGCAAGAGCCTTTGATGGGTTTGCAGTCTTGATAAATAGGTCAACGGCATAAATACCAATACGCATATTCTCAAGAAAATCTTGGTTGTCGAGGACGGTATAAGAAACGCCCTGACGAGAAATAGATGTAACACGGTCTGGAAGAGCGCAGTCATCCCCAGTCCAGAACTTAATAAGTTCAATTGCAAAAAGTTTTGCTGCCATACGACCTGAAACAGGTGGTCTGATGCCGTATGTATAAGTAACTTCTACGTTTCCTGGCGGCCAGGGAGTGCCACTGTAGGCGCGAATTTCGTTGTGCTCTGATACGTAGTAGTAGTCAGGGTCAACAATATGACCATCGTATAAAGAACGAACTAAGTGAACTTCTTGTACTGGCTTTCCGCGTAGGCGAATACGTGAGATGGAAGAAGTTCCGTCTGATTGATATGCAGAATCGTTCCAGTCTTCTGAAGCCATATTATAGACAGACCCATTTACCAAATGCGCCTGAAAGTTTTTTGCAGAGATACCTTGATAACGGAAAGAATCAACAGATGTGATGTAACGCTCTGTTACAGTTGTAATTCCACTATATTTACGACCAGACATAGCCCAAAGAATGTTAGATGCCATTTGGCAAGCGTCATCGGCATACTCTGAATCAGAGTATGCTGTGCCTAAATCTGAAGGGACTACCCAAAGATTTGACATAATCTACACATCCTCGCTAAAGAAACGGCGGGCGCGGGAACCGTTTTACCAGTCTCCACGCCCGCCTCCGATTTTTCTAGTTAACTACCAACCTGAGACTAAGCGTCGCTGTCGATGATATCTGTATCACCAGATAGGTAGGATTCCGAACCAGGTACGTTGAACGTGGTGTCAATGTCAGCAACTGGCAAGTTGTAAGTTGCAGTTGGAGCGCTTGTACCTGACCAAGTGTAGAAACCCCTGTATAGGTATGAAGATGGAGACCAATCCGAGCGAGCATATGCGTACGGACGGTCAGTAACTTCACTCCAAGACCAACGGGTGTCTGGACCAGTTCCGAAAGCGGTGTTACCAATGCCGTAACCTTCGAAAGTGTTAGCAAGCATACCGTTCTCAATTACGCGGTCACCTGATTGACGTAGACGAGCGTAAGGGAAAATCCAGTGGAAGTAAGGATTGGTTGCAGCGCGCTTTCCGTTAGCCACAGCATGTGACCAAACTTCAATTGCAACACCGTTGCCTGAAGGGTCATCACCAATTGCAGGTGCAGCCCAACCAACCGAGGTGTCATCGCGGACAGTGACAAGACCTGTACCAGTAATATCTCCAGCAATCAGAGCAGTACCACTGTAAGCGTATGAAACAGATGTACTGCTTGTGGCAGTAATACGCTTAATACCGTTAAGTGCTGTTGGAATAAGACCTGAAACAGTTACGTTATCTCCCGCTACAATACCGTGACCTGCAGTCATTGTTAGAGTCACTGTACTTGTGCTGGCGGTACTAGAGGTTTCTGTAACAGGTTGTGCTGTTGCAGTTGAGTAATTCTTAGACAACAGAACGCCACCTGCAAGTAGTGCAGATAGTTCTGGGTCTGGCTCACAGATAGCAAGTTCCATAGTTGCGCGCTTTAGGCGGTCTGGAGCCTTGTACGAGACACATACTGTGCCATCGGCTGCCTTTTCTGTGATTTCTTCACCGTCTTCATATTCAGGGGTGAAGGACATACGAATGAATGCGGACGTTGTGTAACTATCCAAGTCGCCATTAAGTAGCGAACCAGCCGCATTTAAGCGAGTGACGCGAATGGCAGCACCTTGGACAGAAGCCGCGTAATCTTGAGTTGCCATGTTGGGCTATCTCCTATTGTTGTTAACTAGACGGATGATGAAAAATCGACCCGGACTGCGTAATGACAGTCTGGTTCAAAGTGGACAGCCGCTGCGCGGACGGCTTTTATGCGCATGTCATTGGTGTTAGACGAGGCTGTGATGCCTTGCGCCAAACTCTCATTAACTACCTTTATTGCACCAAGGTGTACATCTACATAACCAGTAGCAAACATCCACTCAGTTGTATTTGTTACTGCACGGTTCGCATGTCCAATTGGACCAATGCCTGTGTATCCAGTTCCAACAATGACTGGTGTTCCTACTTTAGTTACGAGAATTTGACCCTTTTTATTAACATCATCTTCGTCAAGTCTTCCTGAAAAATCTACGCGCTCTAGTTGGTCGTAGCAGATTGCTGCCATACGACGAGACATGTGGATTACACCTTTAAGACCTGCAGGGCTGTTAGACAAAGCGCCCTCAAGACGAGCCAAGGCTACACGGGGAACATCTCCGCCAGCAGTAACTGTTACATCCGTGGAAGCCTTCTCTTTTACAAGATAGTTATTGCTTAGGGTAGCAATTGGGCTTGTTCCAAGAGTTAAAGCACCATTTGATGCGGTGTACGCAAAAGTAAATGTTGTTGCAGTACCAGCAGTAATTACGTAGTTATCATAACCACTAGCAGAAGTTAAGTTATAAACCGTAACAATATCGCCAACCTTAAACTGGTGCGTAGTTGCTGTTGTTACAGTTGCAAAGTTTGAAGTTACGGTTGCACCAGAGATTACATGGGATGTATACCCAGTGTAGTGCTGAGCAGCAGAACCAAGCCATAGTTCGCTTTCAATAGCCTTCTGACTACCTGCTTCTATAATTTTTTCGACGCGCTTGAAACGGTCCTGAGCAGGGAGGCTAAAAGTAGAAGAGAAGTCTTCGGCTTCAATCCCAAAGGGAACATAGTTAGCAAAGCGTTGCTTTGTTGTTCCGTCGTATAACTCGCCATTAGTAACATCATCATCGTTGATGGTTAGTAGACGCAAGGCGAAAGCGTCTGAATCAAATTCATGGGCTGCGAATCGAGCCCAATGGTCTTGCGCTTCAGTGTATTGCGAAACGCTTGCGACGCTCAGAACCCCAAAAGGGTAAGGAGTTAAGGGGTGAGGTGCCGTAATAGACAAATCCTGAGCCATTATCTTATTTCTCCTATATTCTGAGCGTCGCGTTGCGTTTCTTTAGAGTCTAATTAGATTAGAACTCTACGGTTGCTGATGCTGTACCAGCAAGGGTGTCGCGTAGTGCAGAGCGAGCACCGTTGATGCTGATTGTTGAAGTTACCTTGATGGATTCAACGCCAACCTTGGCAATACCTTCGAAGGTTTCAACGAACATCTTGTAGTCGTTGGTGCCAACAAGGGTTGAGTCACGGATAACTCCAAGGTCAAGCGTGCCACCATCTAGGAACAAGAATGTTCCTTCAGCGAAGATGTACCATACGAATGAGTCATAGAACTCGTTCATAGCGCTTGCGCCCTGTGAAGCGTATGCGTTTGCATCATCCAAGTGCCATGTGACATTTACGCCACGAGCACGAAGAAGACCGTCGATTTCGCTGTCAGAAACGTCCAACTTGCTGTCGCCTGGCATTTGTAGAGCGAAGTCAGCGCGAATGGCTGCCTTAACCCATGCTGGGCAAACAACACGCAACTGTGCGTCGTCAGCCATACGGTGACGTGCACGGTACTGAGCACCAGCGCGACCAACCTGAAGCAGGAAGTCTACGCCAAGACCAAGTACGTTGGTGCTTGTTACAGCAGTGGAACCTGTGCTTAGTGCAGACAGAAGGTTCTCTTCTGCTTCACGAGCGTGCTGAATCAGACCTAGTTCGTTGTGACGAGCAATAAGTTCTGGGTAAGCACGTGTAGCAAGGTTACCGAACTGCATCTGCAGGGTTACTGCATCTGCAACTGCGGTTGTTTCGGTTGCAGCAGTTACAACAAGGTTTGCCTTGGTAGCACTTGAAGTAGCCGAGTTGGTTACGTAAGCGGTGTCAAGAGCAGTTGTCCAAACGCCAACAGCGTTGCCGTATGAAGACAATACTGGTGGAACGATGTAACGGATACCGCCACGGTCAGCCTGGAATGATGGAAGAGCGTCGCGCACTGGGCGGACGTTTGTGCCAATTCCAAAGATGTCGTAACGAGTAGCAAATGGAGACTGGTATGAACCAGAAGCAGTAAGAGCAGTTGGAGCACTCTTAATCTTTTCCATGTTTGCTTCTGCATCGCTACCAAGTTGCATTGCTTCTGGGTATGCGGTGCTGAATGATGCAACGATGTGCTGTTCGCCGTCGCCACCGTTTACGCGGCGCAAGCCGTGTAGACGCTTGGCGAATGCATCTGCTACATCGCTCATGTTGGATAGTTCTGTGCCTGCAGTCACACCTGGGATGTCAGCGCCAGCAGTAATTGCTACTGGAGTGGCGGTTGTCATCGAAGCGGGACGGCGGTCGGCTGGGACTTCAGGAGTTACATCCTGAGCGTCAAAAGCAGCGGCGGTCACTGTTGCCTCTTCCTGCACCTCTACTGGTGCATCAATTGGGGTTTCGGTTTCTTCGGTTGAAAGTTCAACAACTTCTTCTGTTGATAGTTCAACAGTTTCTTCAGTTGAAAGTTCGGTAATTTCTTCTGTTGAAAGTTCTGCTTCTGCAACTGGTGCTTCTTCAGTAACTTCTGGTTCTTCGGTAGAAAGTTCAATAACTTCTTCCGCAATAGTTGATGCTTCTTCAACTGCTGGTACTTCATCGGCTTCTGCAGATGCCATCATTGGCTTCTCTTCATCCTTTTCCATACCTTCAGCGTCATCCTCTACTGGAGTCTCAGTCTCGACCTCTACTTCGGTCTCTTCTGGCATTTGTTCCATGTCAGTATCTTCCTCTGGTTGTTCGGTCGCGGCTTCCATCTCCTCGCCGTGCACACGAGCACTGGCTTCACTTGCTGTTGCAGCAAGTTCTTCAGCCTGTACTTCGCGACGCTGTACTTCAGAACGAACTGAATCGAGCATGTCGGCTAGTGAGGTCATCGCCTCAACTGTTTGGGGAGTTGGTTCTTCGCTTTCGACCGATTCGAACTGGTTGATGATTTCATTCTGAAGTTCGACGATTTGTTCGTCGGATAATTCAGTCATGGTTTCCATCATGTTGATAATGCGGTCCACTACTGTCCCTCCTCCGGGGCAGTCGGGGGAAATCACCTATGTCTGTGACTTCCCGGCTTATGTAGTCGAGATTGAGGGACTCCGAACAGAAACCTGTAGGAGGCACTCCACCCATATCTGATAATACAGTATTCTTAAATATGCTATTTTAAGTTAGCAATCTAAGAAGTTTATTCATTTTGCTAGAAATCTCTCCTTGGCTGTAAACGTCTCCGCCAGCCATGAAAGACTTTAACTCTGCGGTTGCTTCGGCAGCATCTTCAGCGCCAATTTTGTTCTCTACTTTTTCAATCATATCTTCCATTAATTTAGCCAAAGCAGGTGGAACATCGCTAAAACGAAGTTTTACAGATTGATTTTGGAAAGGCAGAGGTAAGTTAGAGATTGCTTCAGCCAAAGCAGTAGCACCAGTTCTTACATTAGTTAGTGCAGTGCTATCTAAAGCCCCTGTATCAATACGATTTACAGTGTCAATGACATCACGAGCGCCCTGAGCAGCGCGGGAGTAGTCCCCAACATTGTCAAGGTTTTCGACCTCACCGATGCGTCGAGCAAGTGCATCAAGTGATGCAACTCCTGAGTCCCTCTTTAAACGGGCTAAAACTAGGCGAAACTTGCCTTGAGCATCTCTAGGCTGGGTTTTAGCAGTGTATTTACCTTCAGACCGAGAAGCCTCTTTAGAGGCTGGTGCTTTTGGGTCAACACCACCTGTGGCTTCCTTAGTTGCATCGGCTTCCATAATGTCAGCAGCAGCAGTCAAAGAAGTAGTAGAAATTTTGCTTCTCATGTCTGCTAAAGAGATTGAAAGTTCCATTCTGCTTGCAGAAAGGTTTTTCCACTCATCTGGTACAAGTTCTGGTTTGCCAAGAGCCTTAGCACGCTTAGTGATGTGACGGCGAACCTTAGCGCGGTCCGATGGCTTTGAGCGACCATAAGCACGAACAGCCTTGCGTAGGTCTGATACGTTTCGAATTGGGTAAGAACCATTTGGTAAAGCCTCGCCAGTCTTGGCAAGTTTTTCACGAACGGCTTCAGACGGACCAGCAGCGACTAAACCTTGCTCTTCAAGTGCTGAAAAAACTGTTTCAAAATTTACTTCTACAGGCTCATTTTCAGTCACTAGTATTTCTACTTCACTAAGTGAAGAGGATAACTGCCATTGCCACTTCTGGTGCATATCAATACGACCAGCAATAAAATCAGCAACACCCTGCTCATTAGCAGCCTCAAGCATTTGGAACATAGTCTTAAGTTCATCAATTATTACTTCATTTGCAAGAAGCAAATCTGCAGCAAGAGCACGAGGACTTCCACTTGATAATTCGGAACCTGAAAGGCTAGACATGTGAGCGTAATCTGCTACGCCAACCTTAGGGAATCCTCCGAGTTTTCGGATGTTTTCTCCTAGAGGGTCAATTGAACTATAGACATCCTCATAGATTTCTTGAAATAGTTCGTGATACTGAGAAAAATCTGAGCCAACTACGTTCCAGTGATAGCCATGAGCGCGGAAGTATAGGTTTATTACATCTGCCATAAGAGAATGTATAGCATTCATGTAAAGAGGCTCTATTGAGTCTCCGCCATGACCTAACGGATAGGTGCACTTAGGGCAACATTCGCCCCTACACATTGATGTGCAAGCAGGGCAACAGCCACATCCGCCACCTGCTGTAATACCAGACTCGTTAGTAAATTCTTGTTTAAGCGATGCAAAACGACTCTTTGCAATTTCTGCATACTGGTTAAGTAGGTCTGGGTCATCCTTTAATCGCGCTAGGTAGTTTGCACCAGCAGCAACAAGAGCCATAACTTCGCCAGATGCGACACGGGCACGGGCAATTGGGAACCCTGGAACATTTACTTGGCATACAGCAACAAGTTCAAGTGCGCCTTGGATTGGTCGCCAGTCACCTGACGGAGCAGAAGCGCGAATAGCGCGAACTTGGTGAGCAGTAATCTCTGGACGAAGCGAGCCAGCAACCCAGATTCCAAATGAATCTTCGCCAGCATGAACATCAGCAAATGCTGAAGCAGTGTCATCATAATGCTTTGCAGCAGACTTAGCAGATGCTTCTAGTGGAGCATGTCCACCAGCAAGAGTCAGTTGACCTACTGGAATATCGTCGCCTTCTTCAGTACGGCAAACACCTGTGTGGAAGTATGAGTAACCACTCTTCGAGCGAGGAGGCTTTGTTCCAAAAGAAAGACCAATATGGTCTACATGCCAAGCAGCAATGTGACCGAATACGCGACCATCGTCAGTAACTGTAAGAGGAGTAGGACCTTCTAATTTAGGGTTCTCAAACCATGACTTAGGTGGGGTCACTGGAATAGAAGCAACTACAGCAGCACAAGCCACTAAAGCGCTCTCATTAGAAACAGGCTTCTTAACCTGCATACCGATTGAACTCACAGGTTCCTCCTGTACATCGACGATTTCGTCAGTTAATAGTATTCTACACTCTTGGAAGGCTGGCTTAGGAACTAAAGTAACGCCCATGATGCGTCCCTTAGTGATTTTTATTTTTCCTGTGCCAACCTTTTTATCTTCGTCAGAAGATGCTTCTTCTTCGGTTGCTTCAAATCTGTCTAAATCTGCAGAGACTCCGCGAATAAATCCACCACGAACTAAGCGCTCTGCTTCGCGACCATACTCACCTGAATCAAATATGCCATAAGCATTTCCAATGCCGTCAGCAGTGCGTTCCATTTTGTCGATACGACCTACAACAACGGAGCCGTCATGCCCTTGAGCAGTCTTAATCTGCCACATTAAAGGAAGCGGAAGTTCGCGCATCGAAACAGCGCCTACTGAGAAACTTCTACCGTCACCTGATTCTGCTCCTTCAGGTAAAACAACAGGAATAAAGAATTCTGAACCAGATGTCGCAGGGGCTTGGAATCCGCCAGAGGCAATAAGAACTCTATTTTTTAGTTCTTCTGCTTGAGCCGATAGTTCTGCATTTGAGATAATTTCTGCGCTAGAGCGAATGTAGTCATCGCTGTAAGTATTAAAAGCGCCCTTACGACCATACATTTGACGATGAGCCTTATCACCAGTCCACATTCCAGTCATTTCTTTATGACGCAAGGCGCAATAGCCCTTAGCACGAGGACCCATGTACTTGGATAGTTGACGAACGCAACGAGTCCAGTCTCCACCAGTTCCCCAGCGAATCTTGGCTCCACCCTTACCAACAGTCCAATAGCGACGAAGTGTTTCGGCATTTCCGCGATTGCGGTCCGCGCCACCTGCAGCAATGATTGCTAGAAGGTCACCAGTTGGTCCCCAAAGAACTGACAGTTGAGAGTTAATCTCTTCTTGTCTTTTCAATTCTTCTTCTTTTTCTATGCCACTTTTTTCCATCTGAACCATGACATCGGAAAGAGTTTCATCATCTAGGACAACTACAGGAGGTGGTGTAGGAGAGTTAAGGTCAGTCAAAATTGCTTCGTCTTTAACCCATTTACCGTCTTGACGCTTGAAAAGGGTAGGAGTTGTTGACTTGTTGTCGGCAGGAATAAGAGCAACCAAATTCATTACAGCCTGTGGGTCATCTTGAGCCACGATAGCCATGTAAATTGCTGGGACATCTGAATTTTCAGGGGTCAAAGCAGTTAAATCTGCAGATGCAGTAATGCTTTCGTACACCGAAGTGTAGTTTTTAGTTGTTGTGACAACTCCGTCTTTCATAGAGACATTTTTATTCCACTTACCTGAGCCCTTGCCTGAGCCCTTGCCTTTAGAAGGACCTTTATAGCCCACAGATTTGGCACTTCTTTTTGCTTCAACATCATCAGTTCTTACCGGGTTGTACCAAGAACGATTAGGGTAAGTTTTCTTTGAGCCCTTGCCGTATACAGTGTCTAGCCAACGACGTAAGTACGGGTCGTTATAGGCATTTGGAGCCAATACATCATCAGCCTGAGTATTGACGCTAATTCTAGGAATTTCTTGCCTGTTTGCTTCGTAGTATGCGCGTTGGTCTGAAACCCACGAGCCCCAGTCGTTAAGCATTGTTTGCATACTGTCTACAGTTAAAGGTGGAAGACGGTTAGGTAGTCCAGCAAGTTTAGGATTTGCTGACTGACGAGGTTCGCCAAGAATTCCTGAAACATCTAGCGGTTGACCAAAGCGAGGTGGCGGAACTGCTGCAGGTGTTTCTTCTGCTGGTTTAGTATCGCTAATAGCAACGTCAGCAGTGTTTCCGTTGTCAAACTCAACGGTAGCCATTTTGCCTTTTACTGCTTTAATGGTTCCAGTTGCTTGCGGGTTGTTGGCAACAGTTACTTTTCCGCCCATTTTTGCAAACTTGCCAGAAGCGTCGCGTACTTGGCTTTCTACGTTTTCTGCACGCTCTTCGGGGGTGTAGTTACCGTCGGTGGCAGATGCTTCAGCAAATGTAAGAGAATCTATGTAACCCCAGTCAATATCTGCAGATGCTGCTAGTACCATTTCAGTTTCGGTAACATCAATGTTTTGGATGCTAGTAGCCAAAAATGGACTGGAATCTAAAAGAGCAGAGGCAACAAGAGCAGCCTCTGGGTCTACAGGGAAGTGATAGAAAAACTTGCCGTCTATGTCAAAATCTAAAGCAGAATCTATGTCTTGGAAAGATTTGCAGGATTCTCCTAAATTAAACCAAGAACCGTTATCCCAAACTTCAACAGAGTTGTCTTGGTGAATTGCGTATAGACGGTCAATTCCAGCACCATCACCTTGAACTCTAATAGCAAAATCTACATTAGTAGAACTTGAAAAATATGAAACATCAATGTTGTCTACTTTTTTGTATATTGATGCAGTTACAGTTTTTTTGTTCTCACGCTCTACGATTGCTGAAGCCCAACGCTGAGCAGAGTCGCCACCCCAGAGAGCCCAAGCGATACGACCATTAGACGGGTAGCCATCTTGTCCTGGTTTGTATCCTTTAGCCTTTTTATCTACTTCATGGCGCGGAAAATATTTTGCAATGTGACGCACTTTACGAATACCAATTTGTCCGCCTTTTGCAAGGGTGCGAGCAGTGTTTAATCCAACAGGAGTTCCACCGCGTCCTTCTTCCTTGCGCCACTCAAGAGCACGCTTGGCTTCAGCCTGAACAGCCTTTGGAATGGTATACATGCGGTCGCTGTCTGCAAAAACTTTAATATCTAAATCAACTTCATATCCTGTAGCAAGTTCGTATGAAGTGGTTAGAGGTTCTTCTCCATGCTCATTCCAAGAGACTGAAGCAAGCACTGAAGCAATGTTGTCTACGGAGATGACTTCGTTAGTGTCCTCGTTCACAATGAGAGATACATTGTCGGATGTTAGGAGAACATCACTACCGTTGCGACCGACAAATTGCATGTTTTCGTCTCCAGATTCTAGACAGATACACTAATAATAACAAAAGAACAGAAAGGTTATTTTGTTAAATTACTTAAATTACTACTTTTCTTCAGTTACTGGTCCACCAGCAACCCAAGCATCGCATGTTCTACCAGCAGCGCATTTGAAGTCAAAAGCCTCGCAGTATCCAAGGTCTCCAGCGTCAATAGCGCCCCAAGCATCATTTCCTTGCTCGTTGCCTAAACCAGACTCAATGCAATCAAGCATTCTAGGTGTCTTGATAAACACTGCGCAGTTTCCGCAACGTGAGGATTTTGCCTCTTCAATATCAGTAGACCAACGGTCAGCCTTTTTCTGCCAAAAATCTTTATTTGGACGAGCAGGATTTAGAGGACCGTATCCAGCAAATGTAATAGCGTGTTGGCGGTTCTCAAGATTGACCATTATGTCTTGGGTGGCAGGAGGACAAACACCACTAGCAGCAGTTATTGATGCAGGAGTTTGAGGCTTAATATCAAACATAGGGTCAATTCCAAACTTGGAATTAATTTCTTCGTAAGTAGGGTATTCGCGGTAAACCATATGAGCATCAAAGTCTGGGATAAACTCTGGTTTAACGAATGACAACATAGCGCCAGAACCAACAGGATTTGTTTGGTCTGTTGTAGGAAGCCACTCTCCGTTTACGCGGGAAAAAGAGCCTTCTGAGGAGTTATAAATAAGACCTGTTAGTTTTCCTTCTAGACCGAAGGTAGCCATCAAATCTGACGGTTTTTCAGGTGCTTCTGGGGTAAATGCCATTAGTCTTCTTCCTCTGTCTCTGGTTCTTGGTATTTATACTTTAAACTATGCCTATTAAGAACTAAACCTTTAGAGAAGTCTAGTCCTTCTGTCTGACCAGCAAGCCAAGGCTCTAGCCAAGGATTTAAGTCACGGGTCCCAGCAGCATCAATCATAGAAAGAATCCACGCTTTTTCTGCGTCTTCCGAGATAGAGTCGGTTTCTCCATAAGCAAATGCTTCGAATTCTGGGTCCTCAAGAAGTGTATCAGCAGCAATATTCATTTTTTGCTCTGAAGGCTTTAGACCACTCTGCTGAGAAAAATCGGTTTTTAGTTCTTTTAATTCTTGATTTATTGCTTCTTTTACTGATTTAAAAGGTTTTTCAGGAGTAAATTCTTTTGCTATATAAGAATTTAAGTTAAATAAAGCAATGTCCAACCAACCAACTACAGTTTTTGGCGTTATACCACCTCGAACCTCAATAATTTTATTTGTTCGCTGGGTTCCATCAAAAGGTTCTCGACCTTCAGGAAAGACATACCGAACAGAAGAATCCGAAGCAACAATAGAAAACTTATGACCGCCATTTCCATAAATGGAGTCGTAGAGCCTTACTACTTTAATTTCAGCCATGCTTTACTCTAGTCCTATCCGTAAATTTCTGTCCAAGTGTCAGGACTATAATTTCTTATTTCGCCCATTCTGTCCACAAACATATTTAAAATTTCTTGCGGTATGTGAGGACCATATTCTGCTCTAAGCCTGTCAAAAGCATCATCTATAATCTTGTCGATTAACGCCTTTAGTGTTACAGGACCAAACCTATCATAAAATTGCTTACCAAGTTCATTGCTTTGGGCAAAACTTCTTGATAAGTAATCGTATGGACTTTGATATCCTACGCTAGTCTGCTCTAGTGCTGTCTGAACTGCTACGGATGCAGCGTTATCAAACGGAATCGGAATGTATGATTCAGATTCATTTTGATGAGATGAACTGTTAGGGACATCATTTCCTCTGACCATTATAACATTCTGAGGATTTCTGTCTTCGTTTTGAATTACTGCATCAAGAATTAGCATTCCTAAAGAGTTATTCACGCTTACTCGGCTTGAGACATCAGTTTCATCGATATCAAACAACCTAGACTCACTCATTTTAACTAAGTATGCGGTGTCTAGTTCAGGACTATCGTTTGGAGCAACAACAAGTTCCTGAGTTCTAAGTGCAGGGATGCTTAAGTTAGTTCCAAGTTCACTAGTGATAATCAAATTTCTGTCATCACTGCTGTGCTTTTCTATAACTGGTAGACCTATAATTCCAAGAGCACGTCCAAGTGCATTAGATGATGTCTCAGCCAAGGCAGCAGTGTTAGTCGAGGCATCTTTAACATAAAATACTTCTCCAGTTATGTTACTTTCTACTTTCCAACTATTACTTGCTCCAGAGTAAGGACCAGATATTGAAGGTCCTGTAGTAGGTGATACGGAAGACTGTCTAACAAGTTTTGTAATTGTTAGAGGAAGGATTTCTCCTGTGTCTGGATTCATAACTTCTTGAGCCACGCCCTCAGGCATTAAAGGATTAAAAATGCTTGACGGCAAGGTCAACACGGACTCACCTTGGGAACTAAAACTTTCTCTGTTAGGTTCTAGGGCTAGTCTATCTTTTTGTAGTGCGCTTAAAATATTGACTAAATCAGAAATAATTCCAGCATCTACAGCCCTTCCAGAAGGCGTGTCTTCATTTGTTAGTGAAAGATTTTCTTGGTTTGCAAGAGTAGTAGCGATATATTTACCAAGAGCAGCCTTAGCAGGTGGAGATAGTAACGAAACAGAACGACTTCCGTCATAGCCTACAAGTAGCGTTAACTCGTCTGCATATGGTGCGATAATTTCTCCATCACCTTGATATGTTTCTCTATTAGTGAAGTGTCTTTTTATGTTTTCGTTATTCTCGAAGGAAGTTTCTCCTGTAGAAGACAAGACATCTACAGCATCTTTCATTGCATCGTAGGCGTGGTTTTGTTTTCTTTCAGTAGCGTTAGGGTCTAGAACTTTTTTGCCATTCCATTGATTAGCAATCATGTAAGACTTACCGAACCACTTAAGTTGAGTCTTTCTTGCGTTAGGGTCCCAGCCAACCATTGCTAATTCGCGAGGGGTAGGGAAAGACGGATGTACATCCATAACTGCTGCTTGACGTAGTTCTTCCCAAGAAGAAACGCCATAGGCATCGAAGGCTTGCTGAACGTAAGCCTCCATGTCAGCACGAGACCTAGCCTTGTCAGCAGAACCAGAGACATAGCGACTGCCATCTCTTTGGATTTCATCATACATTTTTTTAAGTCTGTCATACCCAACAGAAGCACTTGCCCAGTTGAAGCCAGTAATAGCCCAGACATAAGCACCTGTCGCATCGCCACCACCCGCAGCGGTAACTGTAATGAATTTTGCTCCGTTTGCTATGTAGTAATTTTCAGCAAATTGATTGAATAGAGAGGAGAAACCTGAAGGTGTTGCTCCTTCAATAAACATGCTTGCATTGTAGACATTATCAAGTTTTCCATCTACAAAGTTAAAAGTTCTACGAGCATTGTATGTTTTTCCTGTAGTAGTGTCTTTTATTGTTACAAAAGCATATATACTACTAGCACCTGTTTCTCTCACTCTTCCGTCAGCAGTCACTGACTGAACTTTTAGTGCTGGACCAAACATATTTCCAGCGCCTAGTATGAGTTTGAAGGCTTCGTTTAACTCTCTTTCAGTTCCTTCCCTACTAATTCTAGCAACCTCTGCTATTGAGGGACGAGATGTTCCAGCGCGAGCAATTTGAGCAGCCTTTTGCGCTTCCCAGCCTTTGTCTTGGAAGTATTGCTGGTCGACAAAATCTCCGTTAGGAGTCAATACTGGGTTGTCATCTATTCTGTCAAAATTAATATCTGACACGCCTTCCATAGAACCATCAAACTCTAACTGCTGTACAGGAAGGATTTCTCCCATTAGACGGTTAAGGAATCTCCTAGCAAGAGGTACTCGGTTAGGTGTCAACTCAAGATTTTCAAAACTTTCTTGAATTTCTCCAGCCTTAGCCGTTGCTCGTGCCTGCTTTGCGGCAAGGGTCTCTTCATTATTCTGAGACACTAATTCGGAGACCTTATCTCTTATTGAGTCAACTAATTGGTCATAATTACTTGAAGGTGTTAATTCATAAACATCAGACTCGCCATTAGGTTTTACTACGGAAACACTTGCAGAACTTTCTCCATCAAGGCTTATAGATACGTCTACTTTGTACCCATTTACATAACCCTTTGGCTTGTGCTGGAAAGATGCCTCCCATGTATCGTTGGGACCCGCAGAGTCTTTTGTAAAACTTCTATATTCAGAAGAATTATAGTCTGGAAGACTTCTAATTAAATCTCCTAATTGTCTTCTAGAAGAACCAAATCTTGTAATTTGATATTGATTCACGCTATCGCTTGCTTTAGTTACAAGTTGGTCGATAGCATCATTAGTTTTAGGCTTTGATGCACCATTTATCAATCGACCATCGTCCGAAACTCTATTTATGGTCCAACCACCTCTACCAAGGCTATGAGTCATAACTCCTTCGTAGCCAGTTAGAGGAATTTTTATAGAAATAGAATTGTTATCTTCTCTGATAGACACTTCAAAAGGAGTAGCAGATATTAAATTACCTGCTCTAGTGGCAAACTCGGCTCTAATGTTTTCTAACTCTTCTGGAGTTATTTCTCGGTCTGCTCTTGGTTGTAGAGGATAAGGGTTTCTAGCAGTAGCCCTACGAACAGTTGGAGTGGTAGCAGTAGTTTGAGCAGGTTCGCTTGTTGTTTGTCTAAAAGGTCTAGCACCTTCAAGGCGAGATACTGCTTCTAGACCTGCTGCATCAAGGTCGGCAAAATACCCAACTTCATCAAGACCGCCTCTTGCAACAGAGTATCCCTGAGCATCCTCATCCCACTTAATTCTAACGGCAAGACTACCATTCCTGTCGTCAATAATAAGTAGAGTATCATTTCCTGCTAATCTACTTATTTCTGCCATTTTTGCTCTTATGCCGTTTTCTGAATTTCCTGAAGTTAGGCTATTAAAGTTATCTACAAAGTCTGCTAACTCAGTGGCTCTTTCTTGCTCTGGGTTAGTAGGCGCAAGAGTTGGCGTAGGTTGCTCAGCGCTCTCTTCTTGAATCGGACCTGAAGTTGGTGGAGGAGGTGGAGGAATTGAACCAGCAGGAACTGCATCTACACTACGAAGTGCATCTAAGAAATCCCGACCATGACGCGCTCTAGCGGTGTTACTAAACCAATCAACAGAACCATCAGGCTTAAATTCTCCAACATTACGCTGTCCTACGGTATCAAAGATATAAACTAAATCTCCAACATCTGTTAAAGCAGTATTTCCTGCTCTTAGGTCTCTACCACCTTTGTCGTAGTAGCCCATGAGGTTTTGATAAACCTCTGGAGATAACTGAGACTCGTTGTATAGCGCATCAGTAGGAGTAAGAGTTGATTCAGGTGTTGGAGTGCTAGGAGGTGTCACAGGCGGGGTTCCGCCACCGTCATTATTGTCTCCGCTAGGACCTGCTGGAGGTGTTGGAGGTGTAGGAGGTGTTCCACCCATCATACGAATCCAAGTACGACCACGTCCATCTCGAGAATCTACATCAGGAATCACAAGAGGCAAATCGCTTTGTGCAAGTACAGGCAAACCATTTTGACGACGGTATTCGTTAATTTGGTCTAGAATTTCGCCCCACATGCGATACGCACGACGAGTTTCACCAACTTGAGCACCTTGACGCTTAGATATATACGGGTAAATCTTTACTTGGTATGTTCCGTCTTGATTTCGGTAACTTCTCTTGACGATGTATTTATTCGTCAGAGCATATTGCTCTCTACGCATAGGGTCAAGATTTGGACGTGTTTCAAGTTCCTTTGGTGGTTCGTAATCAGTACGGTTTTCCATACCTGCAGTACGACCATTTAGGAACAACATACGGGTAGCCCATAGAGCATAGGAGCCATCGCGGAACGCAACAATTGCATAGCCTTCGCGTGGGATATCTCCATCATTTTCTACAACATGCCAGCCAACTACTGTTCCTTCGCCTCGGCTATTCCAGCCGTCATATGAATGAACTACTCTATCGCCAACACGGGCTTGGTTTACTCCGTCAGCGTATATATTGTTTCTTGCTTGCCACTTACGGAAAATTTTGTTTCCAATGATTCTCCTGCGCATTGCAGGAGTTCCTGACATCATTGACTCATCTGTTGTGTAAGGGGATGAGTCTCCTGGAGTAACTGCACGGACATCAGTATTTGCGTCAAAGTTGTAGTCAGCCTGTATAGAGCCATCTGCAAGACCATTAATCATGTCCGCATGAAGAGCCTTTGCTTCTCCAAGTGTTGCAGCACTTGATGCCTTTGCTCGTCGGTTAGGGTTATTAGGGTCAACAGCAACCACTTCGTAGCGCTCTGGAGCGCCGTCAATACGAGGAAGTAGAATTGTTGCTACGTCATACTCTCTACCGTCTGGACCAACTACACGCTGAGGCGCAATAATAGTTCCACCTTCAAGAATGACGTTACCATCAACAGGAGTTCCCGGTTCGAACACAACTGGTTCTTCGGTACCTTCTTGGTCGTCATCATTAAGGTCGCTTAGGTCCTTGTTAAGAAGTTCTGTAGTTACATCTTCTGGACTTTCTACAACGCGCTCGCCTTGAGCACCAAAGACGCGACCAATACTCAAATCTCCTGCTTGTTCAGGGTCACTCATATCTAGTGGAACAGTAGACTCGTCTGGATTTCTCCATACATAAGAACCTTCACCGTCTACGCTTTGGTAGATTAAGTAGGCACCGTTTTGAATTCGTGCACGCTTTGCTTCTAAGTTCTGTTGCTTTGAACGGGCTGGCTTCTTAGGAGTTTTTACTGCTGGCTGTAGGAATTTGTTAATCTCTTCAGTAGCAGATTTTGCATCTTCTAAAGTTTCAAATCTTTGGAAGTTAGCAATGTTTACTCCCTCGCCAAGGAAGCGCTCCTGTGCTTCTTCCCAGTTGCTTAAGCCCTTGTCCTTAAAGACACCAACTTCATAACCGCCACCAAAACGCTTAGGCATTTGCATAACTGTAATTTTGTAAGCAACGCCATCCTTGTCATAGACAATCGCTTCAGACCTCTGTGTTGGATAAGTAACATCTAGAATCTGTGAAGGCTTTTCTTCTTCAGTAGGCTTTGTGTCTTTCTCAGCGTTAAACATTTCTAGAGAAAGAGCAATAATGTCTTCATGCAATGCGCGTAGTACGCTATCTCCAATTGTCTGGGCTTCATCAACAGAGTCAACAATGTTTTCTTGCTCGCCAACTAAGTCGCCGTTTTCATCAAATACCTTGGTAGTAGCAGTAAGTGTTCCATCTCCGTTATCTTCGACAGTTGTTTCAGCGTTAAAATCGTCGATATTGTCAGCAGTGTGCTCTAACCTTGGAGCAGGCTTCTCACTAGGTTCTACAACATCAGTTAATGTTGGGTCGCCCTCTTCGCCAGTGCTTAGAGAGTTGGCGCTGATTGGACGACGAACATTATCAAGACGTGTACCGCCCCAATAAGGACCACTAACAAATTCTTCGCCACTTTCAAGGTCAATACGATGGATGCTAAATCGGTTGTCTTCAACCTCTTCAACACCAACAACCTGAGACCAACGGTCACCCTTACGGGTACGCATAAAGTCTCCAACTTCAAGAGAGTTAGCGCGAACATCTTCACGGTCAATTGGGCGAGTGTTAGCGTCATTTAGTACCCACTCAGTTTTACCTAAGCGAGTTGGCTTTGATGCTAAATCTTTAGATGCCTTTACACCAGCAACATCTTCAGCAGATTCTGGAGTGATATTTTCAGTAGTGTTTTTAGCATCACTAACTAACTGGTCAACATCAACATCGTTACCAGCAAGAGCATTTGCTACAGCCTGAGACATATTCCATGCTTCAAGGTCGCGTAGGTAGTTAGGGTAAGTTACTGAGTCATAGAAGGCTGAATCTTCTGCGTGCTTAGCAGCGATTGCATCAACATCAAACTGACCATTAGCAAGGTTCTCTGCTTGAGCGCGGTCAAGAAGTTTTCCAAAGATTAACGCTGCTGCTTCTGCATCAGCATCGGCACTATGCCAGTTCTCTAGTGATACTCCGTACTCTTCTGCAAGTTTACCTAAGGCAACTCCCTTGCGAGGGTTACCAGCATCAGCATTAATTGCTCTAGCAAGAGACTGAGGGTCAATGTAGCCTGTAGGAGTGAAATCTACACCTGTGTTAGATAAAACATTTTCCAAGAATTTACGGTCAAACCTAGAGTTCTGAGCGCCAAGAATCGTATCGGCTCCGACCCAATCAGCAAATGCTTGATGAGCCTCTTCCATACTTGCTTGTTGTTGTAGGAACTCGTCGGACAGAGGATTTCCATCGCCGTCCTTTAGGTTGTCTTTTGACCAACCTTCAAGCGGTCTACCTGGATTCATGTACATATTGAATCGGTCTACTACAACGCCATCTTTAATCTTTACAGCGCCAAGTTGAACAGGGTTTTCTGTATTAGGGTCAAGACCAGTTGTTTCGTAGTCAAAGAATGTGAAGGTCATGCCCTTCATAGCCTCGCGAAGATTTTCCCAACTTCCAGCCTCGCGTAGCATTTCAGCAAATGCACCCTGTGCAAATGGGTCGCTTACCTCGAAAGGAGAGCGTGGCTCGCGTTCAGGAACTGGGCGAGGTGCTTCTCGGAGCGCAGGGTTGACTTCCTGAGGGTAGTCAACTTCTGGAGCATCGCTTGGGAAGTTATAAAGTGATGCAGCAGTAGCGAGGTTCTGATTGTATTGCTTAAGAAACTCTGGGTCAGTGTTGCGAACATAACGTCCGTCAATAACTTCACCTTGGTTGATTGCAGGCAATGGACCTGATTCAGGAAGTTCACTGTTACGAATAACTTCCATCTTGTATTCGCGACCGTTGCGACCTTCTTGACGAGGCTTCCACTGCTTTTCTTGGAGTTCGTGTCCTGGGTAGTAGCCCTTGACTATAAGAAGACCTTGATTGATTGCATCTGCATGGTCTGGATTGTCTGGGTTAGGGTCAGAAACGCTAACAATAACAAAGTTACCTTTGGTCGCGTCAGCCATAACATCGCCTGGCTTAAGTTCGTTTGTGTGAACTTTTACGCGGTGGATGTCTGTGGTTGGATTAAATTCGTAAGAGGCTACGTCGTAGCGATTAGTCCAACGCCCACGCGCTGCATTAATCATTCCGCGCCATTTAGCGTAAGCAAGTTTAAATTCTTGGCTATTGCTTCCGCCTTGGAAGTCTGCGTATCTAGGCTTATGAATTTCTGGAAGATTACCTGACATAGGCATATCTTCTGCTGGGATGCCTCTTACAAAGTTAATAGGAGTTGTGTTTTTCCATAACTTTTCTTGTACTGGGTGCCCTGGGAAGTAACCCTTAACAGAAATTTTACCGCGAGAATCTGGTTCGGTTCCAACTTCAGTAATAGTAAAGTTATCGCCAATTGTTACATCGCCAGGTTGCATATCAGTTACAGGAGCACTGAACTTTACAATGCTTGCCTTGCTAGGAAGATTGCTTTCTGTATTGAGACCCCAGATATCTTCAGGAGAGTCTGTAACTTTTGTTTCGGCATTAGGATTTTTGTATGAAGAAGGGTTAAAAGTCGTAAACTTTTGCGCATCAGAACTTACATCTACAACTACTGTTCGGTCAATCTCGTTACCATAAGCATCAAAGCCAGTGATATATCCAGTGATAGATGAGGTGGTTACACCGTTTTCATCAGTATCCTCAATAATTTCCTCATCACGAGGAGTGAACCCCATATACCAAGAGTGAGAGCCATTAGGTACGTCTACATCAAATTGACTTGGGTCAATGTAGTCGCCAAACTCAAGTTCGTTGAGTGGTAGATTTGATTGCTTTACTGATAGAGGAGTACCAGCAGGACTTACTGGTCCTGTTGCTTCTTCTTCAGCGCTTGTCCCAGACCCCTCGCGTATTCCCTCAGTTCCTCTTCCGTCATCTGGTTGAGTTTCTTCGGTGCCTTCACTAGGCTGACTTTCTGTGGCTTCTTCTCGGTCACCAGTTCCTCCTGTATTAACTACTTCGTTACTACCAATATCATAGATTGCTTGCTGATTTCTGTCAATTCCAGCCTGAATACCTGCTTCTCTGTCACTGAAAACCTCAGAAACATCAAGCACCATCTCGTTATTTTCTTCATCGTGCCAGAAACCTAAGTACATATTGTCTTCAGAAAGTGCGTCCTTGTTTTCAGCAAGGTAGTCGTAAATGTACTTTTCTGGGTCAGACATAAACTCGTCGAAGTTAATTTCTTTATTGAATCCCTGACGGGCTACAACAAAGCCTTCTGTCGGCTCCGAGCCGTCAAGCGTGTCAATCGTTAGACCTCCGCCAGGCTGGATTCCACGAGCGCGTTCAGCAATAACTTCTGTAACGGAAGGCTCTTCTGCGATGCCTTCGCCATCCATCATTGCTTGCATTTCTTCGTCAGTTAGGTCACCAGATGAGCGACCTTCTTCTACGTCAGAAGCAACTGGCTTATTATCAGCCTGCGCAGCCCAAGCGCGGTCGGCAATTTCTTGAAGGATTTCGTTGGTATCTTCGCCTTGAAGTTGAAGCGCATCGCGAATGTATTCTGGAGCAATTTCCATAACAAACTCGTCGCCATTTTCATCAGTGTAGGAGAATGGTGCTTTGCCTGCGGAATATTTGCTGCCTTCATCACGAGGCTCTAGAGCAAACTCGAGGCTGTCAATAAGGTCCTCAGAAGGAAAATCTTGTGCAAGAACATATGGGTCATCAGTCCAACCAACAGGAATGCCTTCTTGGTTTAGAGCATCCCCTTCTTCAACTGTGAGGATATCTTCAAGAGCGACTGGGTTAGGGTCAATCTGAGTGTAACTCTCTGGAAATTTGATGTCTTCATTGCTTGGTAAAAATGGAACGTGGTCAAAACCGCTATCAACCCATGACTGCAACTCATCTTCAGTCAGACCTTCAATAAGAGCAGGGTGGTTAGGGTCTTCTTCTTCGCTCTCTTCTTCAGCAGTATTTACATCTTCAATTGGCTGTTTGCCCTTCGCAGGAGTTATTTCGCTAACTTCTGGGATATCTTTAATGCGGTCGAGAGCGTCTGCAACGTCCTCGCCTCTAATTTCTGCAATAGGCTTTGCTTCTGGAGTTTCTACTACAGAAGGTTCTTCTATTTCCGCTTCTGGTTCTTGTGCGCGGTCTAGGCGAGCCTTGCCCTTTTCATAAGTGTCAGCAACAAACTTATCTGCATTCTTACCTTGCTTCTTAAGAGCAAAGTAAAGTGCTTCTGCTGGAACTTCTTCTACTCCCTCGTTGAACTCTAAACCGCCGTAGCCTAAGCCATTAATACGGTCTAGACTGTCTCCAATAAGAGCCTCTTGTAGAGCGTTAGCAATTTCCCGTGGCTTAAATTTAGTAGCAAGTGTTTCAGGGTCATCGGTGAAGTCAGTGCTGTCTTCAGTTACGCGACCGCTTGGAGTGTAGTCTCCTTGCTCGAGTTCGTAAGCACCCTGCGGAACTTCAAGAGCAGGAGCAGTTTCCTTAGGAAGTTTTGCAATAGGTTGTTGTTTTTCTTCTTTTTTGTCTTGCTGTATTTCCTGTCCACCAAGTTTTTTAGTGATAGCCTCTGCGCCCTTGCGGAAGTCATCTTCAAAGCCTTGGAATTTTTTACCAAAAGTTACTTGATTTGGTCTAGCATCTGCATCATTAGCAAGTACGTTAGCAATATTTTCTGCTTGCTCGGCAAGTTGTTCTGGGGTACGGTCTGAAGGGGCAGTGCCGTCACGTAGGAATGCAGCAATGTTTTGTGCAACATTGCGCATTGCTCCTGCAGTTTCGTTGTTTGCAATTTCGTCAAGACCTTCAAGAAGCATGTCTTCAGTAATCTCTTGTGACGGCTCAGCCCCGCCAATAGCATCTTTTGCGGACTCGTCAAGCATTGAAGCCCAACTATCGCCCTTAGCAACTTCGTCTCCATTTTCGTCAATCAAACGGTAAGACTTTGAGCCGTCCTCATTGTCAGTCTGAGCAACAGTGTAAACACCATCTGAGAAAGCCTTTTCGCCTGGGTTGCCTTGAAAATTATCTACTGGCACCCAGCCTGCAGGAGAATCTACAAACTCTAAATCTGCTTCGTCAATAATGTCTGACTCATCTGCTGCTGAAAGACGAGCAGGAACAGGACTATAGCCATCTTTAGTTTTTCCTGGAAGATATGCTTCAACATTTTCTACAGAACTTGCAGGAACGCGAACAATGCCTTTAGGAGTTTGAATATCATAAGTATTTGAACTGGCAGTAGCACCGACCACGGTGCCAGTCAGCCAGCGCTTAGAGCCATCTTTAGTGCGTACAGGAACACGGGCTCCACCACCTTGGTAAGCAAATTGACCTAAGCGGTTACGAAGTTGGCGCATAGCACGCATACGACGATTAATATAAGAGTTACCATCGCCAGAGAATGCTGCAGTAATTGCTTCAAGGGCTTGCGCACCATCTCGAGTGGAACTCAAGCGAGTTGTAGCGTACTTACGCTGTTCTTCAGTTGACTCAACTGAGAAAGCAGAAGCAAGAAGAGGAGCATGTTCTTCAGAAATACGAGGGTCAGCCAAGTACCACTGCATCTGAGCATCTGCAAGAGCAGAAGCAGTCATTGCATGAGGTGCTGCTGAGAATGGGTGAGCAGTTGTAAGAAGGTCAGAGTACTTAGAAACTGAAGAGTAAGAAACATGACCTTGCGCAAGATTAATGAATGACTTAAGTTCATTAAATGCGTAACTACGACGACTAGAGAAAAGACTAAAGTGGCGACTTTCGTTTAGAGCACGCCAAACTACTTCGATAGCAGATGCATCAGTTACTTGACGTAGTGGAGCAACTCTGGAGTTAGCAGAGGCAACAACAGCCAAAACGTCTTGACGAATTAAAAGAGCCTGTTCAACTGCTGAACGACGCTTCACGCCTTTAGTTACTTTAGTTCTGTTATTCACGAAGAAGAACCCTTCTCGAAGCGAGGCAATAAGTCAGCGTCTTTACTGTCGTATGTATATTCTGCCACATTTTTTACACGACTATATGGGTCTTCGTTATCTTTAACTGCTCGCAACCACGTTGCGCGAAGTGCTGGGATAACTTCATAACCTAAACCAGAAAATTCTGCTAAGGCAGTAATAGCATCTTCTGTTGATTCGTATTCTTCTAAATCTTTAAGGGTTGTAGAAAGTTCTTGCTCGTAGTACATGTCATCTACATCTTGCTTAAGTTTTGCTCTGTCGTATTCAATAACAGCATCATCGTTGACAGCACCTTCAGGAAGAACTGCAAAACGGCATTTGCCCATAGGCTCTACTGGTAGAGCAATAATTTGGCACTGGTCTCCGCCTTGATAGAAAACGCAGTTAGCACAGATGACACCAATCGAAGCAACTTCATTTTCTGCAGCAGGAGTATAGCCAGCCCAAACGCCAATCTGGTCTTCGTTGAACTTTCCGTGCTTAGCAACAACTTCAAGCAGAGCATCTGCTAGGTCTCGCTCTTCTGGAACCAATCGAGCAGAGGCTGTAAGCGCTGAAGCAGAACTTTTTGTACTACGAGGATGTGACGCAGGAAGTAAGTCGTTATCTTGCTTGTAGGCAGCGTTAGAAGGCTTTCCAGACTTAAGAAGTTTTAGGAAAGCGTTAACGCGAGCCATAGCCCACTGGTCGCGAGTCATACCTGGTCGATGTGAGACTGAGAAAGCACCTGCTCCACGGCGGTAAACAGCCTTAAGCATTCCTAAAGTAGCCTTGCGACCTTCTTTAGCCTTTTCGTTATGGTCAGAGACTTTATTTTTTAGAGACTCTTCTACTTTTGCAGAAAACTTAATAGCCTTAGATTTTCCAGTTGAGGCAGAGCCTTTAGGGTTTGTGCTGGAACCTTTAATTCTGTCTTTCTTTGGAGCAGGAGTCTGAGAAATAGTTCTTTTCTTTTTCGCTGCAAATTCTGCATCGCTTGAATCGTCAGAAGCATCTATTGGCACACAGTTAGGAACCATTTGTCCATCTTTGCCTTTCTTCATACCAACTTGCTTATAGCCATCCCAGCAAGGATTATTATCAGGCATTTTCTACACCTTCTGTAGGCGGACCAAACAATTCAGGGAAGTTTTCTACTGTTGGTTCTAGAGTCATACCAGTTTCAACTGGTTCTTCTGTAGGGGCTTCAGGGGCTTGAGGCTCCTCTGGTGTTGGCTCTATTGGTGCTTCTCCTGAAAGGGCTTGAGTAACCTCAGGTGGAAGTGGACCAACAGAATTAGCCTGTTGCGCACCCTTAATCTTTGTCATCATGTCAGGAGCAAGGGCAGCGAGTGCTGCTTCTGTAAGTTCAGGTGTGAGCATTCCTTTTTCGAAGAACATACGAATTGCAAGTTCTTCAGGAGTAGGTGCATCTGCATCCGAGAAACCGTGAGCATGTCGCCAAGTAGAAAGCGAGATTGCCATCTTGTCAAAACCTGCATCAGCATCAGCAGCGCGGTCATTGCGAGTTGAAATTGCTGATGGGTCATACCAAACAACAATGCGGTCTACGTCTGATTCTGCGAAACCATTTGCCAAAAGGTAAGGGCGTAAGTAAACAACTGTAATTGCATCTGCAATAAGAAGCATGAGTGGCTCAATATGGGTCTTGTAGAGCGTCTCATCAATCTGCAGGGCGTTTGAGTACTTGACGTTGGCTAAGCCAGTGATTACGTCTTTAGGCACGTCTACGCCCTGCAGAATGCGTTCCAGTACGCGGTCAGCACGTTGGGCTAGGGCAGGGTCAAAGGAGCGCTCAAACTTAAATTGCTTAATAGCATCGCCAAGTTCTGCAGGACCACGAATGATAAGTGGAACAACTGCGCTGGCAGAGTCCTCATCCTTAATAGGAGTGGTCATTGCATCGATAAGTTGCTCTTCAAAGTCGTCTTGCTGTTCTTCAATAAGAATGTCTGGGTCTACGTCTACGTCATCAGAGTATGGGTAGTCAGGTTGTGCATTTGCTGCAACGCTTAGACCATCTGGTAAGTAAAGTGCGCCAGCGTTGAGGCGTGAACGCGCTGTTGCACGGAAAGTACGATTAAGAAGTAGAAGTTCTGCGCAAAGGTCTAACAAACCGCGTAATGATGAGTCTGCCTCGTCTGAGTAGCGTGGGTGTGAGCGCCAGATGCGTCCTACAAATGCTTGACTACCTAGTTGATGGCTAGATTTGTTGTTTGAGCCACCCATACCGTTGCCCATAGCCTGTTCACGGCGACCAATTACGCTGTAACCACCCTTAGGGTCTGCAAGAACTTCGTCAACGGACTTAATATCCCACGACTCAGAAGTTCCACGCATAGGCTGTGAAGGCATTTGCACTAAGTAGCATTCGCCAGCAACAGAAAGGTTAAGAGCAGCGTCGCGCAAGAGTCCAGCCTGACCACCGTAAGCGGAATCAAGACGACCTAAGGCGCGTTCTGCGCCATCCTTCATGCGTTGGTCAATAATTGAAGAGTCTCTTACATTTACAGGAGTTTCAGAAGGATTTTCTACAACTGCTGCGTAAATGCGAATGCGTGAAATTACAGAGGCTACAAGATTGAATGCATATTTTAATTCGCCGATTGCATCGTAGTATTCCCAAGCCTCGGCTTGCCAAGAAGATGAATTAGAAGAGCGACGTGCGCGAAATTGTTCGTATTCCCCTTTGTCCCCAATTTTCATTTGTTGCGCTGCAGCAGTTAAAGGACGAATTGCTGAATATGGCAGTGGTTCTAGTGGAGTACCACCAGAATTTAAAGCGCGTACTGGACGGTCGGCATCATCGCGACTAAATACACCCATTTATTACTCCTTTGTCGTTTTTATTACGGAGCATGAGGGTTATTCCTTGTTCTCATACGCGGTAAGCAATCCCGCCATCGCAGAAAGTGCTAATGCAACTGCAAAAAAGCGGAATGTTGTTGCATCGATTGTATACCAAGTTGCAAAGCCTAATCCTAGCCACACACTAGAGCACCACTCGCAAGTAAATAGGTATCCTATGCGTGTAGTTTCTGGTGGATAGCGGTTCCATATCTTATTTCTGACGTTAGAAAAAATTTCATCTTGCGTAACTAGCCTTGTAGCGCGATAAATTGCTAGTGAAAACACAATAAAATCAACAATATTTAGAGTTTGCATATAAATCCTTAGTTAGCGCTCAAAATTGAGCCAACTGGTGACCAGTTTTTTAGTCGTGAACCGCAACCACAAGACTTATCTTTTTTAACTGCGATAATTTTATTCGTAACTGTAATAAAACGTGTTATTTTTTGTTGGTCAACGTCTTTTTGCGTGTATTGCTCCCTAAAAAACATCACAGGACCAGTACTAGAATCAACGCCAATGTAAACAGTTGTCTCATCTGCAATAACACGGGCAACAGGGAGCAGTTTTGAGCCTCTCACTGCAGAGTTTTGTTGGTGATTGATTTGGTACATATCTATGTTTGGATATGTTTCGCTTGGAGTAATGTGAACATTGGCTGGAAAAGTGTCTAAAAGTCTCAAGAGGGGTTTCCTATCGGATGTAGTGCGTGAATTGGAAGTCTTCCCAACCAAGCATTTCGGTAGCAAGTTCGGTGGAAATGATAATAGGTGATTCGGGACTTGAACTGTTCAGTCTTTTCTGAAAATCGTCTTCTGAATAAATGTAAGTAGCGTTTTTGAAGGCTTGTAGTTCCTCGCGAGGGATTGAAAGTGGTTTTGGTGGCGTTCCGTGACTAGTTAGGGCTTGAAGAAGCCTTGATTGGGGGTGGTCTGAGCGTGATGGGTTTAACCACACAACACAGCAAAGGTCAGTTGTCATAGGTTTGATAGTCCTTTACTTACTCGGCGAAACATTGCACGAGGGGAGACCTCGCAGGCTTTAGCGATTCTTTGGACGGGAACGCCTTTTAGGTATAAATCGGTGGCAAGTTTGGTTAGGTCTTCATTTGCTAGGCGAAATGGCGAGGACGGGGGCGTTTTTGCTCGACAGCGTTGCGCTAGATGAGAAAGACGCTTAAGTTCTGGAACAAGTTTAGGTGGGACTTTAGGGGAGATTGGGCGTACAGGAAGATTAGGAGTTGGTAGAGGGGCTGGGTTTTTCTCGTCTGTGTAGCCAGTGTCTTCCTGTTTAATCCAGTTATAAACCGTAGATTTTGGGCGCGGAGGTATTAGGGAGTCGCCTAGTTCTTTGAGAGACCAACCAGCCTCGTGGAGCGCCAAAAGACGGTTTGGAATTAGTGGTCCAAGTGAGTTCAGAAACTCTTTTTCAGATTCTGGGAGCATGGCTCTATTGTACAGAGTTTTCTCTTAAGTGTTTCTCCTCGCAGTCACGGGCGAGTTGGGGGACAACGTATTGTTTGCCGCACCAGTCGCAGAACCAAAGATGGTCGTAATTAGACTTCGAGTTCGAGTCTGACAAAGAGTTCCTTTCGACACTTACATTCTAAGCCGGGATAAGTTGAACGGAAAGACGAAAAAGGTGAACAGTAACTTTATTTGGATTTGGGCGCTGAGGCGGCTGTCGTTGTTTCGTACACTTGTTCTAATCGTTTCGGCATTTTTATTTGAATTTTCAACTAACAAACTTTTAGAAATTTTTTATTTCTTTGTGCCTTTGTCTTTAAGTTTGCCTTTGCTTTTTGTCTTTATCCTTTTACCTTTTTGTGTGCCTGCCTTTATGACTTGCCTTGCCTTATGAGTGTTGCCTACTCATTAAACACGCTCAACACGCTGAAGGAATACAATTATTTTTCCTAGTGTCATAAGGCTTTTCAAAGTATTTACTAAATTCAACTTGCACTAACCTGACTTTTCTGAGACAATTGTTTTATCAAGTTGCAAGGGGCAACTGATAGAAGGAGACCAAGATGTCTAACTACCTAACCAAGTCGTATGAGATTCGCGCCTACACTTTAATGGGCGAGTTCATCTGCGTAGAGTGTGGAGAAAGTCTTTTCAGAAACTCTGACGATGACCCTCAGCCAGTGTTCAGTGACCAGTGGAACACTCAGGAGATGCTTGAGACTTATGGGCTAGAAATACCTTGCTTCGCCTGTTACGAAGAAATACGATAGCCAAAGGCATAAGCCCCTACACCGCAAGGTGTGGGGGTTTATCTTTGCTTACCGCAGATAGGCATAACCGCAACACGCCAAAAACTTTTTACCGTATGACTTGCATTAACCTGACTTTTCTGGAATAATCATCTTATGAGGTTGCAAGGGGCAACCGCGAGAGGAAGCAATGACCGTAGAAAAACTAATCGAAGAATACCTAGAGGTTCTAAACGATAAGGCACTAACTATCTGCACTACCGCATACGGAGTAAGCAAGGGACGTAAGTTTGCAAAGGTACTGGCACACGGTACTCAGACATCAGTACACGCTTTCGTAAACCTAGAGAACGGTGACGTAATCAAGCCAGCAACATTCAATGCACCGCAGAAAAATTCTGACGGTACTTTTTCAGTCCGCTACAACTTAGTGGATGACGAATCACGCAAGGCACTATTCGCAGAGTTAGACCCGTATGGTCACTACCTTTACGCAAGGTAGCCAACTAGAAAAACCCCCCCACCGCAAGGTGAGGGGGCTTTCTTATTTACGAAAGATTAAACGCTTTCGCTTTTCTTGCCTTTTGACTTTGTATCAACCGAGTTAAACACTTCATCAATTTCTGCATCAGACAAGTCACCGTCATTAATGTAGGCGCGTGATAAGCCCTCGACTACGGTAGCGACTCCACCGACTCCAGCCATAAGAATTGCTTGCCAGAGTTCGACTCCAGCAATAGTTCCAGCACCGATAACCGATAGACCTGAAGCAGAGAATACGGCAAGAATACGCAAGGTAATCTTTCGTATCTTATTAGTTACTGTCATAGTGTGTCGTCCTTCCAAAATTTCACACGGTGCTAAAACAATTTCAGCACCCAGCCTTACGAGTTTATCGCAGGTATTGGGTGCTGAAATTATTTGTGGCAACTACTTAACAATAATTCTCATTGCTGTCGGTGCAGTTACTTCAACAACTGGTGCAGGTGCAGGTTCGACAACTGGTTCAATAATTGGTTCTGGTTCTGGCTCAACCGTAGGTTCAACTACGACTGGTTCAGGTGCAGACTTCCTACCTTTGTATGTCTTTGCAACTGGTTCTTCTACCGTAACTTCCGCTACTGGTTCGACAACTAATTCAGTCACGGACTCTTCGAGTTCCGCAACTTCATCAACTGTCACTTCAAGTTCTGGATTCAGTTCCATAGTATTCCTTTGTTGAGGTTGTGCCTTGTATCTATTGTAAGACACAACTCAACTTCCTAGTTCTCTCTAATAGAGAGTAACGCAAGGCTAACCGCGTTAAGACCGAAAGCAAGTGTTAGCAAGTCTTTGCCTAACATTGCCGAAACTACTGCCAATACCCCCGCGCCGAGCGAGGCTACTGCCACCCAAATAATTTCAGTTCTATTCACTAGAAACCTTTTTCGGGCGAGTTCGACCCTTTAACCGAGTAGACGAGTCACGCAACTCAACGCCTTCAGCCCAAACTGCCTTCCGCGCTGTACGGTAGCAAACATCTAGTTCACTAGCAATAGTTTCAATAGACTTACCTTCTAGGTACATTTCGCTTGCTTGCTTACTAATTTTCTTGACAATCATTATTTACTTTTCCTTTTCTTTTTCTATGTAGGGGCTTGCCCTACCCCCTTAGGGGTAGAGCAAGTCTTTACAACTTTGAGATAACTCAACGGTATCCACCTTGCATCTATCTGGCGTAGCCAAGTTCTCTGCTACTACAAACATCGCAATCAGTATTACCGCAATGAATACGTTCCGAACACGTTCTCCGCGCTTAGTAAGTTTCATCTTGCTCTCCTTTTCGTTGAACCATTCAACTAAGGACAATCTTACGCACTAACCTGCACTTTGTCAAGTCCAGACACGCGAGTCTTTTCATAGACGTTAGCCACTACTTCAGCCCAGATAGACGGCGTATGCGTATGAGGTTGATAACCACCCGCACCGCCTATCAACACGCGCCCTTGAGCGTAAGTGTTAGCAATGTCCGCAACTATGTCTGAGGCGTATGCATAGCCGTCATAGTCAAATTGCAAACTAGCAAGCGGGTCAGTCTTGTGACCATCCGCGCCAGTAGCCAGTAGCACAACATCAGGTTGATACTTATCCGCAAGTTCACGGATGTCATCCATAGCCTGAGCAAACTCCAAGTTCCCAGCACCACGAGGCAACGCCCAGTTGTAAACTGAATTTTTTTCGTCGTGACCACTACGCCCAGTTCCAGGGAATACAGTCCCGTCGTGAATACTCATAGTTGGAATGTCCGTATGGTAAAGCAATGCCTCAACTCCGTCACCGTGATGAGCATCCCAGTCAATGTACATAGTCTTTAGACCTGCTTCACCGAACTTCTTTCCAGCCCAAGCAATGTCATTAAACACGCAAAAACCACTTGAGTAGTCATAGTGAGCGTGATGCTTTGCACCTTGAGGATTAAAGCCAACTTGCACTTCTCCAGCAATCATCTTCTCAACTAGCCGAGCCGTACCTGCAAACATCTTGAGCGCAGTAAGACCAAGTTCTGGTTTTGTTCCTGCCCACTCATTCGATAAGCCAAGTAGCACTTCTTGAATGTAGGCAGGGTGATGCACTTTATGTAGTTCTTTAATGTCCGCATCCGTGCTTTTAGGCGCAACAATCTTTACGCTATTTTTGCCTAACTTGTCAATAAGCAAGTCGGTAGCAAGCAATGCGCGTTCTGGATTAGTAGGGTGACCTTCACCTAACTGCCAATCCAAATAATCATTTCCGTATGCAATGTGTAATTTTGTCATTTAGTCATTTCCTTTCTTCTCTAAATCTAGTAACCACTTTTCGTAGTCTTTGTTGCAAAGTACAAGAACACTTCTTGACTGTCGCAAGTATGTGATACTTTCCTCAGCCGAGTAGCCTCTACTCATTAGCACTAATGCGCTAACAAGTCCAGACCTATTCAGCCCAGACAAGCAACGAATCAGAACACTCTTTCCCGCGTCAAGTTCGTAGTTCACAAAGTCCACTAAAAATTTCAGTTCTTCTTCGTTAAACTCCGCAACACTTCCATCTTCAAAGTGTTGCCGAAACTCTCTAACGTGCCAGTCCACGGGATTACTCCAAGCGTGTAGTGTCACCACCGTATCAAAGTCCTGCTTTGTAATCCGTGGTTCTATCTCTGGCTTTCCAACAATGTCATCTTCATCAGTTCCGCCCATAAATAAATTGGGATAAACTTCTGTCCATAACTCTTTTGGCATCAGTTCCGCATAAGTTCCGAGTCCTTCTTCCTTTTCGTATTTTGTCATTTTTTCCTTTCCCTTGAAGAATAACAGGTTAATAACATTTTGTCAAATTGACGGGAAAAGATAAAACCCTGTTATCAAATCGTTATCAAATGGATTAGGAAATGTCAGGGTAATGCGCTATGCTTAGTACATAAGCCAACAAGGGGTTGGTGAAAAGGGGTAACAATGAATTGCACTCAATGTGAGAGAAAGGCTTACTCCGTAGGTCTTTGTACTGCGCACTATATGGCTAACTATCGGGCAAAGAAAAAATACGGCATACCTACCAAAGTCTCTAAGCGACACGGTGGCTGTGTAGAGGCTGGTTGTGAGCGAGAGATTTACTCAAACTCCATTTGCAGGACACACTATATGAGGGTCTATCGCCGTAGGGTAAAGATACGAAATAAAGAAGGTCTAAAGATTTAGAATCCTATACACGGGCTCACAAGGGTCGCCACCTTCGTCAGCGTATTCCTGTTCTTCAGGGGTTAAGTAATCCCAACCACTATCGTGTACCGCGCAATACTGCTCGCTAATCCACCCTTTTGTTCTGCCAAACAGTATCCACTCCGCGCGTTCATCCCATTCTTCGTCTTGCATCTGCACCCCTAAAAATTTCAGTTATCTTTGTACTGTACCGCAATGTGGATAGTTCCGCCAGTACCTGAATCCAAGTAAGACGAAATAGTTATGGCTTCTTTTAGATAAGTCTTTGCTTCCTCGACCGTAACTTTAGTCCTGACCATAGAATGCAATGCGCCAAGCGCGAATGATGAGCCACTACCAATACCGTAGATACCTGCAACATCTCTTGCCCAGCAGTAGTCATCATCAATCTCGTAGACAACACCATTAACGCAAAGGATAATGTTAAACTCTTGGTTTCCGTCTTTTGCGTAACCATTTGTTTCAAAGTAGCCCCTGATTACTGGAATTACTTTAGTAGAAACAAACCTGTCAAGTTTAACTCCACTTAAGTTTTCCGCATCAGGTAAAGGAATGTCCGCAAGTAAGTTCACAGCCCTCAAGTCTCCTGCAGCACCTATGAGATAGTTCCCGTTCTTAGATACTTTCTTTATCCCACTTGGTAAAAGATAAACTCTGTTGTCTGATGAAATTTGAGAGTCAAACCCAACAACCGTAAATCCGTCTCCCTGAATTGCTGCAATAGTTGTCATTAGAAAAGATTTCAGTTCTAGACTTCGTAGTCAATCGCGTCATCCCAGAGCAGGTCTTTAAGTTCATTTTCATACTTTGCTGAGTTCCAACCATTAGTTTTTTCCGAGATGTCTTCCTCATCAACAATCGAATCTAAAGACAAAACTGCCGTGTAGCCGTCATCCTCAAACATAATAATTAACTTAGTGTCATCTCTTTCCGCGTCATCAACGATAGCAACAACAAAGGACTCGCCCGTACGATTAGTGTGGTACGCGCTCTGGAGAATTTCTAGTCTGCTCATAGCAAAAACATTACCGCATCCTTAGAAAGGCTATTTTTGCTTAAAAAACCTACTTAAAAACAGTAGTGAGCCTGTCGCTTAGGTTTACTATCTTGACTATCTTGCTAGTGTTGTCTGGATTAAGTTCCCTAATCAACGCACTAGCCTTTGGATTATTGACCGCACTAAGTTGCTTATGGGCGTAGGCAATAGCCAGCCCCAAAGAGGTTTGAGTTCTACTCTCGAACGGAGGCTTTATTTCTTTGCCCTTCGAGGTCATTAGTGATACTGAATACTTCATACCTTTAGTCTACCTAAAAGATTTCATTTGTCAAGTTAATCAAAATACTCAATAACTACCGCGCCCACGAAAGAAACCGCGCCAACTATAAGGGTTGCTACCAAGTAAGTAGGCGTTATCACTACTGGCTTTAGCAGACCGATAAACATAAGTTGTAGTTCTAGTAGTGCTAAAGGCAATGAGCCAATAGCAACAAAAGTTAAAACATCCCGTAAGTGGAATAGAAACATCTCTTAGACCTCCCACTCTCTGTAGCAATCTTGGCAAACCCAATCGAGGGTTATCCAATCGGTGCTTGACGGTGAAACATTAAAACCACCGCGAACTGAATCTCCGCACTGTGGACACTGATGTGATTCCTTAAACTTTAACATCTTGCTCTCCTTTTTATCGCCCCTTGCGATAGTTCTATCATAACACAAGTCTCTGACCTTTGTCAAGTTAAACGCTAGACGCGCCACCGAAAGGGGATAAGGTGACGCGCCTAACATTTATGAGTGGGGAGAAAGGGGGGGCAACCCCACTCGTATTCGGAGCATAGGGAGAAGGGAGAAAACCCTCGCTCTACGAACTCCTCTACTTTAGCATAAAAAAATTTCAGTTATGCCTCCGTGTCGGAAAATTTAACAATCCCCACAAACTGACTTACTCGAAACCTTTTTCGAGTCAAGCCCAAACCTTTTACCGCATCTCCAACAATTAGTAAAGATAGTCACTACCCTCACTCCCCAATCTCTGGAATGTCGTAGTCGTTCTGCCAACCGCACTTAGGGCAAGTCCAAACACCGCGCCCCCAGTCGTCAAAAGATACTTCCTCTGTACCCTCAAACTTGCAGTCAATCTCCGCGCCTGACTGAAACTCAATAATGCCTTTGCACTCTAGGTCATCAATCTCTGCTGAATCCGCGTAGAATCCTGAACCTCTTAGTGAACCTTCGTAACTCATTTTGTTTCCCTTCTTCTATCGCCCCTTGCGATAAATCTATTTAACCACATAATCTGACTAATGTCAAGTTACTTGATAACTGTGCCTGTCCAACCCTCTGGAATTGAGTATTTAGTTTTTAGTGCCGTGTGAAAAGTGTCCACAACTATCTGACAAACACCGTCTAGTATCTCGTCACTCATTCCGTCAAGGTATGTCCGCAAGTTTTCCTGCAACTGTTCTTGCAATTCAAAAGTATTCATCTTGTTCTCCTTTCAAGAGTAAAGTTCCCCAACCCTAAATTTCCAAAACATCTAGGGGTGGGGAATCCTTTATTTGTCGTTGATACCTAACAAAGCGAAAATTTCATCTTCGTTCAAGACAGTAACCTTGTCGCCACTATCATCAACAATTTTTACGCTAGTTACACGGTAAGAGTTAGCAACCAAGTCACGAACTTCTTGCGCCGTGTTAGCGGTAAAACTGTACTCGTTATCTTTCGACTTCATTGTTACGTTGTAAGCCATTTCGTTCTCCCTTCTTGGCTCTACCCTTCCCGCACTTTGCGGAAAAGTTTTCAGTTTATGAAGTAGGTAGGTGGCTCTCTCAACCACCTGTATGCGCTTCCCCACGCTTCCTATTCGGCTACCTACTTCAGTATTGACTGGCGAACTACGCACCGCACTCCAGTTGTAGTTTTCTTACCTAGTGCAAGACCAGTCAAGTCTTTCTCTATTTAGTTATGACCCTAGTCTATCATACTAGGTTTGCTTTCGCAAGTCCCAAGAGTAGGAATCGAACCTACCGTGCCAAAGCGAGTGATTTACAGTCACCTTCCCCACCTTGAGGAATCCTTGGGGTTATTTAGTTATGGAACTAGTTTATCATACTAGTTATCTTTTTGCAAGTTCTTCGATTAATCTTGTTCGGCGTACAACATCTTTCGTACTCCAACCTTGACCAATCTCCGCGCAAGACTCCAAGTAGTAATCTAAGTCCTGAATTTCATCGTGAAGTTCGTTCACGGTGAGTTCCTCTACTGGTTTGTTTCTTGTAAGCATCTTTGCCCCTTTCGTTCCTCAAGTGTACAACACTTTCCTGACAAATGCAAGTCACGGGAAAAGATAATTTAGCGAAGGCGGGACTCAGAATAAAAAATTTCAGTTTTACCAAAAAAGAAAACCCCCGCAATGCGCGAGGGCTTTCCATTTTTAGATTAGTAGTTTTCGTTCACCCAATCCACAACGTCTTGCATTTTATCCGCGCTACGCGCTACCGCTAGAAAGTTTTCATCTTCTAGTAATAGGCTTTCGTGAACAGTGGTCTCACCTGCTACGAAACCCAGTACGACTCTTAGATTAAGAGTTGATAGTAGTTGTCCTGTTGCCATTTTTTCACCCCTTTCCGTGTGATAACACGAGTCTATCATACCTACCTGACATTTGCAACCCTAACGCCCGAGCGTGGTGGGGCTAGTTGCCCCCACCACCGCATTCGCCATCGGCGAATTCGAGACAACCGCCACAGCAGTCGTCACAAGTACGCACCCAGATAACATCTAGGGCAGGAATGTGTAGAGTTGAGTGAGTTGAGGTTGTGTTGCAGAATTGGCATTTGGACATTTGAAACCCCTTTAGGTTTAGTATCAAGACCCCTTGCCTTGATGAATCAAGTCTATCATACCTACCTGACATTTGCAAGCACATAAGAAAACCCCCTCCGTAGAGGGGGCTTTCCAAAGGGGTCGCGCTAGACGTTAAATAGTTTTTGCACGGCGGTTAGTGCCTTTATGTCTTTACCACCAATGTGCCAATCGTATTGACCGTAGTTAATTCCGCTTTCGTAGTTCTTCCAGTCGTAGATACTCGCGACAAATACTTCGCCAGTTGTTTCATCTTCAAACTTTAGCAACCATTCTGCCTGTACTTTATCTTCGGTATAGCCCAAGTAGTGTGGCTCTCCCAACTTTTCTACGATAGTCGCGTAGGTTGTTCTTACATAACCAAGTAGGAAAGTTCCGCTTGTGTCTACAGAATTACTTTTTTCTATGAGTTTCATTTTTTCTCCCTTTCGTGGTATTTCCACTACCTAAAGTAAACCACTTTATCTGACAAAAGTCAAATCAAATTAAATCCCGCGTGTCCCTAAAAAATTTCAGTTTTACGTTCCCGCACAAAAAAAATAACCCACCCCGTAGGGTGGGCTACTTTTGTAGATTAGAATCTGCGAGCGCAGACCGGGCCGATACCGCGAGCAACTGATACCTCATCAGTTAATTCACGACCGCAAGCGCAACATACGCCAAACTGGATACCGTAATCGCAAGCCTGTTCAAGAGTCATCTTGTCATCAGCCGAGATAGCACGGATGTAACTAGGGTCGTACTGGAATGACCCACCAACCAACTTGGTTGCGTATGGGCGACCTGACGACTGCGAAATCTTAACGCGGTAGACAGAACCCTCCTTAAAGTAAACGCCGACCTCAAGGGCGACAACTGGCGCGGTGGTGCGTGGCTCACGCGGTGCGTATGGAAACGACCGCAAAGCGTCAATGACGGAACTAATTTCGCGCTTGGATAGCGCGGTGATGTCGCCTAAAGAAGCGCGGAACGTGTCCGAAACTGCGCGTGAAGCGAGCAGGGACTGGGCATACGAGATTTGGCTCTCGGTGGCTTGTGTTGTGTTCATAGAACAACCTTATCAAACAACCTGATAAAAGTCAAGCCAACAACTCATAACTATTTTTTCCGGGCAGCGGCGGCGGCAGAACTGAAATTTTTTATTTCTCCCGCGCAAGAAAAAAATCCCCACCTTTCGGCGGGGTTCTTTCTTTGGTTTAGGCTCTGGTTAGAAAGCGTTTTCCCTCGTGGCGGTGGAACAATGCGATTCCGTAGCGGTGGGCTACTTCTTTTCCGCATAAGTAGCAATTTGCTTTCCCGTAAAGTTTTCCAAACATTTTGTTCTCCCTCTATCGGTTACTTCCTGCAACCTGATAAATCAAGTATAACACACTAACCTGACAAATGCAAGTTAGGTGCGCCAGCCGTAGCCAGCGCACCCGTAACCTTAAACGGCTAACCCAAATTCCTTTAGGAACTCTAATTGCTTTTCGGTAAGTCCAGTAGTTTCGCCCTGTCCGTCATTAGATGTAAGAAATACATCTCCAACGATTATGTCTGTACCAATTCCGTACTTGTCCCAGAATAACTGAGTTGCAATTCTATTTGGCTCTAGTCCAATTAGTTTGCCCTCTTCGTTTAGCCATAGGTCAATCTCTTCACCTACGACCGCGCACTCAATCCAACCGTCTACCGCGTTACGAATTACTTCGTAAGACTGTCCAACTGTGAACTCGCGAGTTTCAACTGTGCCGTCTACTCCAATGAATAGACCCTTTGCTTTGTCGCTCATTTGCTTCCCTTTCTCTGTGGTACTTCCACTAAAAAATAATAACACATCTCCCTGACATTTGCAAATTATCTTTTCCGCGTGTCCCCTGACCTAAAAAATTTCAGTTATCTAACTCAGCGCAAAAAGAACCCCGCACTTTCGCACGGGGAACTTTTTGTTTGGTTAAAGTATTTCTCCTACTGTTGCTTCCTCGCAAGGGTCGCAAATCCAACCCTCTACTCCGTGCTGGTCAAAAGGAATCATAGTGTCCTTGCATTCAACGCATACAACGTATTTTGTCCCGTCTGTAGACGTAGCAACTAAACTATCTAATGCGTTCATCTTTACACCTCCCCTGCTTCTAAAGTTTCAAAGTAGTTGTTCACATCAACAATCGAGCAAGGCTCGCATTGTTCATAACCTCCGTCAAGACTGAACTTGTCTAGCGCGTTACCGCACTCTACGCACTTCTCATCTTCGCCTAGTGCTTCTTCCGCACCGCGTAGTAGCCATTCATCAAATCCTTGTAGCACTTTGCTACCTCCCTTTCTTGTATTCCCATTGTAGCGCATTAGCCTGACATTCGCAAGTTACCGCGCAAAAAGAAAGAGCGAGCCTTTCGGCTCGCCCCTCCTAGAGTTTAGTAAGTAGCAAAGGTTCGATTAGAGCCTAAGTCCTTAGCAAATTCGTAGATGTGTTCAAGGTTGATTGTTTTGCTTTCGCCCTTGTTGTTGAAAGCAACCGTGTCGCCTTGAAAGTAACGATACTTTTCCCAACCAACCGAGATAATTACCGCAACCCAGTCGTCTTGTAGGTGTCGCTTGAATACTTCTGCCCAGTCTACCTCGACAGTTTCATCTTCTTCTTCACTCCACACACTCCATAGGTTTGCTTCACCGTCTGGGTCAGCGTCAATAAATCCGTAAAGTGTTACGCCGTCTTTCTCTTGCGTAATTACTTCAACAGGATAGTTTGCAAGTTCTGTCTTAAACGCTTCCGCGTCTTTAACTGCAAAGTAGTTGCTTCGTGCCTGACCAAAAAATTGAGCCATTTCTTATCCCTTCCGCAAGTAAGCCCTTCTTACTCGCTGTATCTATAATACTAAATTACTTGACTATTGTCAAACTCTCCTTGTAAGAGTCCGCAACTTTTGCACACGAAATCATCTATCTCAAGTTCGTAAAAGTATCTGTGCTCGCAGTCTACGCGCCAAATTGAATAACACTCGCAAGCAAAACAACGGTGCTTATCTTCGCCGAGTTCGATTACCTCATCTTTTTGGATAATCCAATTACAAGTATCACACCGAAAAGATTTCACTTTTTCATTCGAGTTGTTGCTGACGTAAATCCATTCCTCTGACATTAATCGTTCCCTTGTTCATAGCAGTTGTAGCAAGTCCAACCGCTTTCGATTAGGTCATCATCTAGCAAGTCGCATTGGCAGTTTATGGTGTCCGCGTTCATTAGAACACTCTCCCATACTCGTTTTCAACTACTGATAAATCAACAGGTGATGTAACTTCCCATTGTTCGTATGGTGTTGGGTCGTAACTATCTCGGCATTCGTTACACCATAGTTCGGGAAACCAACGGTGCTTTTTAGACATTTCGGCGATTGGAAAGTCTTGTTCGCAATCCACGCAAAAATCGTTTTCTTCTGGTATTTCAACTCCAAGCCATTGTGTCATTTTGTTCTCCTTTTTGTTTTCGCGGGCTATCCGCTTAGTAATACTTTATCATACTATTTTGTTTGGTGCAAGTAGTAGGGGGCTTGCGCCCCCCACCGCATTTGCTAAACGTATTCACATACTAGTTCTAGTAAATCCGCGTAAGTTTCTACCCCATTTAATAAGCCGTAGATAGCGTCTGTTAGTTCTGTAGAGTTCCTGATAGTTTCAACTAGCAAACTTTCCTCAACTAGCAAGTCACCTGCAAGACAACGAATTGTCATTTCTGCACTCATTTTGGTTTCCCTTTCTTGTAAGGAGTTTCCTTACATTTCTAATAGTACGGACTTTCTTGACATTTGTCAAGTGATTACGCAAACTCGTTTATTGCGTGTCGGCGTTGGGCAGACCTGTCACGATTACGGCGTGTACGCCTATCCGCAAACTTTGCAGACTTTTGGTTTAGGACATAGTTCCCTCGACCTGTCACTAGATTGTCTAGTGGACTCTTGCGCTTAGCCATCTCTGACTCCTTTCGATAAATCTATTGTAGCACACTTCCCTGACATTATCAAATCGAACCGCGCTCGGCGTGTCGCAATTTAATAATCTCCGTAAAAAATTTCAGTTATGAAAATAAGAAAACCCCCACTTTTGGTGGGGGCTTCCTTGCCTTACATAAATCGGTGGTAGAACTCTACTACCTTTTCCCGTGCCTCTTTCCAGTCTGCCGTAGCGCAGATAGTGACTGTCTGCTCGATACCATTCACATCATCTACCCAACCTATGGCTTCATAGATAGTCACGCCGTCATCATAGTCATAGACCCTGACTTCGGCATCTACCGTTTCGTTCATCTCGATAGTGATTGCGTTGTCTGTTACTGGGTTAAGTAGCACCCGTGTAATTCGACTTGCTGGGTGGCGTAGCGTGGCTAGAAATAATCTAGTGGTTTCGCTGTATGTTGGAATTGTAGTTTCCACTTTTGTTTTACCCCTTTTGAGTTATCTACCGCGCCTTGCGGTATGTAGTAATCGTATCATACCTTTATGACATTTTCTGTATTTCGAGAAAATAAACCCCGCCCGTAGGCGGGGCTTATCTCGAGTATCCGCATTAGCAGATAGAGAACCCACCGCTTTCGGCTAAGAACTCCGCGAACTCGCGTACGTTCTGAACATCAAACGGGTAACTTGCTGCCCAATTCTCTTTTGAGCCAACACCGTCACAACCATTACACCAGCCGAACTCGCGCCCGACAAGGATAGCCACTTCTGGTGATAAGGCTCGGTCAGGCTGACCCGCACTCACGCCAACTTCATCTGTACGAATACCTGTTGAATTGCAGTGCTTACAATCCTCGCGTGGTAAATCCGCAATCTCTGCGTAGTAGTCTTTTTGGTACTGGGCGGTATGTCCTCGACCAATCTTTTCAAACAAGATGTTTGATAAAGCAATCGCGCCTTCGGCGTTTAGCCCATCTCCATCATTGTATTCACCACTTACTTCTGAAGTAAGTTCAGGTGCAACTTCAATGCAGTAATTCCAAAGTGGTCGCCACCACCATACATTGTTGCGGAAGTATTCACCGCGCTCTGTTGTCGGTGCAGTTCCAAAAACGTCCATTCCCATTTGGGTTTCCCTTCTGTAAGCAAGTCCCTCTTGCTCACTCTGTGAGTTTATCATACTAGCCTGACATTCGCAACTCAAACGAAAAACTTTTTTCGTGTCGCCATAACTGAAATTTTTTAAGTAGGCAACAAAAAATCCGCGCAATCTTCCGCGCGGACTTTCTTTTGTTTAGAACTTGTAGGTGATGTTAAAGTCTTTCCGCGTGAACGGGATAAAGGTTTCCCCGTACTCCACATCTCCAGCGTAATTTGTACCGATTTCGTAGCGAACTACAATCTCATCATTCTCTACGAACACGCTAACTAATTCTGAAAGATAACTTGTAGTCGCGTAATCTCTCCAGTTAGTTGTGATGTCCTCGATAGCGGTGTCTATTGTGTCATACAAAACTTCGCCGTCTACTTCGATAATGTCTATTGTTCTCACGTCTGACATTTTGTTTCCTCTCTTTCGCAACCCCTTGTTGCTAGTACCTAGCGTACCCTACTTCCCTGACATTTGCAAGTTGAAAAAGGGGCGAGTTTCCCCGCCCCCTTTTCGTGCGCCCTCCGCGCTTACCAAGAACTCTTGTAAGCAAAACTCCAGCCCTCTGGAACTTTAGAGAGTATGCGCCCAAGTTGAACAAGGGTATCTTCAACCTGTTCCCAATACCACTCGTCAATCTCATACGAGCCGAAGAAGAAACCTGCTTGAGTTGGTAGCAATTCTTCCGCCAACTCTTTGTTCTTGCTTTTCCAAACTTTCATACAGACATCATTTAATTCCTGCAACTGCTCTCGGCTAACGTAATACTCCGCGCAATTATCTTCACCCTCTTGCACGTTGTCCACGAACCATTGGTGTATCTGGTTAGCCTTGCGCCAGTAGCCAACTTTTACCTTGACCGTAATTGACGGGTACTCCTCGTTCTCGAAATCTCCTGCGCCAATCGCATCAGAAACTTTTGCGTATGCATCTCTGGTTGCTTGTTCTTGCCATTCGCCACCTGATAGGTAGTTACTTGCATAAAGGTACTGGTCTAGTCCCATTTTGTTTTCCCTTCCGTAAGCAAGTCCGTCTTGCTCACTCTGTAAGTTTATCATACTAGCCTGACATTTGCAACCTGAACGCGAAACTATTTTTTCCGCGCCCGCGCCAGAAAAAATTTCAGTTTTCAATTTGAGATAAACGCGGATTTCTCCGCGCTCTCTCGTTTGTTATTCGACTTCGTTATCCGCAAGGATTTGCTTGACGGCTTCAATCGCTTCCTCTAGAGTTTCGCAAACTTCCCACCACTCATCGTCAGCCTTTGGCTCATAGAACTCAAACCAATTATTATTCACCCAGACATCTTGCTCTGCGTGTGCCGTGTTGAACTCTGCCAACTTCGTGTCCGTGTCAATCCCTGCGGAGATTAGGTCGCTTGTGTAACGCCAGACATCTCCGTTAGGTAGGTTGATACGCATCTCGCCGTTAGACCCAATGTGAAACTCTCGGTCGCCCGACTTAACTACGGCTAGAACTTCCCAGCCGTTAGTCCAGCAATAGAACGCCGAGTCTGTCTGCTCTGGGTTCTGCTCTACTAAATACTCAACCGTGTAATCCATCACGCCACCTAGTCCTCGTCTGACTCAACTCGGACACCGCAAGTAAAACACTTTAAGTTTTCCCAGTCAGGGTACTCGTAGCAAGTATCGTGGATACAGTCGTTAGTATCGAACACCGCGCCAAGTAGTTCCAACAAACCGTCAAGGTACTCTACGGGGAACGCTTTCATCTCGCCGTACTTTGACGGTAAGGAAACAACTCCCGACATAATGTCCTCTGAAAGTTCCGCAAGAAAGTCAAACTGCTCTTGCAACATTTCATAGTCAATGTTTTTCATTTTGTTTTCTCCCCATTGAGTTCTAGCAACACCGCATTTAGAGTGTCGTAAAGTTCTTCGTCTTTTGCGTAGTTCGCATCATTGTCAATCGCGTGAGTCCACTCATTTGTTGCCGTGTCGTAAACAGTTCCGTCAAAGTAACGAGTTTCATTTTCAATGTTCCACTTGCCTGTTTCGGTATCGAAACACACTACATAGTGATGCTGTGTAGTTGAGGGGTAGTAACCCTGCTCGCCTTCACAAGTTTTGCAGAACGGTGTGCAGTCGAAACCGCCCCCGTGTTCTGGACACTCAACCATTTCTAGTTTGCTCATTTTGTTTCCCTTTCTTAGAGTGAGTCCCTCTCGCTCTATGATAAGTATACGCCCCTAGCCTGACATTTGTCAAATCAGGGGCGCACACCGCGTGTTACCAATTCAGTTCTTCGCCATTCTCGTCTTGGAAGATTAAGTCACTCGTATCTGCCGTGTGACCCCAACCGCAACTAAAGTCATTCTCAATCCACACTTCAACTCTCTGCATAATGTCCCACAGGGTTATTTCACTATGTGGAGTTTCAGTTTCCGCGTGTATGTCGTTAGCAATCTGGTTTACGTCATACGAGACAACTTTCATCACGTTAATGCGTTCTGGTAATTCTCTCATTATTTCTCCATTCCGTGTCCAACGTGGACTAATCTAATTTCTGGCTCGCCGACTTCGATTCCCCAGCCATTCTTTAGTAGTTCTAATGCTTCTTCTTCGCTAGTGCAAAGTTTAAGATTCTTAGAGTCAATCTCTAATGTCTTGATTACTTGAAACTCGTAACGCATTTGGTTTCCCTTCCTTAGCAAGCCCTTCTTGCTAATAACTCTATGATACATCAATACCCTGACATTTGCAACTTGAACACGAAATTATCTTTTCCCGTGCCTTCGCTGAGTTCCGCATAAAAAATTTCAGTTTTGTGAAACCAAGAAACCCCTAGCCTTTCGGCTAAGGGCATCTTTTGGATTAGGCGGTGATTAGTCCCTCGTCTATCAAGGTGCTGGCAATTCTGCCGTAAGAACCTTGCAGTTGCCACGCTAGTCGCGTATCAACTAGTTGCTGAAACAAGTTAATTGTTTCTTCTCTGTCAAGATTACCTTCTTCGAACTCGATGATTAAGTTCGTGATGTCGTGTAGTGACATTTGCTTCCCTTTCGTATTCGCCGTACTTCGGCTTATGTAGTAAGGATACACTAAACCCCTGACATTTGTCAAGGGCTTAGTGTCCCGTGTCTTTAGTCTTCTTCTTCGTACTCATCTTCGTCTTCGTCTTCGTCTTCGTCTTCGTCTTCACGGCATCTGTCGCAGATTGAGTCATAGTCCGCGCCAGACTCGCCACATAGTTGGCAAAACTCGTCTTCGTATCCCTGTGGGATTATGCTTTCGTATCCCTCGTTAGGGTCGTCCTCGTTAGTTGCTACTGATTGCACAAACTTTAGCCCGCAAGAGCCTTCGTACCAACGCTTGACTAGGGTAAGCATTTCGTCAGGGGTTGAGTCGGTAACAAGGAAACTTCCGTCCTCGCCATAGCCCCACTCTGCACTCTGCTTGACTTGCTGGTCGTCTTTCAAGATGTAAATCTTGTGACAACCATCAAACGAGATGCCTTTGGCTTCGTCAAGTTCTGCCTTAACTTCGTCCCAGATGTCTTGGAAAGTAGTCATTTTGATTTCCCTTTCTATCAGTAAGCCTTTCTTGCTGATAAAACTATCATACCACACTATCCTGACATTACCTAATCGGGGCTTTAGCGCGTGTCGCAGAAAAAATTTCAGTTATCTAAAATTACGAAACCCGTACCAAAAAAATTTCAGTACGGGCTTCGCTTAGAAACTGTCGGAAGGCTGACACACGCTGGAAGGACGATACCCCCCGACAGGGCTTATGGGTTATTCAATTATCCGTTACGGTTTCCCATAGCGGTTAGTGCTTTCGCACACGCTTGTCCGATAGCGTTGGACGCTTCCGTTGGAGAAGCCACACCGCTTAACGGCTCTACCGTTGTCCCCCTTAGGAGACTTCTGGCACTTGAACCGTTGTCGAACGGTATCCATACTACCGCCACGCCGTTGCTCTCACACTGCGACACCCAACTCCGAGCCTTTTGGGTCTCGTCGTAAGTGTACACGCCGTCGGATACCACGACTAAAAGCCTAGCACCGTCACCGTTGAGCAGGTTCAACTCGCCGTCTATTGCCTTGAACGCCTTGTCAAACTTTTCCGTACCGTCTGGTGCTGTGTACACCGTTACGTCCGTTAAGTGCTGACCAGACTTGAGCGTAGGGAACACGTCGTCGCCGTAGTACACCATCGCGCACTTGCCTTGGACTCGCCGAGTTGCTTCCGACATTACCCACGCCGTTGTCGCCATCGGTTGCATCGCCGAATTCATCGAACCGCTAATGTCTACCATCACGCCGACCTTTAGTGTTGGCTCGTCCGTTGTCTTACGGACTCGCTTACGCCAAGGTTGCGCCGTTGGTTGCATACCTATCGCCTTGTGTGCTTCGTTCTGCATAGCCGAGCGAGTTCGTAGCCGTCCACCGGGAACAATGCTACGCACTTCAACAACATCGCGCTCGCGATACTTTGCACGCTCTAATGCGCTCGCCACTTTCACCGCGCTGATACGCTCGTCTGCCGTAGGCTTACGAACCTCTGTTGCATAACTACGAGTACGAGTAGATGCTGATGGACCAGTACCTCGCCCGAAAACTTCTTGAGCAACTTTAACATTCTCACGACTTTGCTTTGCACTGTCCGCGCGATTCTTAACTTCCTCTTTCCATTCCTCTGACTCCTCTTGGTCTGCAAGTTCGGAGTAGTTAGACACCGCAACATTTTCAGATGCTTCTTTCAACTTCTCAAGTAACTCTTTTAATGCTTCGCCAACTTCAGATGTAGACTCACCACTTCCACCAGAAGTACTTTCACTACCAGAATTATCCTCGCCACGTTCGTTTGCAAGGTCGCGAACAATCTGTGCCCACTCACGCGCTAATGGATAAACAGGTTCCATGTTTCGATGGTCTGTGTGTGTAATGAAACGCTCGATAACACTGCATAACTTTTCAACAGTTTCGTTGCCTAAGTATTCCTCTATAAATTCTGTAACCTCTAGAACATCATCACGCTCTAAAATTCCACCAATGATTCGACCATGCACTAGTCCAACTAAAGTTGCAATGTTTGAAACACTACCCTGTGTCAAATCCTCTGACTCAAAATCTGCAATAACAATTTCCATTGCACTTGAGCATAGAAATGCGCGATACCGAGCATCAAGCAAAATACCTTGTGCTTCGATTCGTGATTCCTCAAGAAGCATTAGTGCTTCGTACTCGTCTGACTTTAATGCTTCGTAAGCAGACTCTAAACTCCACTTCGAGAAACGAGCGTGAAATGCTTCGTGCATTATCGCGCCAGTTGCCTTTGGAAATTCGTACTGCGTTGAGCGTTGATTAATGTCGCTAATGTGTTCTGGCTTAATGCCAAACCCGAAAGCAATTTCTGTGTTCACTTCAATTTCTGCAATCGCTGGCTTGTAGCACGCTGGCGCATTGCTACCTGCAACAGGAGATGCAAGTCCAACTAAATCACCGCGACCTGCGATTGAGTTTGCTAGTTGCGCAATCTGCGAACCAACTGCATACCATTCTGGATGTCTTTCACCAGAAGTCTTACTGTGTGTGTCAATGTGTGCCATCTCTGGCTCCTTCCTTTTGTACGCCCCTTTGACGTACTCTGTGAGTTTATCATACCTTCTTGATATTTCCAAATTGAAGGGTGGGGAGTCGGGAAACACTCACGAAAACCGACTCCCCTTAGCAAGGATGAAAGGGACTAAATCCTTGCTGGCTTGTATTCCGCACCAAACACGCGAGACAGAACATCTGCCACGATTGGTCTGTCCATCTCTGGTGCAGAAGCAAGTAAGTTCGAGATACCAAACGGAACCCCGAATGTTGTAACGATGTCGCGGAACGCTAAAAGTTCGCGCATCTGTGGAGCCCACGAGACTTCACCAGACTCTTGTTTCTTAGCAAGATTCTGCGCAACAGTAACGAGGTTGCTAGGTACACCTAAGGTGCGAGCAAGTGACCAGTCAGTTGCCATCTCTGCTTGAACAGTAAAGCGAGATAGTAAGGCTTCTGAAAGTCGTACTCCCGGAGCATTAGGGTTAGTTGCACCCACAACATAAAAGTCAGGGTGAACCTTAACAGTACCTCTGTCAGGATTAGCAGTGACAGTAATTTCGCCACGTCCATCCATCACGCCATACAAACCTGAAAGTTGCTTAGGGTCAATCAGACCAATCTCGTCAATGAACAAGACTGCACCTTCCTCTACTGCTCGCACAAGTGGACCATCTACCCACTCGAAACCACCAGCAGGATTCTGTACGAACCCACCAAGGAAGTCTGACATTTCGATGTCAGCAGTTCCAAGTACTGTGTACATATTTCCACCAAACGCTGCTTCGACTAATGCAGTCTTACCAGTTCCCGGTGCGCCATAAAGCAACGCGAACATTGGCGAGCCAACTTTGTCTGTGACAGACAAGGTAGTTGCTTCACGAGCCTTGCGTAATGTTGCAACATCTTGATGTTCACCCCAAGTACGAGCGTGGTACACACTTCCATTTGGACGAATGTATTGACTACTACTTGATTCAAGTGTGACACCTGATGTTGTAATTGGTGTCGCTACGCGAGCAACGCGAGGTGCGCGTTCTACGAAACGACCTTGTGGTAAAACCTGCGAGATTACTCTCATAGATGCTTCTGTTGATACTGACTGCGCAACCATGTCGTCTAACATGGAAGTGAATTCAGTTCCCCACTTTGAATAAATTTCATTTTCTTTGATGCTCATAATTTTCAGTCCCTTTCTACGCTGTGAACATTTCTGGATAAGATAATGCAGTTCGAGTCTGGTTGATTCGATGCACGACCTTAGTTGGAGTCTTACCTTCTGTTACATCTGTCAAGTCTTTCTGTGAAACTTCCACAAAAAATGGCTTGCCAATAAGTACGCTACTAATTGAAACGCGCTTCATAAACCACGCTAGTGTTTGAAGTCGCTCCTCGCGATGGTTCTCTGATGTAACCCCTGTTGCTGGGTCTACGAGACTACGCTGAAGTGCTTGCACCTTCCATTGTTTCTTTGGCTGTGATGCCGAAAGACGACGATAGTAGACACGCGCTGTCGAAAAATTTCCAAGTTCATTCCAACCATCTGGAGTAATGAACATCTGAAAAATCTGTTGGTATTCATTCTTGAATTCCGCGTACAAGGCTGTGCCCTGTACTTTCTTTTCTGGGTCTGTAAGCAGACCAAGAGGTGTTTCTGTTGACATAGTGAGTATTTCCTTTCTTTATGTCTTTTGTCCCTGTGACATTTCTAGTTTAGCATAACGCTATGATGGAGTCAAATCGGGGTAGGAGTATGTCTAAGGAGACCTACCCCGACCTGACTTCTAACTACTTAGCGACAATGATGTCGTAAGTAGAAACCTTTGAACAGGTTTCGTATGCTTCTGGATAAACTTCTTTCAGAAGCGTTGAGTCCACATTGGTGCGTGAACGTGGTGCAAGTTCCACTACTGGAAGCCCTGCGACAGTACCAACCTTGGCAGAACCAATTAGGTCACGAATTGCGCTGTCAAGTTCTGACTTTGCTTTTTCGAGTTCCTTGATTGCAAGTTTTGCGTTAGCAAAATCTGCAAGCAGGTTCGCGATGTTGGTGTTGTCCAATTCAACGGTGGACGTTTCCGTGACAACCTGTGTTGTCGTTACCTGTGTGCGTATGCTCACTTTGGCGATTCCCCTTTCAAGGAAAGTTCGATAGACCATCTAACGAACAGTTCTAACTTTACGCCCTACACCTGACATTTGTCAAATCGAGCGTTTCCACCCCGATTTCTCGGGCTGTTTTCGTTCATAGAACCAATGTAACACATTACCCTGACATCCGCAAGTTTATTTGATAACGATTTGATAACGGACCGGGAACTGAAATTTTTTAGTTCCGGGTTGTTGAAGGCGGGCTCCAATAAAAAATTTCACTTTTGGGCAAAAAGAAACCCCCGTTCGAAACTCACTGGTTTCGATTTAACGGGGGTTGGTCTTTAGAGTTCTTGCTCCCACTTTTCGATGTCAAACATTTCCCAGATTTCATCATCTGTGAAATTTTCCTTCAACCAAATAGCGGTGCGCTTTTGGACTACTGGGTTTTCGTCTACTGGCTTAGCAGTTCCGAAGATGCTACCCATAAGGGCTTGGTATGCGTGTGCGTTTGCTTCATGCGGTTTGTTCATACTCCTACGGTAACACGAGGCACTGACATTTCTTCAGGTGTCCAAATGTAGGGGAGGTCACTTGGCGTATCGGGAAAAAATTCAGAGTAGTACTCAGGGGCTTTGCGCAAGAGATTCGAGCGGTGCGATTCGTGGAACCGTGAGTTCCCGATGAACCAAGGCAAGCCTTCGTACCGCTTACCTTGCACCGTTAGGTCTCGCATCTTCTCGATGAAGTACGGTAGCAGGTTGTCGACATACCCTCTCCGTTTCCACTCCAGCGACATTATTGAACCGTAGTACGCGAGTGCGAACTCGTGCCCACGCCACATCTTGGTCGCAGGGTGGTTGACCCAACCCGTTGTCTCGCCGTTGAGCGCCATCAGTATTTGCTTGGTCTCAACCCGTTGCTTCCCGAGCCGTCGGTAGTCCAATACCCTCGCCGTCTTTTCAAAATCGGCGTATGGCAGGAACGTCTGCATTAGCCCTCGCCGTTCTCTCGAACTAGCGCGATGGCTCTCGCCATGCCTGCAGACCAACCGTCGTTAAACGCGACATCCGTCTCGTCCATTTCCTCAGCGTCCGTCATGTCTTCTTCGGTTACCCGTTCCCACTCCTCCATTAAAATTTCTAATAGTGTCATGTGGTCACGCCCGCTAACGCCCACGCCTTCTTGAGGTCGCGGTCGAAGTCGCGTTGCAACTTATCCCACGCCGTTTCGTCAAAAAGGATTGGGTGCGCCTCTTGCTTATTTCTGCTAAGCACTCGCCGTATAAAAGATTTCAGTTCCGTGTAGTTCATGTTCTTGCTCCTCCTTTGTTTTGCGGGGCACGCCGTGTGCCTCGCCGTCGTGATGTATTAACTTTATGATAAAAGTTTCTAGATGTCAAGCGCGTACTCTGGGAGTTCCATCCCTGCCCCAACTAACGCGCGCCGTATTAAACCTTGCTGACGCGAAGTTGTCTGCGAGTATTTATCTACGTTCAGATAAGTAACCTGACGTTTTTCTGTGTTTATACTAGCCATCCGTGTTGAGTAAGAGTAGATGTCGTAGATGATGTCGCCACCAGCGTCGCACCATTTCGAGGCTCTCATGCTGTGACCGTGCTTGAATGGTTTGAATGCTGGAATAAATTCTTCTGCAATTTCTTTGTAACTAGGCATTTTTATTTCCCTTCCCGTTGATGTGTCTCACCAACAAGAACCATTCTATCATACCAACCTGACATTCGCAACTTAAGGCACGCCATTAGATTTCTTCAGTGTCTTCCATTAGTTCAGGAAGATTTTCCTCAACCATCTCCCAGAAGGTATCAAAAATTTCGATATTCTCTCGAACCTCTTCAACGGGTGCATCGTATTCAATGGTAACGATTTCGTGGACGTGCTCTTCGTCTTCCTCAACGTGGTGAGTTCGAAACACATAGTCACCGTCTTCGGTGATTAGGTAATTAATAAACATCACGGAGCACTCAGATGTGAGCGCGACTTGGTATGTCTCGGTTAGGGGGTCGTAGATAGGACAGCAAGCAGAAATGATGTCGTGCATGTAGTGCCCTTTTTTGATGACACGGCTTGGGTGAATGTTGTTCGGTTTGTTCATACTAGCAGTATTGCACATCCGTCTGACATTTCCAAATCGGGCTCAGGGCACACCGTTTAAAAAATTTCAGTTTTGAGTTTGCACGGATGGATTTTGCGGTCCTAGCCCGGAAAATATAAAAAGGAGGCGGGTGGCCTGGGCGGCTCTTCCAGGCTAAGCGGTTTAACCGTTTAAAAGATTGCGTCAACAATCAGGGCGGCTAGAATAAGCGCCCCGAGAAATGCAAAAGGAAATTTAAACTCGCTCATCGGTCATCTCGGCGGTCAGCATCTTAACCAGTTCCGTTGCGCGGTTGGCTCTTGCGGTTACGCGGATGTGCTCTTCGCGGGTCTTCGCAAGCGGGATGTCTGCGGTTAGGTCACGGGCTAATTCTTCGGCGACTGCTAATAAGTTATTTGTCATCAGGGCTCGCCGCCTGGTCTTCTGAGGCTGCATCCGTTATTATATTTTCCGGGCGGTCATCAGGATTGGATACAATCACGGCATCCGTTATCTCGTAGGTGGCTACATCCGTTGGTGTTTCTTCCGGGGACAGGACGCTATAAACGCTCGCCGCTCCTGCAGCAAGCCGTTGCAATCTTTCAGCAACAATGACATGTGGCGGTCGCGCATCGTTGACTTCGACATCAACGCTAAGTTCCATTCCTCCGCGCACGCCCGCACGGTCGAGAATCTCCGTCGCCGCTTTTAACTTAACGGGTTCAGACTCAGCGTTCTCCATCATATCTTCTAGAACGTCGACTGCATACGGTGCGGCTTGGATGAGTTTGCGTCTCGCCCGTTCTACATCTTCGCCCGGTTTGCGGACGGACTTTAAGTGGGCTCGGCACAAGCCGTCATCTTTGAGGCGACCAGATGCCCACAACATACAGCGCAAGCCGTCATCCTTGATAGTTCGGCATCGCGTCGGGAGAACTGCGGGTTGCTTTCTTTCGCTCGCCGTTGGTTCGTTTTGTTCCGCTACCCACTTACGGGTCGCGCCGATAACCCAAGGCGGAGAAATCTTCATGGCGTTGTCATCAAGCAGGAGGTCAACACCCGTTAGGTAATCTGAATTATTATTTGAACCGTCAACTAAAAGCGGTCGCTTCTCAACGAGTGAGAGGACACGCCGTTCGCGCATTGCCTCTGGAGACCGTGCGGCTATCATACCCGTTGGGTTACCCGTTGCGTCGTAAACGGAATCCCAGTTGTAATGGGCTCGCCGTAATAGGGAGCGGTTGTCGTAGGTGTCGTCGCACACGCCCCGTTCGTGCTCTATGATACCGAGTTCGGAAAGGTCGGGGCGTAGGTCTAGCGGTGTATCAAGGCGTGGCGCTCTATCCGTTGGGTCATCTTTGGGACCCTCGGAATCAAACTTTATAACTTCTGTCATGCCTCGCCGTTCAATAAAAAATTTCAGTTATCGTCTCACAATGTGGAACGATTGCTCGCCGTTAAAAAATTTCAGTTTTGCGGGCGGGGAAGCCGCCGCTGCCTGGAAGTTGTAACTATTTTTTCTTGGGGGCGGGAGTCGCCGTCTTCTTTTTGGCAGGTGCCTTTTTAGCCGGGGCTTTCTTGGCTGGTGCCTTTGTTGCGGATGGTGCAACAACTGGGGCTGGGGCTGGGGTGGTGTCTAGGAAACGACCCTTTTTGTCGCGTGGCATTTTCTCGGCGGCTTTGCGTCGTGCGCGGGAGCCAAGAAGTTCTTTTAATTTTTTAAGCATTGGGAGTTCCGTTCTAGTTCTTTGTGATGGAGGCGGAGTTTGAGTCGCCGACCTGTGTGGATGCGATACTGGACAAAACGGACAAAAGGGCAGCGCCGAGGGAAACCTTTAGGGTGTCTACGGTTGCGATGGTAAAGATGCCAGCCATGTCTGAACCGACAAGGGCAATGAAGGTTTGGGCAAAGGTTTTAATCGCTCTTTCGGCGAGGTCGTTCAAGAACTTTTTATTATACATAAAATGTCTCCGTTGTCAAATCCAGCGTGTGTATCTTTTATAACGATTAGATAACAAGATGATAACGGTTTAAATCTCGGACGATTTTTTTGGCGCGTGGAGAGAGTGGCGAGCCGTTTTGCCCCTTCTATAAAGAGAACCCCATAAAATAAGGGTTTTCTAGTAACTAAGTATTATACACTTTTAGCCCTAAAAAAGTGTTTATATTTGGGCGTGTCGCATCACTTTTCTGGGTTCAGAACTGCCCAGACTGCCCAAGCACAGACTCCAACACCGATAGCCAATCCGACAACTAATCCAACTAGAAACTCAAACATTAGACTTCCTCTCTACATTCCTGACATAATAAAGCATCATACCCTGTTGCGTATGACGTGGCGTGTCCGCTCTTAGTTACAGGAACGGGAGTCACAATCTCGTCAACTTTTCCGCATCTGTCGCACTTCAAATCAACAATCCATTCTGCTGATTTACCTGACATTATCAAGGCACTCAATCCGCGACTCAAGGCGTGCATAGCCCCACCACCCACAGTCCTGCGTAGGAATGCGCGAGTATCGTCAACTTCTAGAACTGCTCTAGGAGATTTGCAAGGGCAGTCCAACCGAGAAGGCTTACACATAATTTCCCCAGCAATTTCCTTATGTCGTGACATTCCGTGCCCACAGATACAGATTCGGCTATCCCTGACTTTTCCCCTCTGCTTGTGAGCATTGTCGGTTATTACTGCCATATCAGGGTCAACCCCAATGGCTATCAAAGCATTTCTTGCACTGTCGTCAGTCGTCATAATTTTCCATTTCTTTGGATAGGTTTTCCGCAATCTCGATAAAAGTCATTTCATCCTCGATGCTCTTTTTTAACTCGGAGTAGAGCCCTAGCATGGCTTGCGTTTTCTTAAAATTAAGGTATGATGTATAGCCCACCACAGCCAGTCCTGCACCCAAAAAGGCACTCAGTCCTACGAGCAAATATTCCATCAACTAATCCCCATCTCTAGTCTCCAACAATACTTCCTTAACCCCGTGACTGTCAAGCAGTGACTTCACAACTTCCTTAGCCTTGACTTCCCATCTGTCTTTTTCTTCCTGACTTAAATCATTCATACCATTTGGGAACCAATATCTCAGGGTATCGTCCACGAAATTCTCGTAGGCTCGCTTCATCCGACTCACACTAACTCCTTAAAGTTATCCACAGGCGCACCCTGATTCCAACTATAGTACCGACTATAACATAAAAAAACTAAACATTAAACATAAAACATAAAAGTCAACTATATTTTACCAACCCCCCTAAGCGCACGCATACGCGCGTATGGAAAATATAGTTAACTTTTATGTATGGTGTATAGTTATTTTAGTGTTACTAGTCAGATTATTTTATCCGAAAATATTTTTTTCTGCTAGTAACTTACCACTTCGACTCATTTCGACCCGAAACTAAACATTAAAAAACCATACACTATAAACCATACACTAAACATAAAAGTCGACTATATTTCCCAGACCAAAATCACAAATCCAACACAAAGTTATCCACAGCCCTTACCTCAAAAATTGCCACATCACCCCCCTTGACAGACCCAAATCCAAGGAGTAACCTACCGATATGAATTCTGAAATATACCTGACTCTTGAAGAGTACAACGATTTTGTGTCACAGGCACATGCTCAATATATGATAAACCGTCTGCAACATACTCCGTCAGACACCTACAAAAAGTATCATCCGTCTGACCTTGCAATCGAAACCGCATCATTCTTTGAAGCGTCCTATTTAGTGCTTGACTCCTATCTAGATATAATCACAGCACGACTACGCGCAGAGAGAGAAGCAAAACAAGAACCCGTAGAACCATTCTTTGACCACAAACCAACCAAGCCAAAGAAGGAAAGAAAGCAAGTAAAAGAGAAATGAGATATTTAATGAAAAAAATTAAACTAATAAAAACCAACCGACTCCTAAAAAAGCACGTTGGTAAATCAACTTACTGGGATTAAGTAGGAGAACTAATGACACATATGATTTCGGTAGGGACACACGAATTATTACTAAACCTGTTTGAGGAAAAGATAGACCTAGAAACATTTAAGAATCTTTCTAATCTACCTGAAGAAGAACTCAACGCAATTTTAGAACTCTTATTAGAAACAGGTTGCTAAAACTAATGTCTATGTTTCGCATATTTGTTTTAACTACGGCTACAGGATTGGCATGGCTTACTTTATTTAATCAGTTAAATAGAGAGACTATTATAAAAACTACCCTGTTTTCATTATTTCTTTCTTTTGTATTATCTTTGATTAAGAACAAGCAACAAAAATAAATAAGCAATTCATTATATCCGCAACGACAAACAAAATTGGACAATCAAAAAAGTCCAATAAAGAAAGGGCTTTTATGCTTCTTAGAAAGTATATCGGAGAGACACTATTAAAAGAACGCACCAAGCAAGGAAGAACACTAAGAGACGTATCTACTCAAGCAACTGTTTCTCTAGGATATCTATCTGAACTAGAAAGAGGTCTAAAGGAAGTTTCTTCTGAACTCTTAAATGCAATCTGCGAGGCTTTAGTTATAAGCCCCGTTGACCTGTTAATAGATGTAACTGCATCTATGAGCCAAGATTTAGGGAGGGAGTTGGATAATGAGTTATATTCCATCAACCATAAAGAATCAATTAGTATCTAAACTTCTAGACCTAAACGATAAGTCAGCATTCCTTAGAGACCAAAATCCCTCCTATAAAAAAGTAGTATGCACAGCAATAGTTGAGACACTAGAAAAAGGACTTAGAGAGTGTTATGCAAGAGAGATACTTGCTTATCACGAAGTGGAGTGTCAGAATGATGGCTACCCATATTCCTGTACCTGTAGAGATGTTGCAGACATGATTATTGGAGAGATTTTAGGGGATGAAATTGGTGAATTTAAGTGAAGAACTCTGACTTTGATATTGACTTCTCTAACGGAAGAGCAGGGGAAGACTCTGTTGCCCAAGTATTAAACATCTCTACCGTTGAAGTTAAGCGCGACCTAAAATGGTTTGACACCAATAACTTCTTTATAGAGTACGAATGCTTTAACATCACCCAAAACAAATACATCCCAAGCGGTCTTAAAACCACCAAGGCTACGCACTACGTCTTTGTTTTAGGTGACACTTTTATAGGGCTTCCGACCCAGCAACTAAAAGATTTAATCAACAAGAAGTTCCATGAAGGTACCCTAAGAGATGTAGACTGCTATATACCACCAAACCAAAGCAGGGGTTATCTTGTCACCGTTCAAGACATTCTGGAATACCAAAAAGAAAAAGGAAGAGAACTTACAAATGCATAGTTCCGTAAACCCAAAAGACATTGCTTCCTACGGTGAACTTTTAGAAGAACTTCATAGGTATCAAAAGATGACTGCAAACCTTGCACACTTCCAAGACATCACCTATGAGTTAGCAACTATTCATCAAAAACAAGGAGATATCTGTTTAGGTTGTCCCCGTTCTATGACTGCCAAAGATGGTGTCATCTACGGTAAGTATTCTGAATGCAGTGTTGCTATCTGCATTGAAAAGCATAAGATAACTCCTAACCTAATGACCCGTCACGACATGGGAATACAGATTAATAAACTTACAAATAAAATAAATAAGTTAGAAGAGCAACTTAAGAATATTAAAGAAGAACACTGCGAAGTTGCAGAAGGTGTTTGCAGTTTAAACCCGTGCCCAACAAAACATTTCTGCATAACATCTGGTTTTACTAAGGGGTAGAATATGAAGATGGAATACTACACACCTACATTTATCAAAAAGAAAATGGATGCCATCAAGCGCGTTCGCAACCTACACCAACCCAAAATGTGGAGTTTGCACGATGTTAAAGATATATGTTCAGAATGCAAAGTTCCATACCCCTGCAACACCATTAAAGCATTAGACGGTTAGTAGCGCGAGAACATACCTGTAAGTTTTGCGGAGTATTACTTACAGCAACATCTGTAAAAAAGATTGAGAAAGAGTACGAACTTCACATCAAAACCGACTACCATATATCTCAAGTAGAGTTAATAAAAGAGATACGCAAGCAAAGACTTCTTTTACTAGGAAACAAATGAGCGATAAAGAGAACGAAGAAGAAGAAGAATACCTAGCAGGTGTACGAGAATCTATGCAAGGTTTATCTGACGCTCTAACAGCAAGACTAGAGAGAATGCAAATGTTTCACAGATACACTCAAGCAATGATGCGAGACGATTTTGTTGGGATGGTAGAGGCTCTTGGCTATTCAGAGGATATTCTTAAAGATATGACGTACCCAGAGATAATGGAATCAATGGTTGTACGAGTAGCAGACTTAGCAAAAGAAGTTGGCTTCGACATAAATGGCAAAGATTAAAAGGTTCAAATAATGTGTAATCAAATGGAAGATGCTGCGCATGTTTATAAAATGAAAAAAGAAGTTTGGTTAGAAGTACTAAGCGATTACCCAAGCGAAGGCGAAGAAGAGCGGTTATGGCATTGCTTGCATGGCAGGGCTTATGGAATCAACTGCAAAAAATGCGAGAGAGATGACGATGACTAAACCAAAAGCAATCATTGTTGATATTGATGGAACCGTCTCACACAAAAACGATAGAGATATTTACGACTACGAAAAGTCTCTTGATGATTCCTCTGACGCAGTAATCATTGAAATAGTTAAATCTCTCTGGCTCCAGAACTACAAGATTATTTTTATAACAGGTCGCTCGGACGAATGTATTGCAGTAACCCGTGAGTGGCTACGACTTCATTGTCCTCCATACATCGGTCTTTATATGCGACAAGCAGGAGACTTCCGTAAGGACTCAATCATTAAGAAAGAACTCTATGACCAATACGTTAAAGACCAATACGATGTGCTTTGCGTATTTGATGACCGCAATCAGGTTGTGGACATGTGGCGCGAGATTGGTCTTAAGTGTCTACAAGTACAGCCAGGAGATTTTTAAGTGGAACGCTCTTTCGAGGATAAGTTAGAAATTGTAGCATCAGCGTTTTATAGTCGCTTTGATGAAGAAGGTGAAGCAGAAATTTTACAAAAGATTTTTAATTCACACGACCTATCAGGTGCTGTTGCATTAGCAGTAGTCGGAGGAGATGTCGAGATTAAATCTGACGAAGCAAAAGGTTGGATTGAAGAAACATATAGAGTTCTAGATGCTATCTTTGATTTCCCAGAGGAGGAGTCTTAAATGAACCAAGACGATTATGAAGAAGACAATTATGAAGAAGACGTAAAAGATTCTTTAAAACTTTTTGCTTCCATTACTGTTCCCGTACTTATATTCTCTATTGCTATTTGGTTTCTATCTGCCTAGACTTATCTAATGCATACATACGACGTAAGACAGATAGAATCCAAAGAGACACACGACTACCTTCTTAACATCCACTATGCAAAGCGTCTCCCACAGATTATGTACGCATACGGTCTATTCCGAGATGACAACCTTGTTGGTGTAATTACTTATGGTCGTCCACCTGCACCGTCTGTGTCTAAGGGCGTTTTAGGAACTGAACATAAGAATCTAGTTCTTGAACTTAATCGTTTATGTCTTAAAGACAATCTTAAAAACGAAGCGTCACAACTTGTCGCAGGTTCTTTCAAACTTCTTCCTACTCCACTTGCAATTATTTCTTATGCAGATACATCACACGACCATCTCGGTATTGTGTATCAAGCAACAAATTTTCTCTATACAGGGCTCTCATCTAAACATACAGACTGGGCAGTAAAAGGAATGGAAGGGACTCACACAAGAACTTTTAATCACATCGCTGATGCAATACCCGGAGATAAAAAGAATCTCGAAAAGATTAAAGAACTTTATGGTGACCGCTTCTACTACATTGACAGACCAAGAAAACATCGGTACATTATCTTGTTAGGGAGCAAGTCAGAAAAAAGAACTCTTAAAAGTCTTTTGAAGTACCCTGTTCTTCCATATCCAAAAAGGAGTAAAGATGCTTGATAGCAAAGGTGATTACCACCCTAATGACCCATCTGCAGAGAACGAAAGACTGTACAGAATTTTAGATAAACTGAACAGTATTAGAAAGCACTCTCAAGTACGAGGAGACTCAGAGCAGTTTATTCTTGGCATCTTGCTAAGTACTGACATCGTAACTGCCGAAATACGTGGAGAAATTCATAAAATAGATGGCAGTAATACCCACCCCGACCAAATACCCCTAATCTAGCACTGCTAGTATTTTAACTCTTACTCAAATACCACCCCCAAAAAAGGATACTTATGTCTGCCGTCACTTTTGTTTTTCGTCTAAATGAAGAGTTTGTTGCTTCTTATAAAGATAAGAAAGCACCATTTGGATATAGAGACGCAGGCGGTAACTCGGTAGGTGAAATTACTTTCCTACGCACTTACTCACGCAAGAAAGAAGACGGCACTAAGGAAACTTGGGTGGATGTTTGTGAGCGCGTTATTAACGGAATGTACTCGCTTCAGAAGGAACACTGCAAGACTAATCGTCTTCCTTGGTCTGATGCTAAGGCTCAGGCTTCTGCAAAAGAAGCATTCGACCGTTTGTTCCATCTCAAGTGGACACCACCAGGTCGCGGACTTTGGGTTATGGGAACTCCGATTGTAAACGTACAAAAGAACTCCGCAGCACTACAGAACTGCGCGTTTGTATCAACACTTGAAATGACTAAGAACAATCCTGCTAAGCCATTTGGTTTCTTAATGGAAGCATCAATGCTTGGCGTTGGCGTTGGCTTTGATGATAAGGGTGCTGAAAAAGAATTCACTATCTACGCACCTAAATCAGAGTGCACAACAATGGTTATCCCAGATACTCGCGAGGGCTGGGTTGAATCAACTGTTGAACTTATTAACTCTTACCTAAAGGCAGACCACAACTGCTTAGAATTTGACTACTCAGAGATTCGTCCTGCTGGCGCACCTATTGCAACTTTTGGTGGAACAGCAGCAGGTCACGAACCTTTAGAGCGTCTACATAACTACATCCACAAACTATTCAAAGGACGCGCTGGTGAACTCGTTACTAAAAAAGATATTGCTGATATCGGCAATCTTATTGGCGTTTGTGTTGTTAGCGGTAATGTTCGTCGTAGTGCTGAACTTCTTATTGGCTCCATTGATGACGCTGATTTCCTTAATCTTAAAAACGCTGATGTATTCCCCGAACGAAACTCCTACGACCCCGACGCTCCTGGCTGGGGTTGGATGTCTAATAACTCGGTAGCAGTTAGCGTAGGTCAAGACCTTTCACCAATCGTTGATGGTATTGCTCGCAACGGCGAGCCAGGTGTTATTTGGATGGACGTATCAAAGAAGTACGGTCGTCTTGCTGACCCAATCAACAACAAAGACCATCGCATTGCTGGCTACAATCCTTGTGCAGAACAGTCACTTGAATCATTTGAAATGTGCACCTTAGTTGAAACATACCTAAACCGTCACGATTCATTAGAGGACTACAACCGCACACTTAAGTTTGCATACCTCTACGCTAAGACTGTAACTCTTCTTCCAACACACTGGGAAGAAACAAATGCAATCATGCAACGTAACCGTCGTATCGGAACCTCGATGTCAGGCGTAGCAAACTTTGCTGACCGTAAGGGTTTACCTGTTCTCCGTGACTGGATGGATAAGGGCTACGAGAATGTTAAGAAGTATGACACTATCTATTCAGAGTGGTTAGGTATTCGTGAATCAATCAAAACAACAACCGTCAAGCCATCAGGAACAGTATCTATCCTTGCTGGTGAATCGCCCGGAGTTCACTGGACACCAGGTGGAAAGTTTTTCAACCGAGCAATACGCTTTGCAAATTCTGACCCTATGCTCCCACTTTTCAAAATGGCAAACTACAGAGTCGAACCAGCAAGCGAATCCCCAGACACCACTTCAGTAGTGTTCTTCCCAATCAAGTCTGATGCAGAACGCGCAGAACGCGACGTAACCATCTTTGAGAAGATGTCACTTGCTGCAGTTGCTCAGCGTTACTGGTCAGATAACTCAGTATCCGTTACCGTTTCATTCGACCCAGACACTGAAGCAGAGCATGTTGGAACTGTCTTGCATATGTACGACGGTCAGTTAAAGACTGTTTCATTCCTACCTTCAGGTAACTTCACTTACCCACAGATGCCTTACACGCAGATTACTGAAGAAGAATATGAAGCAGAACTTTTAAAGTTGTTCCCAATCGACTTCACTGGTGTCTATGCAGGTATGGCAGCAGATGCAATCGGCGAAGCGTACTGCACCACCGATGCTTGCGAAATCAAACTCATTACAGAGAACAACAAGGATAAGTAGTGGCAATACTGAATCTAAAAACAAACGAGTTCGACAAGTTTATTGCCAACGCAGAAGTCCCAGTAGTCGTTGATTACTGGGCAACTTGGTGTTCACCTTGCAAGATGGTTCTACCAATTCTTGAAGAACTTTCTACTGATTATGAAGGCAAGGTAATTATTGCTAAGGTAGATGTTGACGCAGAACCAGAACTTATGGATGGTATCCGTTCTGTTCCGACAATCCGCGTCTTTCAAAAAGGCAAGAAAGTCAAGGAAATTGTTGGAGCAAAGAATAAGCCAGCGTTGCTCAAGGAACTAGAAGACTACTTAGGGTAGAATACTAATATGCCTACATATGATTACACCTGCTCAAATGAGCACGTCTACACAGAAGAGCGTTCAATCCACGAGGACCAGAAGATAACTGAGTGTCCAGAATGTAAAGAAACTCTTAAGCGTATTTTTATTGCTGTTCCAGTTTCTTTTCAAGCACCTGGCTTCTACGCAAAAGAACGAAAGAGTTTAGGACTGTGAGCCTCCAACCACTAACAGGTTCAGGTATCCAATTAGATACAGTAACCAATACTGCTCCAGTAGAACCCGGAGACCACGACAAGTTTGCGCACTATGCTCCAAAAGATGAGATTACCTACGCACTTATTTACGGCGTTCCAATCATTGCTCTTTGCGGTAAGCAGTGGATTCCATCCAGAGACCCCAAGGGTTTTAGTATCTGCCCTGCTTGCAAAGAAATTTACGAACAACTATCTGAAGACAATCCTGACGACTACATGTCTTGATAAACTAGACGTTGACATACGTTTGGCATAGTAAATAGGACTGTGCCTGTTTGTAACTGGAAGTACAGGCAGGAATATGAAGAAATACAATGCGCTTATCTGCGCACTCATTTTAGTTATTGGAGCCTCGGCTGTCCCAGCCTTAGGTCTTAATAGAGGCGATTACCAATTAAAAGAATCTAAATCTAACCAAGTAATTAAAACTGGTAAATGGACTACTTTAAATTTTAAGGGCGATGACTCCCTTAAAAGAACAAAAAACTACCGAACCCTGTTCTGCACAAAGGTTCATCTTGATACCAGAAAAGGTTCTCCCACCTATGTGAAGGTACGCTTTGCTCGCGTCAAAGGCGGACCAAATGACACCACTGGAACAAATACTTGGGTCACCAAAGGGTTTACAGGTAGATATTGGCAAGGCGCTCTGTGCTGGACTATAGACACAAAATACCCGATTGTAGCCCAAATCAAGATTGAAGGACCTAAGAAAACCTACACTTCACACCTTCGTCAGTTCAAGGCTTGGTCTCCACCTTATGAACTCCCGGCTGATATGACAACACCCGCTCCAACTGCTACGGTGGATGTAGTTCAATAGAGTAAAATAAAACTCTACTTAGAAAGGACGACAATGACTGTTGAATATGTTTCATGGAAAGCAGGCGACCCAAAGATTAAACCTGCTCCACAGGTAATCAAGCCTAAGACTTGGACACAACTAGATTTTGGTGCACAAGATTCAATTGTTCCTAAAAACTCAGGTATTGCTAACTGGGCATTTTACTTAAACGTAAGCAAAGATGGCGGAGCAAAGCATATGAAGATTCGCTTTACTCGCGATATCGGAACTAAGGATGCAGACTTTACTGGTCAGCGTATGCTCGACCTAACATTAGACAACATCCACTCAGGTACTTGGTTCTTTAAGGCTAACAAGGGTCAACCAGTTGGTCTTGAGGTTTACCACGAAGGAACAACCGCAATGACAATCATCACTCGTGAATTGAAGATGTGGATTCCGTAACCTTTAATCTGAAGAGGCGGTAGATTTTTCTACCGTCTTTTCTTTTTTTCCAAACACGGAAGAATCCAAGTTCAGAACCAATCACGCGAACTCTTTTATAAACTCCTGTGCGGGTTCCTTCTGTATCAGAACCTGCTTGGTCACTTGTTGTATCACCCTCGACAACTTCATAACCAACTGTTAACCCCCACTTGCGAACCACCCCAACAACAATACCTACATGCGTTGCTCTTCCTTCTTTCTCGAAGTCATAGAACGCTAGGTCTCCTTCTTTAACTCTCCACCATTGTATCTGTTCAGAGTTTTTAAGTAAGTGTTCATAACCAATATTACAAGACGCAAACCCTTTTTTACTTGAAACTTCAACTAACTCACTTGCACCGATTTTTGCAAAGCACCACGAAACGAACATGGCAGAGTATGGATTGTTGTTTAACCCGTACCACTTTCCGTACTTACTATCTCGATTAGGTCCGTTGGTGTAACCAACCTCTTCTAAAGCGACACTTATAAGTTCGGACTTGGAAGTTTTAATCTTCGGAGGATTCTGCATTTTCCAGTTTCTTTTGCTCTTTACGTTCTTTCACAACATTCTCGACTGTCTTATTCTTCCAGTGTACCGTCTTTACTCTGGACATATAGAACGAACGAAACACGGAGTACCCTTTTCGACCACCAACAACATCAATCCATTCAGCAGTTGGAGTCTTAACATGCTTAACAAATCTAAATCTACCTGCCTCACCAGTAATAGATAGTTCTGTACCAGCAACTACAGTTCGACCATTAACTTGAATCTCATTCTTTACTGTCCAAGTATCTGGATATGCTTTGGTTTTTCCCTTGCTAGATTTTTTCATCATAGTTAAATCGTATCATACCTTCCTGACAAACGCAAATCCCCTGCGAGTTACAAGGTCTAAACTACTTTTTATGATACCGTTTACTCTATGCCTGAAGTATCAATACCAAAGAGTGTACCAACTGCTGATGACTTATTTGGTGCAAAGACGAAACAACTTGCGCGTTTCTGCGAAGAACCAGCGTGGTCTGCCTATAACCCGTCTATTTGCTACACCGAAGAGCATGGCTACTTGGTACTCCTACGCTCCTCAAACGGCTGGCTACGCGACCACAGACCAGAGTGGCAAGTAGAAACAGGTGAAGAACTTACCACCGAAGATTCTTATGAAACTCCCGGAGAATGGTATCAGGCTTCATATATTAATTCCGTTTTAGGAACAGAGAAGTATTTTAGAAATAGAATGTTTCTTGCAAGTCTAAACACAAAAACACTTAATCTTTCTTACTTGAAAGAAATAGACCTAACTCAGGCTTACGCACAAGCCCCAGCAAAACTTATAAGAGGAATTGAAGATGGAAGACTCTACTACGACGGAGAAACGCTACGAATCTCTGCGACGGTATTTGAAATTGGGCACATTAATGTTGCTCGTATTTGTTCTGTTGAACTGGACTTAAGCGGAGATAGCCCACGCGGTGTTTCTTTTGAGATGTTTGATTCTCCTATTAATGAAGACACCGTTGAGAAAAACTGGATGCCTGTTCACAAGTCATCTATTTTTAATCCAGATGATGTTAATTTTGATTATCTCTATTCTTCAGGAAAGACTTACACGATTAAAGACCACTCCCTCAAAGAAGTTGGTGGACCAGCACCATCCGTTAGAGGTGGCTCACAACTTATCGGTTTAGAGAATGGAACTATGTTAAGCATTGTTCATCAGTGCGTTTCAGCCGAGTACATCAGATTTGCTAACCTAAGCAAGGAAGCACTATTCCGTCGTCGCTATGTTCACCGCTTTATGCAATACGACGAAAAGGGAAGAATCATTAAAGTTTCCGATATGTTTAACTTCCTAAACAAGTCAATAGAGTTTGCAGGTGGAATGGCAATCCACGAAAACAAACTGCTAGTTAGTTTCGGTGCCCTAGATTCATCAGCACACATAGCATCCATCCCCCTTAAAAACGTCTTGGCGAATCTTCGTCCTCCTCGTATTTAAGTCCTATGAAGTCGACAAAATCGAACTTTACATTATAGAGGAACAATGGTACTTAGCGGAGAAGACGACGACAACGAGTCTGAAAAAGATGTAGAAGATGTAATTGACTTCCTCGTTGCAACAGGTGCTTTAGAACTCACCTCTATAGATAAAAACGGAGACCCTGTTTACAGGATTACTAGTATTTGTAAAGACTTGTTTCCCGATTTGTATTATGAACATATGAGACAAGCAGATGACACCTCCTTTGCTTTATGGCAAAAAGGTTTACTAGAAATTGCTTTTGGTGAAGATGGTACTAACTATGTCACGATGACCGCAGAGAACTACTTAAAGTATTTAGATATTGCTGACGAGTTATCCGAAGAAGAGGAAAGCGTTATGTTTGTCTTAATAAATAAGAACATCTTGGACGCTCAGTAAAACTTGACACCACTCTAGGCTTTTTGTAGCCTATACATAGTTCTTGATGTATTAGGTGTTTTCTGCCAGTTCTACTAATACACCAAGACTTTTCGCAGAAATGTGGTTTGTTCTCCTTTCCTACATTTTTTTGGAAGCGGGTTGCTCCGCCACTTGCGAACACGGAGCATATATAAAAACCGCCCCACCGAATTTAATTCTGCGTAGGGCGGTTTATTTATTAAGTTTTATAGTCTTCTAAACTGGATTTTCTTACTCCAGATTTTTTCAATTTTTACTACTCCACCAGGCTTCGGAGAATGTAAAACTTTTCCGTTTCCTGCGTAGATTGCGACGTGGTAAATATGACCACCTGACGAAAAGAAAAATACCAAGTCACCGACCTTAGCATCGCTACGAGCAATCTTTTTTGACTGCTTGTATTGACCTCCAGTGGTTCTTGCTACTTCCTTACCTTTCTTCTTGTAGATGTACTGAGTAAACCCAGAACAGTCAAAACAGTTAGGACCTGTTCCACCTTTGCAGTAAGGGGTTCCTAAATACTTTAGACCAGTTTTGTATGTGGATAGAAGGTTTGCTAAAAGGCTTTGATTAGCCCTAGCCTTACTTTTTATTTCTCCTAGACTTATATTCGACTTTACTGATAATTCATTAGCGTTGGCTTGACCCTGGGCTACTGGTGGCGATACGACCATGACGGACATAAGAAGCGCAGTAACGGTGGTCAAAACCTTGGTTCTGACTAACATAGGCTTTAAGTTTACCAGACTGGTATAATATTCGGCAAATCCAAACCTTACAAACCCCACTAAAACGGTTTTTGGATTTGTCGTCTTCTAAAGTTTTTTATCCAGTGAAGTCTGAAAAAATGACTTTTCTATTATATAGAAATCAAAACTGTTACTTTTTCTTCTTCTTTTTACTGTTTGGGTTATATCCAAGAGCCTTTTTCTGCGTAGCAAGCCACTCATCGTAGTTTGATTCAACAACCCATACTTGCTTATGATGCCCAAATACAGCCCCTGTATGAGCCACCATAGGGATTTTAAGAGACTGTACGCGCTCACAGAAGGTTAAATCCTCAGAGAGCCACTTGTTATCCCCAATCGGACCGTCTTGGAACCAAGCCCAATCCTCACCAAAATGCTTGCTGTACCCCTTACGGACTTCCTCAAGCACGGAACGGTGAATCATCATTGCACCAGTTCCCGCTGCATAAATCTCAACTAAGGAATTCTTTGGATAGTTGTAAAAAGGTTGAACACCTAACTCCCCACCAAGGTTCACAAAGATAAGCGGAATAGGTTCTAACTTCCCTGGCTCTGGAACACTACCTGCGAAGTAGAGTCCGCTAACAAAAGGATAAACGTCTTTGTCTGCACTGTTCACAAGTTTCTCAAAACCGTCTTGACTGATGTGCTCATCAGCATCAACCATAAACAACCAGTCATCTGTTGTTGAATCAAGAAAGTTTTTTACTTGAATGTTTCGACTTTTGGCTAATAAACCTAGCCCCTGAACACTATGAAAGTTGCCTACTCTTTTAGGATTATTCCTAATCAATTCCATTATACTATGCGCAAAGAACGCATCAACATCACCGTGGTGACACCAACTAATACATACTGTTTCGTTATCCTGCATGGAAAAACAATAGCACAGTCGTCTTGTTATCTCCATCCAACAGGCGTATGATTTCCCTATGACTGACGAAATATGGCACAAATTAGAACGCTCAAACTCACCCCTGACTTCTCAAGTGCAGATGGATGATGTTACAGAGAACCTAATCAAACCATTTGACTATCAGTCAGAAGGTGAAGAATCCTTCTACCCATATCTAGTCCCTCTAGATATTCCTAAGGACTTCGGTATCGGAGTCATTGTTGGAGCCTCTGGCACGGGCAAGTCGACTCTTCTCAAATCATTTGGTAACCCAGTACATCCCGAATGGTCAGCACAATCTATCGCTTCTCACTTTGAGAGCGCAGTAGAGGCAAATGAGAAGTTCTCGGCGGCGGGTTTAATGTCCGTGCCAGACTGGGTAAAGCCTTACAGCGTCTTATCTACTGGTCAGCAATTCCGAGCAGACCTTGCTCGCTCGCTTCACGACGGCGCAGTCATTGACGAGTTCACTTCTGTTATTGATAGAACTGTTGCCAAGGCAGCGTCTACGGCTATGTCTCGGTATGTACGCAAAAACGGAATACGCAACATTGTTCTAGCAACCTGCCACAGAGATGTCCTTGAGTATTTAGAGCCAGACTGGGTTATTTACACAGACCGTGGCGAGTGGACTACTGGGAGGTCACTTCGGCGACCAGAACTGGACATCACGATTTATCCTTGCTCAAACGAAGTTTGGGGCTACTTCGCTAAGCACCACTATTTATCCGAATCGCTCAACAAGTCAGCACACTGCTACTTGGCATTCAGCGATGGAAAAGTAGTTGGCTTCGTTGCTTCACTGGCGTACCCCTCAGGAAGCGTACAGAACGCTTACAGAGAGCACCGCTTAGTAATCCACCCTGATTATCAGGGCTTTGGCATTGGTCCACGTCTTTCCGAAGTTATAGCCAACCACTACATTAGTAACGGCAAGCGTTACTTCTCAAAGACTTCCCACCCCCGTCTAGGTGGATACCGCGACCAGTCCCCTGTATGGAAGCCAACCTCAAAGAACCACATGAAACGAAAAGACGGACAAGACGCTACAAAAACACGGTGGACTATTAATCCTGACCGTTGGTCTTATTCTCACGAATTCATCGGAGAGCCCGGAAAAATCGATTCTAAGATATAATAAGTACAATTATTTATGTGCTTATACACATAAAGTTATCCACAGGCTAAAAGTGGCGTGTTTGATGGCTTATGGACATAACCATCGTATACACTTAAACTTAAGTGTTTACGTTTTATTGCCTAAGAAAGGGCGCAAACAATGGATATTAATTGGAGATTACCGTTTGAAATCTTAGCCGAACTGTTTTTGTTCGTTTTAGGGTGGACTTTAGTTGCAGTAATGGCTTTTATTACATTTGCAATTGTTCTTGGTTTAGCAAAAGGAACTAAGCAAGTCATTGTTGGAAGTAGAAAAGAAAAGAAAGCAAAGGTAGAAGAAGAAGAACCTATTCAACCTATGCTTGGTGTTATTGAGCCCCCAGACAATCTAACTAATCTCCAACTCAAAAGACTCTTTGAGCGTGGAGCAGACTAACCGACCTTCGTGGGATAACTACTACTTAGATATTGCTAAGGCTGTCTCGGCAAGAGGCGATTGCATTCGCGCTCAACACGGAGCAGTAATTGTAAAAGACCACAAGATTGTATCCACTGGATATAATGGAACTCCAGCAGGGGATGAACGCTCCTGCGGTGCTACAGGTCAATGCCCAAGGGCTCTTGATTACTCGTCGGAACACTCAAAGGGTCAATATGACCTATGTTGGAGTACCCACGCAGAGTCAAACGCGCTTCTACGGGCTTCCTGGAGCGACCTTCAGAACGCAACTATCTATATAACTGGTCAACCTTGCCCCGGTTGCTCAAAACTAATCGCATCATCAGGAGTAAGCAGAGTCATATGGGAAAGAGACCAACAATAATGGATGCCACATTCAGTTCAGAAATGACAGTAGAACTTGTCAAGCACAGCGCTTCTGATTCAGACATTGCTTTCGCTGCCAGAGTCTCTACCCAAGGTGAGCGCTCTAAAGAAACCACCATGGGAGAGATTGGTGGTCTGATTAACTTTCTAATGCGCGAGAGACACGGCTCCCCATTCGAGCACTCTACGATGACTTTCTATGTCAAGGCTCCAATCTTTGTTTGGCGTGAGCATATGCGTCATCGCATGGCAAGTTACAACGAAGAATCAGGACGCTACAAGACACTAGAGCCACACTTCTATGTTCCAGACAAAGACCGTAAGTTAGTCCAGATTGGAAAGACTGGCTCTTACACATTTGAAGAGGGAACTCTTATGCAATACGGAAGCGTGCTTGCTGGATATCTTAAAGGCTCTAAGGCTTCATACGAAGCGTACTTAAAGATGCTTGAGTCTGGTATTGCTAAAGAAGTTGCTCGCGGAGTTCTACCAGTGAATATTTACTCCAGTGCTTATGTAACTATGAATGCTCGTGCGCTTATGAACTTTCTTAGTCTGCGTAAGTCTGACCCTGAATCGCACTTTCCTTCCTACCCCCAGCGAGAGATTGAGATGGTTGCGGAGCAGTACGAAGAAATCTTTAAAACTTTGATGCCACTTACCTACAATGCTTTTGTTAAGAATGGAAGAGTTGCACCTTGACTTATCCAACCATCTCAGACTTAGGCGGTGAGGCTCACCTTATTCGCAGGTACGCCATGCCTCCTAATAAGAGTTGGAGCGCGTTCAATCCATCGATAGTACTTTCTAATGAAGGAGAGTATTGGATTGCATTCAGAGCAAGTAACTATATTTTTTCTGACACAAGAATATCTGTAAAACTTACAGCAGGTAATAGAGTACGAAACAAGATGTTTATTGTTCGTCTCAAGGATGACTGGTCGTTTGATGAAGAGACCCTAAAAGAAATTACTGTAACTAATGTTAGAGACAACATCATTAGAGGGTTAGAAGACCCAAGACTTTTCTGGGATGGAACAAGTTATTGTATTAGTTCTACCTATCTAGAAAAAGATAATCCAATAGCAAGAATTTCAAAGATAAGAATTAAATCTTTAGAAGACCCTGAAGTTTTATCTATAGAAATCTACCCGTCTCCCAAAAATCAAATTGAGAAAAACTGGATGCCAGTACAAGATACAGAATCTTTTATCTATGATTACTGTTCCGTGGTTACTAATGGACAGGTCATACAGCACAGCGTAAATAAGAAGTACGAAACATTTAGAGGTGGTACTCAGGTAATACCGCTCGGAGACGGAACAAGTATTGCACTTATTCACGAAATCTACTCGGTAGTCGTTAGAGCAGTCAATCCAACAACTTTTTCATCTACAACAAATGTAAGAAACTATAGTCATAAATTTGTTAGATACAACAAAGACTTAAAACCAATTCAGTGCTCAGAAGACTTTATCTTTGTAAAAGAAGGAATTGAGTTTGCTTCTGGCATAGCGCCTATAAAAGATGGATTTGTTATTAGTTTAGGCAGGTCAGATTTGGCTTCGTATGTGGCAACCATAAGTAAAGAAAATGTACTAGCAACACTTAAGGATTTAGATGTCTAACGGAATTGCTTATTTATATGCTCGCGTCTCTACCCAGATTCAGGTAAACGACGGAGTAAGTCTCGATGCTCAAGTTAGACAAATGGAGTATGCAGCACTTGCAGCGGACTATGAACCCGTTGTTTTAAGAGAAGAAGGGCGCTCAGGTAAAAGTATTCAGGGTCGTCCAGTACTACGAAACGCGCTAGATGACCTAGACGCAGGAAGGGCTCAGGCTATTTATGTCACAAGACTCGATAGATTGGCGCGTTCGACTAAGGACTTTCTTTCAATTGTTGACCGTTCACATAAATACGGTTGGCGTTTGGCTTTACTTGATTTGGGGCTTGATACTGCTACGCATCAGGGAAGGTTTGTTGTTACGATTATGGCGGCGATGGCGGAAATGGAACGCGGAATGATTTCTGAGCGTCAAAAAGATGTACATAGAGACCGAAGAAGTAGTGGAAAGAAGTGGGGGATTGACTTAGGACCACTGCCAGATATTGAACAAAACATAAGAGAACGCATTTATAAAGAAAGAAATTTAGGACTTTCTTATCAGTTGATAGCAGACGGATTAAATGCAGAAAGCATACCAACTGCGCATGGTGGAGAGAAATGGTACGCAGCAACAGTAAGAAATTCTTATTTAGCGTACAAAAAAACAATGTAAAATAAGAACAAGGTTCGCGCTGACACACGAATTAATATTCTGCCCTTGCTGGAGGGGTTACTTTGTTTAAGACTCTAAGAGTTCTTGGTGCTCTTTTTTACTTATCTTTATTTGCTTTAATTGCACCACCCCCTCCAGCAAGTGCGTCTATTGCCGAACAACCTTGCAATCAAGTCTCTTGGACTCAAGAAGACGATGTTGCCCACGAAATGGCTTTGCCTTATAGCCTTCCTCTTGGAGACACTACATACAATACAACCTATGTAACTACCAACGGAACTTTAACTTTTGGGACACCTGACCCAACATTTCACACATATCCAAGTACTCCTTCCATCTCTCTTGCAGGCTGGGACTGGGTTACTTGGAGTGGTGGCTATTTAAGTTATGGAGTTACTGATACAGGCTTCTGCGTTGAATGGAAAGTTCGTCCATTCCCACAGAGTTCAGGTGATTTTACAACAATCAAACTAACTGTTGACACTTCACGCCTACCTACTTGGTCTGGAATTGTTGAAACAACAGGCTGGCTTCCTTCAGATTTACGTCGCGGTATTCGTTTCCAATCAGGTGAAGAGGTGGTCCAAATCTCAGAGGCGTTCACCATTAACGGTGGACTCCCAGTTGAAATGCAGACTTGTTGGGATGGAACAATTATCCCAATGTCTGCAACATGTCCTGCAGAACCACCACCCGGTCAATGCTGGGATGGCTCTACAGTTGTTTACGGGCAAACCTGTCCACCAGTCCCACCTGACACACAATGCTGGGACGGTACTTGGATTGCATGGAGTCAAACCTGTCCACCTCAACCGCCCCCAATAACTTGTTGGGATGGTTCAGTAATTGCTCACAACCAAACCTGTCCACCAACTCCGCCTGACACACAATGTTGGGACGGCTCAACTATTCCTTGGAATCAAACTTGTCCACCAACTCCTCCAGATATTGTTTGCTGGGATGGCTCAACTATTTCTTGGAATCAAACCTGCCCACAAACACCACCACTAGTTGAGTGTTGGGATGGTTCGGAAGTTAACTGGAATGAGCAGTGTCCACCAGAGCCACCACCTGCAATTGTTTACCCAGACGATGCAATATACATTACAACTAACGAAGGGGGAGAACTTACTTATGTTGCCCCAGTTGGTATGAAAATTAATCAAATCTTATTTGCATCATATGGAACACCAAATGAGTACCAATACGGAACATGTCACGCTGAAAACTCTGCAATGCTTGTATCGAATGCTGTATCTAATGACACCTTAGTCATTAATGCAAATAATGGAGTCTTTGGAGACCCTTGTGGTGGAACTGAAAAATATCTTTCTGTAGTTCTTACTATTGAAGTTGACCCTAACTATGTAGAACCAACTCCAACTCCTACTCCAGAACCGACACCCACTGAGACAGTAGAACCCACCCCAACGCCAGAACCAACACCAGAGCCGTCACCATCAGTATCACCGACACCAGAACCGACTTTAGAACCTTCACCTACACCGACACCCACACCAACAGTCCTGCCCACATCAGAACCAACAGTAACTCCAACAGTTGAGCCGAGCCCAGAACCAATACCTTCAGAGACTTCAACACCAGAACCAACTCCTACTCCTACTGAACCAATTATAGAGCCTGTTCAAGAAGTCATAGATAACGCTTCTGCTGATGGAATTATTACTGACAGTGAAAGAGAAATAATCTCTAATGCTCTCGTCGAGGAATATGCTGATACATCAATTCCATTTGATGTTTTTGAAGAGTCTGGTTTGGATTACGAAGACTTGCCACCCGAGCAACCAGTTACTTTAGAAAACGGTGTAGTTATTACTGCTGAAATTGCCGATGCACTTGAGATTTTTGAAGACCCTTCCGAACTCCTTTCCGCAGTTTTAACTGACCCAGGGAAGGCACTTAAAGCCATTGCGAATGTTGGTGCCGATTTGTCACCAGAGGTTCGTAAGGACGCACAGGCAATCACTGTTTCGGCAGTCATTGTGTCACAAATAATTGCTGGAACTTCAGCACTAACCCTAGCGAGGAATCAATAATGAAAGCCATACTGATATGGATTAAAGATGCCTTCATTGAATCACTAAACCAAACATGGACTTTATTAGGTATGTTTATCGCTTGGTGCGTTCTTGAAGGAAGTGCAAAGACCGTTGTAGGTTATGCAATAACACTGTCACTAGCAATCTGGCTGCTTACAATTAAATTAAGAGGTCCACTTGACCTTGAGATTGTGCATAAAGATGAAGACGAAGAAGCCCCCAAATAGGGGGCTTTTTCCTTTATACAAGCAATTTGCATAAGAGATACAAAGTCTGTACCATAGAGTTATGACACACGCTAAAGACATAAAGAAATGGAGAAAGAAAAAATGAGTGATTTACTCCTTGAGTACACTGAAAAAATCCTTCCAATCTTGCCTTTAGCAAAAAAGGCATATGGTTCTAGGTCGCAAAAAAGCGTAGAGCACGATGCAAGTCGTCAATACACGGATTTTCTAATTGAATTTCAATCAAAAGGTGGCAGTCTTCCGCAGTTAGCAAAGAGTCTAAATGTTGCTTATCCCGGTGTAAGACGACGAGTTGTAATGAATGACGTAAATTTGTCTTCAATAAAGCCAAAAACTCGTGCTACAAAGCAAGAAAATATTGAAGCAGTAGACCGTGTAAAAAAGGCAAAAGAAATTGGTGTTGACCAGTATCACGACCAACTTGCTGTTGAATATAAAAATGGCGTATCTTTGTCAGTTTTAGCCCGCGAAATGGGTCTCAGTTCCGCCGCACCACTGTATTATGGAGTACAGAGTAGTTTGAAGCGTAACGTCTAAAACAAAAATTTAAGCCCTCATGCTACTCAGCGTGAGGGTTTTGTTTTTTGGAGGAATAATGGGTAAGAGTTTAATGGAGCAAATTGCCATGCTCTCCGAGGAAGAACGTAATGCTGTTCTTTCTGATATGGATATGGACTCTCTTATCTGGGACTGGAAGGCTTGGGGAAGACCAGAACAACAAACACCAGAGGGTAACTGGAATATTTGGGCATATATCGCTGGTCGCGGTGCTGGTAAAACTAGAACTGCTGCTGAATGGGTTCGTGAAGAAGCCAAGCATACAAATAAGGGACAACTTAGATTTGCTTTAGTTGCTCGTACTGCAGCAGACGTTCGCGACGTTATTGTCGAAGGTGAGTCAGGAATTATCAATGTTTCGCCACCGAGTGAGAAGCCACACTATGAACCGTCTAAGCGTCGTCTAACTTGGTCTAACGGAAATACTGCAACTTGTTTTACTGCTGACGAACCTGACTCACTTCGTGGTCCGCAATTTACTCACGCATGGGGCGACGAAGTTGCTGCTTGGCGACAGACTCCAGATGCTGCTGGTATGACTGCCTTTGATAACTTACGAGTTGGTACTCGTCTTGGGGACCGACCAAAAATTATGTTGACTACAACACCAAAGCGCGTACCGCTTTTATATTCTTTAATAGAAGAATCAAAGAAAAGTGAAAGTGTAGTAATTACACGCGGTAGCACTATGGATAATGCAGGTAACTTATCTGGCGCTTACATGGAAGCAATTATGGGTGTGTATGAAGGTACCCGTCTTGCTGCTCAAGAACTTTATGGCGAAATGCTTGACGACATTGAAGGTGCTCTTTGGACTATTGAAATGGTTGAAAGAAACCGACATGGGTCATTTCCTCTAGGAACACCTCTTAGATGTATAGGAGTAGACCCATCTGTGGCAGAAAATCCAAGAGATGAGTGCGGAATTGTTGTATGCGCTTCTACTGGAGATAGAGATTTATACAAACGCGAAGCATGGGTACTTGAAGATGCATCTATTCTAGGCTCACCTGAAGTCTGGGCTAATAAAGTTGTAGAGATGGCTCGTAAGTGGATGTGTCCAGTTATTGCTGAAGTAAACCAAGGTGGGGCTTTAGTTCGTAATGCAATTAATGCTATTGACCCAAATGTTAAAGTTTTAGAGGTTCACTCAAAGCACGGTAAGCAACTTCGCGCTGAGCCTACTGTTCTTGCATATGAGCAAGGACGTGTTCACCATATTGGATTCTTAGCAGAACTTGAAGACCAAATGACTTCATGGATTCCCGGTGAAGGAAAATCTCCAGACCGTGTAGATGCTTTAGTACATGCACTAACAGCATTACTTATTAAACCACCTCAAGGTTTTGTAGGCGGAAAAATAACCGCCCACTCCCCTGCCCGTCGAAAGATTGACTTAGGCAGGAGAGGTGGCGGTATGGGTGGTGCTAGGGTCTTTAAACCTTAGACCAACTTAAATCCATATTTCTTTGCCATCTCTGACATAGACTTTTTGCCAGGAATACCATCAGCATCTTTACCATGGTAGCCCAACTTATGTTGCCACAACTTGTAGGCTTCTCTAGTCTTCTCATCAAAAGTTCCGTTAGCAGGAATTTTTGCACCGCATAGGTCAATTAATGCTGACTGCACGACTTTAACATCGTCATTAGTGGCACCATAAACAAGACCAGATAAATGTACAATCTTGTTTGGTTTCTTTGGTGTAGGAGTTACAATTGCAACACCCTTTTTCCAAAGACCAATCTTGCGTTCTGAAGGAGCATTCTTGTCAATAATGCCAGGCATATCTAGGAACGGATTGCTTACATCATTACCATAACGGAATGGTGAAACACGAGTTTCTAAGTGTAAGTGCGGCCCGGTGGAGTTACCTGTATTCCCAGAGAGCCCCAATTCCTCTCCTTCAGCAACTTTTTGACCTTTTTTCACAGTTGGCTTTGACATATGGCAATACCAAATATCTACAGTTCCTTTATCGGATTTGCAAGTAAGAATTACAACTTTGCCATATGACTTGTCGTTAAGAACATCTTTGATTGTTCCTGCAGCAACTGCAAATAAAGGAGTACCAACAGGGCAAGCAAAATCAATTCCCGTGTGACGCTTTGCTGAATAGCGAGGGTTTGGACGACCCCAAGGTTGAGAGACCTTAGGGTTTTTTAGTGGACTAGCCATTTTTAAATCCTTAGTAGGTAGAAAAACAATGTTCTTCTATTTTACCTGAACTAAAGTTTTCCTATCTAGCAAATCTAGTAGCAGTGCCCCAGTCAATTTCGTTATTAGTCACCTGACGAGGCTTCAAGGAACGACCCATAATTATTGCTTGAGAACCCTGACCTACGACTTCTACGTTTCTTTCCAACATCTTACGCTGGAATGCAGTCTGAGTCATAGGTTTTTCGCCACGCTCTTCAGCCCAAATACGGTAAATAACATACAAAGACTTAATTGGGGTAGTAGCACCCTCATTTAAAATAGTTTCTTCTTCAAGGAACAATCCAATACGGTCTTCATTCTTTCGGTAGATTTCTGCTGCTTCAGAGACAACTGAACACCAACCAAGAGCATCACGAGAACTTGAACCAAGCATTTTTATTGCACCTTCAACAGCCCAAGAAAGAACAGCAGGAAGAGCGCCCTCTGGGTCAAAAATGTATTCTTTTAAGTCTGGGTCTGGATTCTCGGGAACAAATGTAAATGGAATTGGACGAATACGTCTCCACATTGCATCATCATTAATAATTGGACGATGATTAGTAGATATCCAAAGTTTTGCTTGAGCCTTAAAAGTAAATGGACGCTCACCAGGAGAACGCGCAGAAATTTCTTCGGAGCCAGTTAATTTTTTAACTGAGTTCTCTTTTAAGCGCTCTGAGTCAGGAAGTTCGTCAACCCAAACCATACGGCGACCACGAAGTTCAGCCCAGTGATAAAGGTCAGAACCTGATGCATTACCGTCACCACTAGCAAGAATGCTTGAGTCAAATGGCCAGGCATATTGTTGTGTACCAAGACATTTTACAATTGCTTCAACAAATGTATTCTTACCAGAACCTGCAGGACCGTAAACCAAAAACATCAAGTCATACTTACTAAGACCAGTAAGAGAGTAGCCAGCAGCACGTTGTAGCCAATCTTGGAACTCTTTATCTCCACCAGTTGCAAAATTTAGAAACTCCTCCCAGCGTATGTTACGAGTACCAGGAGAATAAGCAACAGGTGCTCTACGAGTTATGTATAGGTCTGGTCTATTTTTTAGTAGTTCTCCAGAACGTAAATCAACAACGCCATTTAAGACTCCAAGCATGTGAGGATTAGAATCCCACTGGTCTACTGCAACTCTAATACGACGGTCAGAGTTTGCGTTCTCGATTGCAGACTTTAGTCTGGCATTTGATTTAGAATTTTGCGCCCATTTAATAACGTCTGATTGTTTGTCAGAATCACCATCATAGTTTTTTACTTCACTAGCAATAACAGGAGCAAGACTTTTTGCAAGTTCTTGCATTTCTAAACCCTCAATGTCTGGCTTCCAGTAACCACCGTCCCAGTGAAACCAACCAAGACCCTCTGAGTAACGAACTGCTTCACCGAATGTATCTACAAATCTACGACCATTACCTGTATCGGATAAGGTACGTTGCCCAACGATTCCGCCATCTTCTTCGCTAATAGCATCAGTATCTTTTGGAACATTTAAGTTAGCAAGAGAAGATGCTTCAGCAACTGATTCACCTTTGTGGATACTTTCAGATACGGCACCAGCAAGAGTTCCCGGCAAAAATTCTGACTCTCCAGAAAAATCTGATGTTGATTTAGGATTAAATTTTGCTTGAGTTTCTTCAGTTGATTTTTTAGCCCAACCGTTTTCCGCATCGCCAATACCGGGCCAAAGCATATTTGACTTAGGGTTGTTGGCAACAAAATCTATGGCGCGACGAACGTGCATAAGTAGACCGCCCTGACCTTCAAGAGGTAGAGGTGGTTTTACCTTTTCAGCATTAAAGCGAATCATTAAAGTTTCAAGCGCCTCGCGACCGTGAGGTTTATCTACTGGATATTCATTAGCAAGAGAGCAAGTTAGTTTATAAATATCTACAGCGCGAGAGCCTTCTTCAATTCCATCTTCAAGAATTTTACGAATTTCTTCTTTGTTTTTACCAAAATCAACATCGTCAAAGGTTGCACTCCAGTCCATAGCCCCAAGAGAAGAACTTAGAGATTTCGAAGAAGTAGAACGACGACCACGCTTACGCAAAAAATTTAAAAGTTCTTCTGGCGCTTGAGCCATCTCGGTTTCCCAAGGAGCCTTTCCTTCAGCCCATTCATAATTTTGACCAGAGAAGTGGCGTGAAGGTGCAATAAGAACATAACCATTGTGCTTAATATCAATACCTTTGATACCAGCAGATTTTAAATTTCCAACTAAATCTTCAGATGCATCGCATCGATAAAAAATATGACGACCACGCATAGTCTTTCCACCAAGCGTGTACTCACCAGTGAGTGCTTCAACAGTTGGAGGCAGATTACCTTCAACTAGTTTTTCAAACTCTTCAAAAGAATCGTGACCACCCGAGCGAGGGTCAATATCAATTACAAAAAATCCTGAAGGACGACAGAAGACACCAATATTTGCTTCTGAATCACGCTCCCACCAGCGTTCAATAACATTTACGTCACTAGATGCTTCAGTGTGCCATCCGCTAATCGCTGGATGCTTACCTACATCTTTAGGTTCAGCGTGGGCTTGGCTACAAGTACAACGACCGCCAACAATTCCATAACAAGGGAGAATTTTCCATCCTTGTGAGGCATACCAAGAAGTTGCCTTACTAAATCTGCCATCAATGTTTGCTTCATCATGCCGAGACATAAATCACCTCGGAAAGTAAACTAGGCAGAAATCCCTGTGTCATTTAATCGTTTTCTCCTTTCAAGGACGTTTGCGCGTCGTAAGAAGACTATACCTTAACCCAAGCAAAAAGCAATAGAGCCACCCTAAAATAGTAAGGTTTATGCTATAGTAGTCATACGCGCTATAAGCGAATCTACAGTATACACCTTGAAAGGTGACACCGTGTCGTTATTTTCTCAATTCGTAATGTTTATTGGCGGGGCAGTAACCATTACAGGTGCTCTATATGCCATATATAAAATTGCTAAAAGACTAGAAGATGCTATCGGAACTGACTCAAAAGGCAGAACCATTTCTGAGCGCCTAGATAGGGTAGAGCACCAACTATGGGAGAATGGTGGCTCGTCTCTAGCAGATAGAGTAAATACTATTGAAATGCATAGTATAAAAACATCAACTGAAATACAGTTTATTAAAGAACTTATTGTAAATAGTTCAACTTCAGTTGCTGCTGCTAAAAAGCCTAGAACAAGAAAAACATCATAGTTTTCTAACAGTTTTATACATTATATAAGTTTCGACACACCAGTAACACGAGTCACATAAATTGTAATTATTTCTGTTAAAGTTCTTATATGTCTAGTCACAAGACTTGATAACAAGAAGGACTGTTATGGGTAAATTAGCAGAAAAAGTCTCGGAACTTTCAGCACCTCAATTTGGACTCCCCTGCGGAGTTTCAAAAGTAATGACAAAAATGGACAAAGACGACAAAAGTACTTTAGAACTAATTTTATTTCCGCAAACTGAAAAAGTTAAGCGATTCTCTAATCGCCAAATTTACGAACTACTTCTTTCTGAAAATTACGATGTTGCTCAATCATCAATTGCACTACATCGTCGTAAGCAGTGTCGTTGTTTTACAGGAATTAATGCTCGTATTGAAGCACTTGGAGATAAATAATGTCTGAAAGTTTTGCAAAAAAAGTTTTAGAAGAGTTAGCAACTCCAGGACAAACTGGCTCAGATAGACGTTTGCAAGACACCCCTGAAGCATGGAAACCTCGTATGGACATTGACCATAAAACAGGTGGCTTTGTTGTAAGTACTCCACGACCAGCAGGTAATACCGCAGATGCAGATGCAATCCTACGAGATTTTGATTTAGACCCTGCTTCTTGGCGAGTCACAAGTGTGCGCCAAAGTAAGTGGCAGTCTGCTAACCAAGAATGGCTTGAATCCTATCGAGTATCTGTTGTACCAGCAGATATGGTTGCAGAAGAAGATGTAGTTGATATAGAAAAACTTATTGATGAAGTAAAAAAGTGGAAGCCAGAAAAAGGTATTAAAAAAATATCTGGAAAAGGCGCATACGTTATAGTTCCAAGTGACCAACAAATTGGTAAAAAAGCAAATGGACAAGGCACTGCAGAGTCTGTAGCAAGAATTCTTGACTTAACTGACAGCGCACTTGCTCGTTATAAAGAACTTGTAAAAATAGGTCGTCCATTAGGAACAGTTGCTTTTTTATTGGCAGGTGACCACGTTGAAGGTAACGTATCTCAGAATGGTCGCTTACAAAGTCCAGCAGCGTCAGACTTAGGTCAGACAGAGCAGACTCGTGTTGCTCGTAGAGTACTCATGCAACAAATTAAAGCGTTTGCTCCTCACTGCGAAGAACTAATTATTGCAGTAGTTAACGGAAACCATGATGAAGTAACGCGACAAGTTGTGGCAGACCCTTCAGATGGTTGGAACGTAGAGATTGCTTCAGCAGTACAGGATGCCTGCGCAGAAAATCCAGCATTATCTCATGTTAAATTTCGCTACCCAGAAAAAGACCACCAAACACTTACTGTAAATATTTGCGGAACCCTTGTTGGGCTTTTTCATGGACACCAAAGTGGTAAGGACGTAACTAAATATTTATCGGGACAGGCAGCAGGTCAAACTGCACTTGGACAAGCAGACATGTGGGTATCTGGTCACTACCACCACTTCAAGGCTCTTGATGTTGGTTCGCGTTTATGGTTACAGGCTCCAACTACTGACCCAGGCTCTCCTTGGTGGCGTGACCGTTCAGGTTTAGAAAGTAAGCCAGGACTACTAACATTTACAGTTGGTGAAGATTTAGACCCACGCGGAGATATCAGCGTGATTCAAACAAAACTATAAAAAATTTTAGTTAGGGCTTCTTTCGAGAAGCCCTTTCTTTTTTCTTATTTTCACGGTCAGCGTGGTAAGCCTCTACAGCATTTGCGCTGGAGCGTCCACGCCAAGCAAAACCACATTCAGTGCAGGTAACTACTTTTGCGCGAGTCCAGCGTCCACCAGGCGGAAGTTTTTCAATAGATGTTGCTAACTTGCTAGGACGGGCAGTGCAGTAAGGACAGTTTGGCGGACGGTTACGTTTACGTTCTTCGCCATTGTAAGCCACAGAGAGCGCTCTACGGAGTTCAATCTCGTCCTTGCCTCCCCAGATACCCCAAATCTCTCTGTGCTCCAGTGCCCATTGTAGGCAGTCCTTTCGAGCAGGACAAGAGAAACATAAATTTTTTGCTTTATTTCTTTCTTCTGAATCCTTTGAATGGAACCATGTCATATATTTTTTGTTTTCTGGTTTTGCGCATAAAGCATCGCGTTGCCAGTTAAGACTAATAGCAGGTTTCCACATAGAACACAATTATATTAAAAGATACAAAAAAACAGCAGGCAGACACGCTAAAAATCTACTAAAGTTACTTTTTTTATTTCCTCTACTAAATCTCCATACTCTGTGTATCCGTCCGAATCGCAGATACTAAGTTCAGAATCAGTATCCGTAACCCCAGCGTATGCGTGTGTGACAGATGCTTTTGAAAGCATGTTAAAACCATCAAGTAACGAGTCAGCAATTCCATCTCTTTGAAGGCAAGATGCTAGAGCCCTTAATACAACATCTTCATCTAAAGTTACATGGTCAACTGTATAAAAAACCATACTATTTGGGTGAGATTCATCGTAGCCTAAACCGTACCACTCTTCCCAGAGAGATTGACCTACTCTAGAATCCTTCATCAAAAGCCTCGTCATCATCTCCAAGAGACATAACAAAATTACTTTCTAGTTCATCATCTTCTAGAAAATATACTTCTTTAGGATTCACCATTTGATAGATTCCAGCAACGGTGATTGAACCACACATGCAACAAGTTTCTACTGATTCAGTGTTTACTTTTTCTGGGACATCTACACTAATCAATTTCATTAAGATTTGACCATCTTCATTCATGCTCTCTGGCTCCCAGAGAATGTGGTCATCTAAATAACATAGTTCGCACATAGCCATTGGTCTAGGGGCTTGTTCTGCTGACATCTCAAAGACCTCCTGAGGACTATGTGAAACAGTCTACAGCAACTTAAAATTAGTTATAGTCCGTAAAGGTATTCTTTTTTGACTTCTTATATTGGACAGTTCTTTAGGGGATAGACCACCCCAAACACCAAAAGTTTCGTGATGTATGCCCCATTCAGCACAATCATTTATGTGAACACAGTTAGCGCATAACTTCTTAGCCAAATGCACATTAGTAAAGTTTGTGTCTATTTGTTCTGGGTCATCTTCGTCTGCAGAATAAAAAAGGTCTCCACCAACTTCTCTACAAATAGGAGTTTCAAATTCCCAAGGTTCGCGAAGTTTTTTACTCAAGACCGTCCCGTTTCTGTTTTAAAAAATTTACTTACTACTTTCTACACTACCTACTTCAAAACCGCAACCAGCGTATCCAGCAATATCAATCCATGTATCAGGTTGGAAACCAGACTTTGAAGCGTAACGCGCTAACTTCAAACCAACCATCATCATTGCAACATCTTCAGGAGTAATCTCTGTGCCAACAATTACAGACCAAATTTTTGCAATACGAGTAAAGTTTTCTTCTGGACCGCCATACTGTAAATCTCTATCTCCAGATATAATTTTTGCTGCTTCACGCAGAGCCTCTACACGAGGAAGGACATTTTGTTCCTGAGGGACCTGTTCAGACATCTCTACCTCTTACTATTATGGTTGCTTCGTAGTCGTTATCAGCAGATACATCTACATTCTCAACTACATTAATTTCATAATTAAATTTTGATTTTACATCTTCTACATCTATTTGAAAAAAATCAGAAATTCTGTGCTCAGCAATTTCTATCAATTCATCGTGACTATCAGCATATACAGTAAATTTAAGAGATGTTACAACACTCATAGAATTGCAATCAGTTTTTCTAGTTTATATGGTGAGTAGTGAGAGCCATCTAGTACTGGCTCTTTTCCATCTGTAGTTTTAATAATAATGTCGCCATAACGAACGGCTACTACACGACCTCTTCTTCCATTGTGAAGTTGACCTAATTCTCCTTCAAATGCATCTGCCATAACACGAACCTCATCCCCAACTCTTACAAAACCCGGACGCGCTGGTTCCCAGATTTCATCCGAAGGAGATTCAACAATTGAAACGCTACAAGCAAGAAGAGAGAATAGTTGAGTAACTTTATTGTCATTCTTATCTTCGTGACTTAGTGTTGACCAAACTTCTAGTAGTTTTACTACAGAAGTTCCAACGTCAACAGGAACCTTTGCTTGCTCTAGTTGGCTCTTAGCCCAATTAGTGTCTAGTTTTTTCATATACATACCTCGCTGTGTAGTTTAATTTTAGTGTACTAATCGTTAAATATCGCTGATGAAACTCTTTCTAAAGTTTCTTCATAAGTATTAATTGCTTTTTTATAGTCTTTTTCCTGACTTATAGCAAGTTGAACTCTTTCAGAGTCAGACATATCCTCAACGGTATGACCAAGAACTGACCAAGACTCTCCAAGATATGATGTATGTTTCCAATCAGAAATCACAGGAGTTTTAACAAATAAAGATTGAGCAAGGTTTACTGACCACCAAGGCTCGTCATTTTTGTATACCGAAATAAGAGAACCAATAGATTTATTTAAGTTAGATAGAACTGAAGAATTCCCTGCAGTTTTTGAGACAACCATAGGAGATGCTTCCCTAGATAAAGTTTTAGATATTTTAGATATCCAAGGGGTCTTGGTGTCATAAGACCAACCAGAAACGTCTGACTTCATATATAAACCAGTACTACTAAGATTTTTAAAAGTAACAGAATCTAGACATAATGGCTCTACTAAATCATCAGATAGATTAGGTATGTGATTAGTGACATTAGAATTTTTAAACCAAGGAAAAGACGGAACTAAAGTAGAGTTCCAATTATTTTTATATAAATCTTCTACTACAGACTGAAGTCTTTCTAGTTCCTTATGCTTGCTTGCGTTAAAAAACTCACTTCTACGAGAGTAAAAGTCTTTTACTAAATCATCTGGATTCTGAGATATCGCCCTAATTCCGTTCCACAACCTGTGAGGCTCTGGAGCATCAACTAGATATTTTAGATTAGTTACAGATTTAGCCCTGTCAATAACTGACAAAGCACCATATAAACGATACGCAGTAATACTTGTAGGGGCTGTAAGACCGACAACTACTGTGTCATATTTACTTAACTGCGCCTCTGTGAGTCGCATTGACGGCGTATCCCACACAACTTCGTGACCTGCTTCGGTTAAAGATTGAACAAGTAAACCAGTAAATGTAGGAATTTTTTTAGCAACAGACGACGAAGTTTGAGCAGAACTACATCCAGTGATGAGCACTTTCATATTTGTAACCTATCTCGTTTCTATACTTTGTGAACTAATAAGAAAACCTTCCAACTTTCGCTGGAAGGTAATCTTACTAAGTCAAAGACTTAGAACGGTGCTGACGGCGCTGCTGGCGCTGGAGCAGGTGCTGGCGCTGGAGCAGGTGCTGGAGCAGGTGCTGGAGCAGGTGCTGCTTGAGCCTGTTCTACAGCCCAAGGGTCTGTAGTAGGTGCTGCTGACTGAGCAGAGAAGTAACGCTTGATTTCGTTCTTCTTGTTACCCTGCCATACGCGACTACCAACCTGTGCACGGAATGCACGACCACGAAGAGCCTGCTCAATTTGAGCGTTGCTTGGACCTTGGTCAAAGAAATCTTTACCAAGACCAAGTGCCGACATCTTCGAGAAGAAGATACCAAGTGCGCTTGGATTGTCTGTAGTTACAACTAAGTTGTCCCAAACAAGACGCTTGTTATGAGGTCCACCCTGAACTTCAGCCTTAACTGAGAACATAGTTTTACCCGATTGAGTTTGCTTTGCAACGCCCTCAAGAACTACCAAGTCGTAGTCACCGTCTGGTAGTGGTTCGTATGATGATGTTTCTCCAGCCTCTTTAATGAGGTCTGACCAGTTTAAGGTACTCATACCTTATCCTTCTTTCTTTGTCGTTTTGGTAGCCGATGCTACAGGTTGCTTCTCACCGAAAACAATGTCAAGCATACGTTCGATGGAAAGATTTTCTTGATGAACAGCAGAGCCAAGGCGACCTTGAACACGCTCTCCTGCTTCGTACTGATTATTACGTTCTACATACATCTTACGAACTTTGTATGCAGGACTTAATGGGTCAGGATTAGGAACTTCCTCAGTTGTAATTGCACCAAGGATGTCATAAAAGTATGGAGCCTGAATTGCTAACTGACCCTGCAAGTAAGGACGCATACGTCCATCTTGACCTGTACGAGCCATTGCAGTTAAGACTACTGCTTCTAATGGATTAGTTGCGTGCATAGTTAAATCACGAAGGTCGCGTAAAAGACCGCCCATGTGACGAAGTAATTCGCCCCATTGTTGCATCTTCATTTGCTCGCTACCTGCGATGCTATCTACACACTTAACTTGAAGTTCAGAGATTGAGTCAATAATAAGACTCTTAAACTGATGTTTTCCGCTCTGAAGCCACTGATATGCCTTAATGACATCTTGATAGTCTCGAACTTGTACGACACATGTGTCCCAAGTTCCGTCTGCTACTGGTGGCTCCTCTCGGAGTGGGTCCCAATACTTAACAATGATAGGGAGGAATCTATGTCCACCCTCAACGTCAAGCATTAGGCGCGGATACGGCGCGGTGACCGCAAAAGTGGACTTTCCAACTTTTGACTCACCGTAGACCATAACTGTTAGTGAACGCTGAATGTCACCCATAAGTTAATCGCTACCTTTCTTGTCATTTTCGTAATATGAATAGGGGTCTCCCTCTTCAAACATTTCTGTCAATGCTTGTTCTCCTGCACTTCCATCGTCAAACAGAGTACATACAGTAAAAAATTGACACTTCCACTTACAATCACGGGTCGCATGAGGATACGCAACTGATGCATGGCTTGTACCTTCGTCAAGTGCTGTACGCACTCGCATTAGGTCTGCAATAGTACCGTGGATACGGTCCCAAAATGAGCGCAACGTGAAGATATTATGTCGCACTTCAATCTGGTCGTAGAACGGTGGTTTTGCTGAAGCAGTACGCTTTACCTTTTTTAGCATCGTAAAGATGCCACCTTCGGAGCGTTCTCCTTCTTTATTCTGGAAAGACTCCAGAAGCATATAAGTTAGCACCTGTTCGTTCATAGGTGCAAGATTGGCAAAGTCTGAGAGCGACCCACCAACAGTTTTAAAGTCACGAAACATACGCACACCGTCAATCCTGCGACGAACACGCATATCCAACTTACCTTGAAGTTCTACTTCACCGTTGAATAGAGGAGCAATAATTGTTTCTTCTGTAGAAATCATTTCTAGTTCAGAGTCAATACCGTTCTCTTCAACCCACTGCTCGTAGCCCTCAAGCATAATACGACCTAGTTCGGCTTCGCTATCAAGAGTGTCAGTGTCCCGAAACTCCGAGATAAGAGTCTCTCTATCAAGGTCAACTAATCGAGAATGAGCCTTTAGTAGAGGAACACCATTTGCATAGTGGTCGTCAAGGGCAGCATGGATACGAGAACCTAATGCAAGCGCACCCGTGTAGTCTTGATTACGAGGCTTAAGTCTACGGTAGTAAGTAAACCACCACCGTCTACGGCAATCTTTAAATGTTTGAATCTCTGAATTAGAGAGTCTAACTATTCCTGTCATTATTCCGTCCTTATGTAGTGTTTACAACTTACCTGATTTGTCTTGCTTTAGCAAGTCAAGTAATTTTGCTTTGTCGTGAACAATTTGCTCAAAGTTATCTGCTTTAGTTTCTAGAACTTGAAGCACACGTTCTTCGATAGTTCCTTCGGTAACGTAGTCAGTAATAATTACTGAATCGTGAATCTCGGAGCCAATACGATGAACTCGGTCCATTGCTTGTTTGTGGTCAACAAGTGACCAAGGGCGCTGAAGCATTACTAAACGACGAGCAGCAGTTAGCGTTACACCAACGCCACCAGCCTGAGCAGTAAATAGAATCCATTTAATTCGACCTGATTGGAAATCGTCAATAGCCTGCTGACGTTCGTCTTCATCCTGAGCACCAGTAATTAACCCGTGCTGAATGTCAGCCTTTGTTAGAGCCTTACTTAGGAGTTCAATCAACTGGCGTGACACAGCACAAACGGCTACAGAATCTTCTCCAAAGTCTCCGTTTTTAATATCGTCCATAAGTGAGTCAACTTTACAAGAAGGCTCTGACAAAACTGCACTAGGTTCTCCAGTAGTTTCGTTAACAACCATATCTGCATAAGAACTAGCAAACTGAAGCAAACGTATTGTTTGAGTAAGAACGCTAGGTGCAGATAATGCTTCACCAGATTCAAGTTCAGCAATCATATGGTCGCGCATTTGTTCGTAAGCCTTCTTTTGCTTAGTAGACATTTCTATATCGCGACGTTCATTTACTACATCTGGAAGCCACGGCAAAACGCGAGCCTTAAGCATACGACGCATGTGGTGACTAATTGTCTTTTGGAATTCTTCTTCCATATGTGGCTTTACGCCAATAACCATCATGCCACCAAAAGCGTTCATCATAGTGTCAATCATTCGGTCAATCCATTTAGTTTTTGAGGACCAGTCTTCAGGAGATAGCCAATGGAGAATTGACCACATATCAACAACATTGTTTGCTATCGGAGTTCCTGTAAGAGCAAAACGAATCTTTGCATCTGCAGTTGCAGACCAAAGCGCACGGGTTTGCTTAGACTTAGGGTCTTTAGAGCGGTGAATTTCATCTGCAACTACGGACTTAAAATCAATCTTATTTAGTTCTCTTTCGTGTACCTCACAGCGATTCAGAGAAACTCTTTCATCGTGACCTCCACAAGCAGAGCATCGCGCTAGAGCAATAGAGCCGTAAGGAGCAAGCCTTGAGTGAGTACGCAAAGATTCCCAGTTAATTATGTAAATATCTGCTGGAGTGTCAAACTGCTTTTTACGCTGAGTAGTTGTTCCCTTAATTACTTGAGTAGTTACTCCGGGATACCAACGAGCAAACTCGCGAGCCCAGTTCTTTTTAAGGGTATTAGGGCAGACAATAAGAGCAGGAAATACGTCTTCGCCTTGCTCATTAAGTTCTTTAAGTGCACGAATAGCCTGAGCAGTCTTGCCTAAGCCCGGCTCGTCAGCAAGCAAAGCACGTTTTGCAGTTACCAAAAACTTAACACCAGCGCGTTGATGAGGAAATAAGTCTTCATTCTTTGGGTCAGCAAATTCTTCTAAATCGCGCAACTCGTTTGCTGGAGCAATACGAGAAGTTAGTTGAGTGTTAGCCCACCCAGCAAGGTCTTCATTAATTACTAAGTCATCACGGAATGTAGAGCGTAAGGCTAGGCAACTAGACCAACTAAGCGGGATGCGCCAAACTTGGTCAGAGGCAGACCAAGAAGAACCTGGAATGCTTTTACATAATTCTTTGTACCGCCACTCAACGTCTAAACGAATATGTTTTCCGCTAGGGTCAAGGCTTGCTGTTACTGGCATTTTTTTCCTTCTTTAATGTCATTTTGTCCGTAGAGAGATACTAGCACACATTTTGTTAAATGCAATAATTTCTTGCTAGTACTTTTTATTGTAGAAGTTGTCTTGGTATCCAACCAGTTTTAACTAATCTTAATAGCCCATGTCTAATGGCATCATTAGCATGACCTTCTCCACCTTTGTGCCAATATTTAAGTGTTTTTAAGGCTTCGTTGGGAAACATTTTCTTTGCATCAGCAGGACTTTGCCAAAAAATACCTTCACGGTCTAGACCAAAATCTTGAAGAATCTGCTTAAGAACACCAATTTGCTCTAAACTGTACGGCGCTTGAGAGTTTCTAACAGTTTGAGCATTAATAGTAAATTTCTCACACACTATGCTAAATGTATCGTAATCTTCTCCAACATCTTTTATTATTTTTCTAATGGCATCAGCAAATTCCTCGGGCTGTACTTCGCACGAATATAGAATTTCTGGTTCTTTATTGGTTGCTATAGATAGCAGAGCAACTCCTGTTGCTTTTCCAGGGTCTACTGATAAAACATATTTAGTTTGCATATTTAACTCCCCAATTCTCCATCGGTCCATCAATACCTGAGGTAAGCGGAACTGCCCAGCCTTCAGTTGTTGTCATACATTCTTTAACGGTACGCATAACTTCCTCAACTTGGTCGCGAGGACAGTTAAGAACAATTTCATCGTGCACAGGGACAATAAGAAGTTCCGTTAAATCTGCTTGGTCAAGTTTAATTAAATTTGATTTGAATACTTCGGCAGCGCCACCCTGAATAAGATAATTTGTCAGGGTATAGGTACGGTCATCATCACACGGCAAACGGCGACCAGTCCAAGTATGAACATAGCCTTGACCTTCAGAACGAAGACGGCGCATACCAATATCTTCAATCTTTTTTTGGAAAGAAATCATTCCTGGATAGTTAAGGTCAAACGAGTCAGAAACCGCTCGCATCTGAGATTCTGGAACACCAGCAGTAAGTGCCTGCTTAGCCACGCCAGCGCCATACAGACGACCATAGACAACACCTTTAATAAGAGTACGTCGCTTATCTGAGCGAGACATATTAGGTTCTTGGTAGACCTCGCGACCAATTTCAGTAAACGGGTCAGAGCCAGTTGCATCAGAGCGATGAAAAAGATGAATCAAGTTTGGGTCTTGCGATAACGAAGCAAACATACGGAACTCAACTTGGTCAAGGTCAGATGTCACAATAACGTGGTCATCATCTTTAGGTAAAAATGCGGTACGAACTACATCGTCACCCTTTGGTAAAGTTTGTAGCGCTGGGTCAGTGATTGACATACGACCAGTTCGAGCACCCATTGTCTTTACAGACGGATGCACGAAGCCATCTACATTTTTGTTAATAAAGTTAAGGAAGTAACTTCCAGCAATTTTGTCTGCTTTTCTTTGTTTTAGAGCAGTTGCTGCTAACTCTTTTACTTCGTCGTTTCCTGTAATAGTAAGAAGTTTAAGTTGGTCTTTAGTTACTGCTTTATTTCCTGTAGGAGTAAACTCAGTAATCTCAGCGCCAAGACTTTCAAATAAACGAACCAATTGCATATTGCTAGTTATGGAAGTTCCGTTGTATGTCTTTTTGCACCAGTCTTTAACTGATTCCGTGTAGTCAGACAGTTCTTGATACTTACGCTTTGAGTACTCGACATCTACGCGAGCGCCATTAATTTCCATGCGCGTTACAATTTTACGCGCTGCCATTTCAATTTCGTAGGCTTTGTTGTATGGACCTGTTGGACCGCATTGCTCATAAAACTGCTCCCACAAACGCATTGTTAGAACAGTATCAAGAGCGCCGTAAGACCAATAAGGCTGAAAGTTTGTAGGAACAGTTCCCCAAGTCCAACCATTCTGAGAAAGCGACACGTCAAGAGTTTCTTGTAAAGCAACAGCGCGAGGGTCAACATAACGAGAAGCAAGACGCTTTAAGGCACCAGAACCAAGAGGGTCAATAATCTGAGCCATAATCATTGTGTCGTGAGCGCGATGCCACGGCATGTCCCATTTTGAGTTAACAGCAAACCAACGCGCCTCAAAAGCAATATTGTGGCAAACAATTTGTCCTTCGTATCGGTTCATTGCTTCATAAAAAACACCAGACCACTCAAGCCAAGGAATAGACCATCCTTGCTCTCCGTCTCCAATTTGAACTAAACGAATATCTCCATGCCAAGGAGAGAGTGCATCCGAGCGTTCACCGCCACGACGTTCACCAGTCTCTATATCAACTGCAATGGCATTATATGGACGACGTTGACCAAGCCAAGTTAAAAATTCAGAAGCCTTTTCTATAGAGTCAACTAAGTGCAGTTGTACTTTAGAAAGGTCTGTCGTTTGTATTTCTGTCATTTTGTATTGTCCTTGTTAGTTAAGGAATAATTTCTACCTTATAAACCTGTTCTATTTTTTTGTCTTTTTTAGAAGCATCTTCTAGAAGCCTTTGCGCAACCTTTGTAAGATATCTTGCCCCACCGTCATCGTACTTGTAAAGCGCTTCAAGTACTGCCTCTGGGTCATCAGAAACTTGAGCCCATGTACGGTTTTTTTCAGGGAAAACTACTGGAACTCCTACAAGAGACGGAGCACATTCTTCGCAACCAACTGCATCTTCAACAATAGAGTTAGTTGAAACTTCAACTAATCCATATTTTCTGACAAGCGGACAAACAGAGCCGTGATAGACAAGAGAAACACCAATACGGGAAAGAACATATGAACCATTATCTGTTTGATACAAGGCAAACTCAATCCAACGAGTAGAACCTTTACGCCAAGACGTTGATTCTCCAAGAAGTCTGCCGTTAAATTGCAGAGTCCTTGAACCGTCTTTTACTTCATACATAACTACACCGCAGGTGGAGTTGGCTCAGGGTGCGTCCATGAACCGTCAGAGTTCCGCGTGGAGCCAATGTTAATGTATGTATAAGAGTTATCTTCCTCACGAGGATGAGCCTCTACAGAAAGTCCTTCGCCAGGATTATATTCTGCAACACCATCATACATAATAATATTGACTACTACGTTGTTCTCGTTTAAGACGAGATATCTATCTACTTCAGCCATCATTTTATCCTTGTCTTTGTCTTACGCTGATAACCATGTTACTACAATTACTATGCCTTGAATTCCATTGGTTCCGTTAGTTGAAGTTCCACCTGAATCAACTGAATAACCAGTACCACCATGACCACCTGCACCGTAACCTGCCCCAACAGAGCCTATTGCAGGTAAGTTTACTAAACCCCCAGCCAGTCCATAAGGTACTTGACCTCCACTACCTCCACTACCAGTGAAAGCAATACCAACACCCCCACCACCGCTACCCCCACCAGCACCACCGTTTACGTATAAATTAGTGCCGTTTGACCGAGGCTCCCCATTTACGCCATCAACAAACCCGTACTCACCATCGCCTCCACTGCCGCCAGTACCATTAAACGAACCAGAAAACATTCCGTAGTTAGAACCATCACTGCCTAATGCTTTTATACTAGCAAAAGTGGAAGAAGTGCCGTTAACAACTCCTCCGTTAATTCCACCAGTTCCTATTGTCACAGACTCTGTAGAACTTAAAAGAGATGCATCATAAAAAATAGTTGAGACGCTACCACCACTGCCACCATCACCGCCAGTTCCTACATTAAATGTCCCATTACCACTCCCCCCGGCTTGTCCACCGCCTACTGCAACCACATAAACAATGTCTGCGTTTTCAGGTTTAGTCCAAGTCCCAGATGAAGTAAAAACAGAAATAGAGGGTGCACTAAGTTTTTGCCAGTCAATAAGTTCCCAAGCACCTTTGGATGAAACATATTCCCACGTGACATTGTCAATAGTGTATTGCTCGCCACTATCGGGATTAGAAGGAAAAGACATAACTAACCATACCAAACTGTGAATGTAACTAAACCAGCACCGCCAGTACCACCAGCACCACCACGTCCAGAAGCACCAGCAGTAGAGCCTTCTCCACCACCACCGCCACCTCCGCCATAGGAGCCTCCAGCACCACCAGTAAATCCATTAGTTGTACTAGAAGCACCACCAGCACCACCACCGCCAGCGCCATTGTAGTAAGCATTAGACCCTCCAGCGCTACCATTAGCACCAGCAGAACCTGTAGCAGCAGTTAGCGTAGATGAAACTGGGATTCCGCCAGAACCGCCAGCACCAGCGCTTCCACCTTGTCCTCCTTGACCACCACCAGGAAGTGATGAACTGTACCCAGAACCGTTTCCACCAAACATTCCAATTCCACTGGCACCAACAGCGTTAGTTCCCGTAGTAACGCCACCACCCCCTGCTTCTCCGCCAGTTGCGCGTAGGAATGTTGATGCACCTGAACTTATAGAAGTTGTGCCTCCAGTACCACCAGAATTACCAGCAAGCGCTGTTGTTCCTGTTGCGGTCACCGTGCCAGCAGTTCCACCTGTTCCAACAGTTACAGTAACTGATGCGCCCGCGCCACCCAAGTCCTCTGCTCTAAATATATAGTCTGAAAGACCACCACCTCCGCCACCACTTCCGCCAGAGTAGGTACCAATAGTAGAGTTTCTAGCACCGCCACCGCCACCGCCACCCCCACCAATGCAAGTTACTTTAATAACTTTTGCTCCAGCAGGAATTGTAAATGTATTACTAGCAGTAAAAAATGAGAATGTAGGCGAATTTAATTCATTAAAAGTTGTAACTTCCCAAGAATTTGTGGCAGAGTAGTAAGTATAAGTAATGTTATCTAAAGTATATGTTTGACCATTTGTAGGACTAGATGGAAAAGGCATAATTATTCATACCAAACCGTGATAAAAACACAACCTTGAGCGCCAGCGCCACCGTTACCACCAAAAGCCTCGTCACCGCTTCCACTAGGAGTGGTTCCTCCGCCACCTCCACCACCACCGTAGAGACCTCCAGTACCACCGTAGTATCCTAAGGCTGATGAAGCAGTAATCATGTATCCCCCACTTGGCGCACCATTACCACCACCACCTGAGCCTACTACAGCAGGTGGAGTTTTTGCAGGATAGTAAGTATTCACAAATTGAGTTGGGCTATTAGTTCCAAGAGTGGTTATATTAGCGTCAGTTTTAGAGATAGCAGTACCAACTGCTGTACCAAGTGTTAAGGCAGATGCTCCTGCACCTCCGTTGCCAGTATTAGTTAAGTTGTAAGTGCCTCCACCGCCACCTCCACCTCCAGGAGAAGTTTGAAGACTTGCTGAAGTTGCAGAAACACCGTTATTAGTTGCAGAAGTTGTACCACTCCCACCAGAACCACCAACGCCTCCTACCCACATACCAAAACCACCGCTCCCACCAGTAGTTGCGCTTGTAGACCCTGAAGATGGGGCAGTACTACCGCCTCCACCCCCAAACGCACTTACGGTACCTGCATTACCGCTATCAGCAAATTTTATGCTAGAGGTTCCCCCTGTAGTCCCAGCAGTTCCTAAAACATATTGAGCAAGAGAGTTAGTACCTCCGCCATTACCGCCAGAACCGCCAGCACCAACTGTAATAACTGCAGTAGTTTTATATCCAGTTACAAGATTGTAAGTAAATATTGACAGTCCACCACCACCACCTCCAGCCCCTCCTGGAGTGTCGTCGCCACCGCCTCCGCCTCCGCCTCCGCCACCAATACAAATAGCATGTACCACGCGAGCGCCAGTTGGAATAGTCCAAGAAGACACGGAAGACGTAAAAAGATGCGTTGTTGGAGCCTTTTTAGGGATAGAAGTATCTATTTCCCAGCGATTGTCTGTAGCATTATAGGTATAACGAGTGTCAACAGAAATAAACTTATCACCGTTAGAAGGTGATAGAGGAAAAACTGTAGCCATACCCGTGCTCCGTCATGTGGTCTTTGTGGTAGTTATAGTTTACCTTAAGACGGAAAAGGCTATCTGACCCAAATCATACCAACAGAGGGGTCTTGAGTATAACCACCAGCCTGTTTCCAACCTATAGTTCTCCACGCATCATTAGTATCAGAAATCCACTCATAAATTGATTCAATTTCTGAGATTGGACGGTACTCTTCAGGCTCTAAAAGATGATGAGTAATCCGCTGGAGCGCGTATTCTGTGTAGCCATTTACCTCAAAGAGTTTTTTGACATCTAAAATATGCTTATCCATGTACTCAAGATGCCATTCAAAACATAGGCGCTCGGTCTTACATGACATTCCAGCAATAACGCGAGATTCTCCGCCTTCAACATCAATCTTGATAAGTTCTGGAACCCCATACTGTTCAACAAGAGTGTCAACTGTGCAAGTTACTGCTTTAGTTACTCTATAACTCATCCCTGTGACACGAGAAACACCATCTGTAAGCCAAGAAATCTCGGTGGTAGAACTTCCATCACCTTTTCCGTATTCGCCATTACCACACTCATAAAACTCAATATCTAAGTTTGGAGTATCACTAACTGCAAACTTTAGAGGTACTACGCGAGGGTCATTAAAGAAATTTTTAACCAAAAGGGGATACATACGTTCGGCTGGTTCAAGAGCGATAACTTTATCAAACCCTTGCTTTAGAGCAATATCCGTAGCCTCACCACGATTTGCACCAATATCAAAGAACAAACGCATTACATCAGCCTTTGCGACCAAGTTTTAGGAGTTTTTTCTGTGACAAACTCCAAAGGTAAATGATAACTAAAAGGCTTAGCACCTTCAGAATCAATCCATGCTACAAGTTCTTTTAGACCTTCATCAAGTGTTGTAGAAGTTTGGTATCCAAGCAGTTCACGGGCTAGTTCTGAAGAACACTCAGCGCGATAAACTTCCTGAGGACGACCAGGCATATAGATAGGGTCTAAATCAAAGCCAATGATTCCAGCCAACTTTTCTGCAAGTTGGTTAATTGTGATTGTTTCCTCGTCTGGACCAATATTTACAACTTTACCATCAGCAATATTTGTCGTTGCAGCGAGTGCAGATGGGTTAATAACATCTTGAATAAATGAAAAACAGCGTTGCTGAGTTCCGTCACCATAGATAATTGGTTGCTTACCCTGAAGCATACGATTAGTCATAATTGAAGCCACGTTACGATATGGGTCATCATACTTTTGACGCGGACCAATGATGTTATGCGGAACCATAATTGTGTATTCAAGACCATGAGTTGTAGCAATGTTTGCTACAAGACGTTCTGCTTCGTACTTTGAGATACCGTAAGGGTCTTGAGGCTTTGGAGTCATATCTTCGGTGTATGGAAGAGTATCCTGCGTACCATAACGTGCCATAGAAGAATACTGAACAACTTTACGGACTCCGCACTTTACTGATGCGCTCATTACTGAAGCCACAAGCAACGAAGTATTACGAACAATTAATGCAGGAGAGAATACAGAAAGACCTTCGTAGGCAGTGCAGGCTGTGTTAAGAACAATATCTGCGCCTTCAAATGCTTTATGTAAGTTTTCAGGCTCAGTTGCGTCGGTCTCAAAGAACTCAACGCCTTCTGGAATGTTACTCTTGTAGCCACCAAGAAGATTGTCTACACCAGATACTTCCCAGCCCTGAACAAGAAAGTGGTCAGCCATGTGACTTCCTAGAAATCCTGCGACCCCTGTAATTGCTACTTTCATGCTATCCACTCCGTAAGTTTGTCTAAGTTTTCTTTTATGTATTCGGGGTATGTATCATCGACAGGAACAACAACTAAGTCCATGCCTTGTCTACGAAACAAATCCGTTCGGGACTCAATACTACTAGCAATATTGTCTAGGTTAGTTATTGAATCAAAGTTAAATTCTTGGTGCGAGAACGCTTCAATCTTTTTCTTGATATTTTCTGGAGTCTTGATGTAGGAAAAATGCCAACCAGCATCAGGGATTAGTTCATGGTCCATAAATCTGACTTCCGTGTGGTTTGTAAAGTGCTTGTAGGAAATGTACTTAGAACGCCAACACATCTCAGTTGTAAGAACATTAAATTTGTAATAATAAGTCTTGTAGTGAAAAGCACCACCAAATTCATTAAATCCGTTTTTAAGGCTCTCAATCAAAGACCTACGAGGAATCTCGTCTGCATCTGATAAAAGAATAAGGTCTTTATCCTCCAACTCAAGATACTGTAGGTTTTCCTTGCAGAGATGATTTTTCTGGAAATATTCTCTGTCCCACTGATTTGCAAACTCCGCTCGTGGAACAGTAATAATTTCTACCTTGTCAGCGTACTGAGGATAGCGCTGATGTAGATGCTCAGAGAGGTATAGAGGCTTTGGAATTCCTGTAAAGGTTTCCTCGCACTCAACAACAACAAACTTATCTACTAAGTCGTAAAGTTCTCTAAAACGTACATCTAAGATAAGAAATTCATCAAAGAATGGAAAGCAATCAACTACTTTCATTTAACAGCCTTTAACTCCCAAATAAGCCAATAAGGAATACTTTCATGCCAATGTTGACTTACTAACTCAAAGTTCCCAACAAAACCGTATTGATGGCACAAATCCATTGACTGGTCCCAGTTTGTTTTTTCAGATGGCTGTATAAAATAAAGAATGCTGTTCCCACTAATGTAATTCACATGCTGAGGGTCTTGAAAAGCCTCGTGATGAGGAAGTGCTGGAGTAGCAAAGTATGCAGTTCCACCAGGCTTAAGAACGCGCCATACTTCACCCATAATGTCAATGAATGGTTGCTTACGCTCTCGACCTAAGTAGATAACACGAGGGATATGTTCTAGGAAATCATAACCTGAAACGTAATCAAAAGAGTTGTCATCAAATGGAATAGGGTCAATAGTTAGGTCAGCAACTTTAATATTTGGGTTACCAAGGTCAACAATATCTACGCCGTAAATCTCATCTGCGTTGTATGGATTTTTAGGATTACTTCCGCAACCTAAGTCAAGAGTTTTTGTCATTATGCACCTATTCTTTTAATTTTTTCTATGTCTTTGGTAAATTTTTCTTTTATGTATTCGTAGTAGCCTGCTTTGTCGCTCTCCATAAGAATAGAAACTTTTTTACTTATGTCATCTAGAGGCGCTCTTCCAACAAAAGAATGCATATGTTTCATAATAACTTCATCAAAATATTTAATATTTCCTGTTTCCTTACCAACAGCCATCCAAAAATTATCAAAGAAGTTATGAGCAACCGCAGGACAACCAAAGAATCCAAGAGTAGTGACAAGATTACTAGAGACGCATGGGTGGGTAGGAAGTCTCTCACCGTGAATTGTGTCATTTCCATAAACTACTCCGTAAGGAACACTCTTTAAGTAGTCTATAAATTTTGATTCCCAAAGAGTCTCAAAAACAATGTCATCAGCCGTAAAAGCCATATATTTGTATTTACTAGCAATATCTAAAGCAATGGTGTTTAGTTTTTGCATCAAAGTATTACTGGCAGATTGAACTGTAATACTTGTGATTCTTTCGTCTGAGTTAAGGTAATCAAAGACTTCTACATTGTCATCGTCAATAATTACATGTAAATCTGATAAACCTTCAGATTGCTTCTGCCAAGAATCAATAGCGTTAGTAAGACGAACTTTACGCTCTTCTCCTGCATAACGTATTGGAAGAATTACTGCAATTTTATCCAGCATTGATGTAGTCCTTAATCTTTTGTAGGTCGTCATTGAATCGGGTGCTCTTATACTCAGCATATTTTTCTCTATCAGACTCAAGCAGACCAGTAACCTTATGGTAGATAGAGTCTGGAGTCCAACCAGTTCTACGATGGTCCATAATCACATCTGGCATAAACTTTTCAGTACCAAGTTCTTTGGCTACCTCACTCCAGAAGTTATCAAAAAAGTTATGAGCAACTACTGGACATCCATAAAATCCAAGCGCACGAACCATGTTTGTTGTAATACATGGATGAGTGCCCCAGTCAATATGGTCTGGTAAATCTAAGGTATTCCCATGCACAAGACCAGCAGGAACGCTACTTAAATACTCAATGAACTGAGACTCCCATAGTGTCTTAAACACTAAGTCATCTCCAACAAACATCATGTATTTGTATGTTTTTGCTAGTTCTGGTCCAACTGTATTTATCTTCTCCATAAGCGTTAACTCTGGAGATTGGACAGTAACACTGAACTTATTTACGTGCTCATTAAGGAATTGAAAATTATGAACGTCATCAGAATCAATAATAATGTGGATATCTGAAAGACCTTCAGTAACCTTTGACCACGAATTAAGACACTTAATAAGCCTCTGCGCTCTACCTGTACCGTTATCTCTAACTGGAAGAACAATAGCAATCTTGTCTAACTGAACATTAAAAGTTTTAAGACTGTTATGTACTGCAAACCTATGAGCAGGGTCAAGTTCTTTAAGGTTTCCTAGTTTAATGAAAATATCTAGGCTTTCACTTTGACGGTCTAACCACCAAGCACTAAGACCTTTTTGGAACTGCAAAGCATGTACACCAACATACCCAACATCAACAGGAAGTGGTGATAATTCTTTGTTTGCATGGACAAGACCTAATTCAGCAAAAGTATGACACTCTTGCCAGTTTGCTGTCTTCTCATAAAATTTAGATAGTTTGTAGTACGCCTCTGGTCGCTCTGGGTCGTGCTCAACAGCCTGAAGAAAACTATTGCTAACATTCCAATCACGTTCCCCTTGACGCTCTAAACAGATTCCAACTTTAATGAGAGAAGAGTAGACAATTTCTTTAGTTGTTCCATACTCTGCTGCCCTAAGGTAGAAAGAAATTGCTGAAGCATTTTGACCAATGTTTTCATACTCAACGGCTATCTTAAAATTAAGTTCCGCGCTGTGGGGCTCAAAAGATAGGGCTGAAACTAGTTCTTGAATATTATTGTACATTTGACAGAGCCTCTAATACGTATTTGTCTACAATTTGTTTTGGTACATCAAGAACATACGCAGCGTTGTCTTGAAATCCAAAGGTAACTAATAAGTTTTCACCGCGAATAGCAGCGCCAGCGCAGAACTCTACGCGAGCATCTAAAAATGTAATTGGATTTGGAGAGATACCAACTAGATTCCATTGGTCATCCCACACGCAAAATCTGTGTCGGTAGATACCATCTTTGCGACCTAAGTAATTGTTAAATAGGTATACCTCATGCGTAATTGATACGCGATAGTTACCCCAACGAAATACTTGAGAACCACCTCTTTGGTCTGCTGGAGCAGAGACTCCTTTACGAACAAAGAGTTGCTCGCAACGAGGAGGGTTGTCTAAGTGTGCTTTAACAAGTTCTGTAGGAGCGGTCCATTTAACCATATGAAAAGGCATATCAAGAACTGGGACCCAGTTCTTTTCGCAGTACGAATTACCGTCAAATGGAGCAGGAATTCTATGACGAGAGATTTCTTTTGCAGTCCAGTTTTCTTTGTCAAGTTCGATTTCACTGAACTCCATACGACCTTGACCATTTGTAGTTGTGTCGCGACGAACACCAATTAGGTAATACTTATCGTCCCAATAAATTAAACGAGCATCTTCAAGACCAACAAACTCCCAAAGAGGTTCAACATCAAGCAGAGATGTGTCAACAACTGTTGATTTTTCTATTTCTAGGTTTTCGTTTAATTTACATAAATAATTTGTTGTAGCAAGACGTTGGTCTGTTTCAGGATGTAAATATGCAAGTGGACCCCAACGACTAGTAAATCGTTGATTTCCCTCAGAATGGTAGAGCGTGTAATTTACGTGTCTTAGGTTTACAAGAATATCCCCGTCTTTATCAATAAAAACAGATGGATTCATTAGACCAGTACTATTACTAGCCTCATTAGCAATAATAAGCGGAGATATTTTTCCACCACTAGCCAAAGTTTCTTGCACGAATGTTGTCATATGTAGTCCTTTAGTTACCTAATGTTACTACATACTATACGTAAACCTCGACAATAACTACACCAGCAGCACCTGCACCACCTGACCTATTGGTTGCTTGGCTTGCGGTATTAACTCCTCCGCCTCCGCCCATTCCATAAACTAGACCAGCAGTCCCATTACCGCCACTAGCACTTGCTTGTGCATAACTTTGAGGAGATAGCGCAGTCCCACCACCATAAATCCAAAAAATAGAATCTCCACCCGTGTTAATACTAAAACTTCTACCACCAGCAGTACCAGAAAGATTTAAGTCACCACCTGAACCAACACCTGGTGCAGCGCCAGCAGCACCATAAATAGGTGCAGCACTGGCAACGTCACCACCTGCTCCACTACCACCAGTGGCTTGCAGAAGTGCTCCAAAAGAAGTTGTGCCACCAGAAGCACCAGCGTTATTACCTGCAGTACCGCCAGAGCCTCCTGCTCCTACGGTAACTGTTTCAGTTGCACCGAGAGCAGAAGCAAGAATAAATTCTTCAGAGTATCCACCTCCGCCACCAGCACCTCCAGCAGCAGACTGACCAGCAGCAGTTGTGGCGCATCCACCGCCACCACCGCCACCACCTACAAGTCTTACCCTAACTGCGCGAATGCCACTGTATGAAGCCTTGGTAAAGTTAGCACTTCCAGAAGTGTAGTAAATGGTCTGTAGTAGACGGTAACCGTCTACCCAGCCAACATCATAATTAGTTGCAGAAAGTTTAGTTAATACGGTTCCTGTAGCGCCACCAACTGGAACACCAGCACCTTGTAAACCCTGAATACCTTGGAAAGATAAGCCTTGAATACCTTGTAATCCTTGCGTACCCTGTGCTTGAGCAAACCCAAGACCTTGAATACCTTCTATGCCCTGTAAGCCTTGAATGCCTTGTGCGCCTGTAGAGCCTACAGTTCCTTGAATTCCAGTTGCGCCTTGAGTTCCTGTAGCACCCTGAGTGCCTGTGCTACCAGTTGTTCCTTGAGCGCCTAAGATTCCTTGGATACCCTGTAGACCTTGAATTCCTTGAGTGCCTGTAGCACCTTGAGTTC